GTTCGAATTGTATTGTACTAGCTGCACAGTGGAAGGAGTAGGAAACGCCATCAAAACCTATAGTGCTATACTCAGACCTATAATACCTTCGGCGTTATTCAAAAAACGGCATGTCTAAGAGTTTTTGGGAAAGTGATTTAAAACTGCTTCGGTTTGAAGCTAAAGAAGAGTACGACCTTGACGTCGACTTTAGCGAGGCACACCATATGCAAGAAATGGTGCTTCGCAGGCAATCAAGCATTGACCACATTAAAGACCGAAAGAAGTCAAGGCAACAGAAACGAAACTTCCGTCAAAATAAACAGACCTACAAAAAAGGAATTAAACGCTTTCATGCTTCTACGGAGGGTAAGCGTTTTCATCGTACATTAGGTCGTTATGTGGCGACAAGGGCTCGCAAAGACGAAGGCGTCATTCCTAAATTAGAATTCCTTAGGATGAAAAGCCATCTGTCCATTTGTGACCAGTATATCGTACCAACTCCAATGGGACAAGCGGAATGGGATTTGATGTATGAGGATTGTGATCCTCGTATGACAGAAATACTGTATTCGCTGGAACAAGGTGGAGCGTTAGACGAAGATTCAATGGTTATGATCTTAACCCTACTTAACCCTAAGATCATTGAAGAAATGAAAGAACAAAATTTAGAAAACATAAAATTTGTCGAACTTTGCACAGAAGCTCTAGGAGTTTTTGATGAGTAAGATATTTGGCCTAATCAGTCCAGTTCGGTATCAATACTTCCCCATCCCGGAAGGCGAAGACCTTAAAGTACAAGAAGGCGTAGCCAAAGGGTTAAAGATTTTAGGAATTTTGAAGGGCGATCATTTTGTCCCGGAAGGCATTTCTAGAAATGTAAGGAAGTACGAAGAAGAACTGTGGATTAAGGTAGTTAAAAATCCAGCTATCATCCAACGACAGCTATTAGGTCAGGTTATGGGTACGATTGGACATGACCTGGAAATCACAGACGTAGAGATCCGGGAAGGAAAAGTATCTCACTATACAAGAGAGATGCAGATCATCCGGAGATCCGGAACACTGCAAGGGTATGCAGAGTCCTATGTACTAGATACAGAAGTAGGCCGAACACTTCACGCTATGTGGGCGGGGGGCGTTCATCTTTACTTTAGTTCTAGAGCAGATGGTAAGTTCAGATCGAACGAAAAGTTCTATGATGAAACTACAGGACAGCACATCCCCATAGTGGATCCTGATAAGTATGTGTTTGAAAGGTTTGACGTTGTATCTAAGCCGGGCTTTTTACAGGCTCAACCCAATTACGAAAGAGTAGCCGAGAGTTTGTCCGGCGACCAAATTCAATTGTTCGAGAGTATGGTTACAATGCCTAAAGATATGGTATTGTACGAAGATTCTCAGAATGAAGGCGATCAACCTACGTCATCTTCGAGGTACGACGACGCCATTGATTTTTCGGTAGTAAACACTGGTAAGCCTTCGGACGACAAGAAAAAGTCTAAGAAGGAAGAAAACCTAGACCTCACCAAAGGAGAGGATATGGAATGGGAAAAGTTATATCGCGAAATGAGCGAGAAGTTTGATAAGCTCAATACAGCACATACCAAGCTGTCAGAAGAGCATACCACTCTCCGCACATTGAAGGAAGCACAAGACGGCAACCTCGAAGAAACCCAACAAGCTCTGCAGGAAGCCAAGAGTGCTTCTCAGAATACTTCCAAAGTTCTGGAAAGTTACACCCCCATGGGTGAAGCTGTTGAACTGAAAAAAGAAGTAGACGGATGGAGAGACCTGGGCGAATCCGCAGAGGATGTTAAGGCGGTAATCGATGCATCCGTTGCCAAGCTTGATGAGAGCACTAAGTTCTTTGAAGAAGTGGGCACCCCGGAACAAATTCGAACTACCATTTCCGAAGCTCAAACGAAACTTGAGGCTTGGAATCAAATCGCTGACAGTCCCCAGGAAGCCCTTCAAGAGATTGAAGAAGCCGCTTCTGCTTTTGAGAAGATCGAAGAGGACCGAACCGCTGATGCAGTTATTAAAGCTGCTGAGGACTACGACTTGGAAGAGGCCGCTGTTATTGGTCTTATTGAGTCCGGTGTATCCCCTGACAAGCTTGTATCGGTAATCGAGTCCATGGGACACAAGAAAGTTAATGAAGGATCTGATTCCTTCAATGCCCCTTATATGCCAGGCCGTGGGGGTCGAGCAGGAATGGACGAAGATCGTAATTCCCGACAGTCCCCTTCCGGACACGCCGCACCTCAGCGACTTCGCGAACGCCTTAACAAGTTAAGGGAAGAGCGCGAAGACGGCATTATGGGTGACATGCCTCAAGGCGGACGTGGTAAGTTCCGCGAAGAAGAGGACGACAAAGGTGGAGAGGAAGATGAAGCTCCTCCTAAGAAGAAAGACGCTGACAAGGATGAAGGCCGGGGTGGACGCCCTCGCAAGAAGAGCCTTGTTGAGTCTATGGTAACTGGTAATTCTACACTGGTCGCCAGCACCAACCGAGATAATCGACGGTAATTAAAACACCGTTTCCGCAATACTTTTAATCAACTTTTTGCGACAGTAGTCAACTACCTTCCTCCGGTCACGTCATCTCGGACCTGATTGGAAGCGTGACGTTGTTTCAATTAAAAACGTCTTCTACGGAGGAAACTATTATGCATTTGAGAAAAAACCAGGGAAGGGCCCCATCCAGGCGTCCCGCCCGTTCACTTACTGAAGAGCAGTACGCCAAGCAGGTGTCCAATCGTGCTAACTATTATGATGAGGCCGAAGTATACGGTCCTTATCTTGATGATCTGCGCAGCTCGGACATTTTCAGGCTTGCTGGAAAGAGTTTTAATGAGCATGACGCTTACTATGTAGGCAGCCTGCTTGAGCAATTCGAAATGTTTTGTGAGGATGTCCTCATGGAGCAGGGGTCTATCAGTGACTTGGGATCTCTTCCCGTTGTTGCTTATGACGTTATCACCGCTTCTTACGGTCTTGGTATTGCACCAATTACGGTGTCCCATCAATTCTTAGACGAAGAGACTGGTAATGTCTACTTCAAGGACCTCATGTTCAACCAGGCCAGGAATGGAACCACTGCTGGAGCAGCCTTCATGAAAGCAGATGAAGGTCTGGCGGATGATTTCCACTCCAAGCTGGCTGGTTATTCAGCATCCCTTTTGGCTAACCAGACTTCCGGTGTTTCTACTGCTAGTGGAAACCTTGGAGCATACGCTGTTCCTACTTCCGCCAATTTGAGAAAGGGTCGGGTAAAAATCCACATTGCTGGACTTGCCCTGAATTTCTCGGACGACGGAGAAGGGAACCTCGTAGGGTCTGCTGGGGGTGGAACGGTAAACTATGTGACAGGGGCTGTTGTCCTTAACCTCACTGCCGATCCCGCTGCTACTCATGCCATTACCTGGTCCGCCGAGATCGACATGGAGAAACTCGATGAGATTCCCAAGGTCGACACCTCGTACCGTACCAAGCAGGTCACAGCCGACATCAACGCCATCGGAACCACCGTTGGACTGTTGAAGCAGTATCAAATGCGCCGCCGCTTCGGGTCTTTGATCGATCAGGAAAACGCAACTGAGCTTACACAGCTTATGGCTGCTATCTCCAGCTATCGAGCAATTGAGGCCTTGAAAGCTTCTCTGGCAGCAAATACTGGTCTGGTTGGGAAAACTTTCGTTCGGACGAATGCCAATGCTGGAACTATCGAAGAAATTCGATACAAGCAAGGACTGATGTCCCGCATTCGATCTGCTAACCTTGATATGAAGCGCCGATCCGGAGACGGATTCATTAACCGTATTGTGTGCGGGATGAACATGGCCGACTTCATTCAAGACCTTGACGGGTTCAAGCCTGCTGGAATGTCCGAAGAATACGGTCCTTCCATCCTGGGTGTGCTCGATGACTCCATTGTAGTCATTTATGCTCCGGGACAAATTGGTGATGACCAAGCGCTGTGTGCTTACAACTCACCAAAGAGTCCTTTCAAGTCTGCTGGTTATAAAGCATCCTACATGGGACTGCTTATCACTGACTTGACTTCCTACGGGAAGAACTCCCTGCAGAAGCAGAGAGACGCAGCTGAATGGGCTGGATATGGTGGACTCGTTCCCCGTTACACCCACAAGGTTGATTTGACTGGTGCCTAAAAACTAGTCGCAAAAAAGGAACTGGCGGCAGCACTTGGGATTTTTGCTGTTTTTCTCGGGTGTTCGCCGCCTTCTTTTTTTATTAAAACAGTTCTAACCAAACAGTTGACAAAAACAGAGGTGAAAGATGTTAGTTTACAACGCGGCTCCAAAAGGGGCCACAGGTGTTCGCATTCACGGTATTGTCTATCAATTTAATGCGCAAATAATCACAGAACTTCCCTACACGGACCTTCCCATTGCGAATATGGGAGAACTGGCGCAGAATCGTGTTCTACCCGTGCCAGAGGCCTGGGATGTACAGGCAGGGGATTCCGTTCCTAAGCAATTTGCTCCAGAAGTAGATGAGAATGGCGACGAGATCGTCCATAGAGGAGAACCTGTTTCAGCCCTGGAAGCTAATCGATTTGATAATAGCTTTCCTGCGGTTGGGGATTTTGTCCCAGCAGCGCCCGCTATTGCTACCGTTCCTCCCCAGGATGAAACGGCTACAGGTAATGTGTTGCTCGTAGATCCGGTAATTGTCGAAGGCGAGTCTCAAACAATTACTGCCAGTGATATGGCTGTTATTACGGCCGACTCTTTTACCGATACCGATCCGGGTGGCGCTGTAGTAGAACAGACATTGATTCCACCGGATGCGGTAGCGCCTTCTTTAGATGTAGAAGAGTATGTCTTAATTCCTCCCGGGGAAACGACCCTGCTAGATGTGGAAGCACAGGAAGCAGCTATAGACGCTGACGCTGTAGACAATACGGTAAGTGCCGCTGAAGTCCTTGATGCTACTGTCTCTTTCGAACCTCCTAAAAGAACGACGACGGTAACACGAAAACGAGCAACCAAGAAAAAAGACGCAGCCAAGCCTGCGTTGACCCGAACAAAATCAACTGCGAAGTAGTACAAAATGACTTTTGATCCTAGACATAGTGATCAAGACTGGCGTTCCTTTTTTACGTCAATTTTGATCATCTTTGTCTGTTCGGGTCTTTTGCATCTCATAGTACGATCGATGGGCGTAAACAGTGCGTAAACAAGAACTAATCAAAATATTTAATTCTAGACTAGGAGTACGGGACTTAGAAGAGGCTCTTGTCGAAATAGACGGCATAATACAAGAGAGCCTCAATTACTGGAACCGGTACAATAAGTCAAGTGGAACGGGCACGACTATTGAACTGGAAGTGACCGGCGTGTCTCATACTTTTGCGGCGGTAGAAGCCCCTGACCAGATCATTTGGATTTTTGATAAAGACGGAGAAGACTACTATAAAGAATATTGTTACGATTCTCCCGTTTTGTCCGATATGTATCCGGGCAGTTTCTTAGTCAAGATACAGTCCGCCAAAACCACACTGGCCGATTTTAAAACACACGCAGATCTACCAACACCATTAAGTGATTTAATGTTTGGTCAGTACGGACAAGCTATTCACAATGTGTTGAATCTGGGACAGTTAGAACTAGAAATTAGTATCGACACTGAATCCATTTTGAATGACTGTAAAGAAAAGTACGATAAAGCCCGGGAAGAGATAGCCGAGCACACTGATTTAGCCTAGGAGTATACGTGAAAAAGACCCTATGTGAAGAACTACAGGAAACAATCACCGAATCCACTTCCATTCAGGAAGATGCTTTTATGCAGTCGGGAATTAAGTTCGATGTCATGGGGTCCTATCTGCCTGAGACTGGGGAGATTTTCTTGTTCCCGGGAACAGTAGCAACAAATGCGCGTTCTACACTAAACGATGAAACAAAATCAAAGATCCAAGCAACTCTAAAGAGTAGAAATATTAAGACTCCAAAGTAAAGGAAGGGTATGGGAAGCGTTCAAGAGGTCGTTGAAAAAGTATTATCTCGACCGGCAAGGCTAAACCCTCTTTTCAAGTTCTGGGGTGTTCGGTGCGATTTTTTCAATTCTATAGACGTACCGGCAGGCGCTCATTTTTTGGATGAACAGGATACGTTGAATCTTTCTTATGATTTAACTGTAGCTGCTGATGGTAGTTTGACTGTACTTCTTTTGCCCTTGTATGGTTTGCGTGGTATTAAGAATTATACCAAGAATCCAGATCCGGGCGGGGATTACTATATGTATCCCAAGAAGGTACCCAAGACACTGTCAATTGGCGCGGTTTGCCGCTTTAAATTTCCGAAGATATCTAGAGAACGATTCTATTACTGGCGTATAGCAGATATCGAGAAAATAGAGGGTATTAAGGAAGTGGTAATCCAGCGATTAAAAATAGAGCCGTATCGATACGGCTAGGAGCTATCAAGTAAACAAAATGGCAGAGGAATCTCAAGTTGATCGCATTATTAGATTACTTAACCTGCAAGGCAAGGTTAAGTCAGGGAGTGACGTCTTAGATGACGACAAACCGCGTCCCAAGTTATCACTCAAATCTTTAGCTGATAACTTCGAAACTGTATTCCCTCGATCCATTCCCATAGCACGGAATGAGATTACGGAATTAAAAGAACCTAATCTAAAAGATCGATTCGTACTGTTTAGGTTTCAAGTACGGTCTATCAATAGAAATGTCCAATACAGGGTAAGCATGCGCGTATTGCGCAATAAGCCTGGAGAAAGACTCAGAACGAATTTACCTGTAGAAGTTAAATGCGACTGTCCGGCGTTCAACTTTTGGCTAGCTCATGTGTTATGGAAACATGGATCACACTTGGGCAAGCCAAAATCGAGAATCAAACCCCCTCCTAACATAAGGAATCCGAGACAAGTCCCTACTTTCTGCAAGCATGTTTTTGGTGTTGTACGGGAATTGATTAGGAGTGGGGTGATTAAGGTTTCATAATATGCCAGCACAGTTGGTAAACACACTAGCGCAACGAACAGGCAAGACAATAATCCAAGTAGAAACAGAATGGAACAAGGCGCAGGAGATCGCCTTAGAAAAACTAGGTACAACCAATGACCGGAAGTATTGGCCGCTGGTTACTTCAATCACAAAAAAACGGCTAGGATTAGAAGAGGCGTCGACCTTGTCAGAGGTGATGCAAAACTACTCCTAAAGGGTAAAAAAGATTCATGTATCTATCTTTGTATTTCAAATCCTACATAGTAGCGCTTCGTACAAAAATCACAGCGCTAGCGGTAGGACTCGCAGCGAAAGACTTCCATGTAAAAGATTTGGATTTCACAGAAGCGGTTGATGCCGGCTTCAAAGTCAAAAAACTTATAGAGAGCGAAATAAGCACATCTCCATTAGATAAGTGGTCCATTCTTTTTTATGCGCGAGGCCCTTTGCGAAATCCTATAGCACATACAGGGAGGGCAAGGGAAGTACGAACAGGGACAACAGGTGTTCAAGGCACTGTTCGAGAACAGCGCCCAGGCACTTTTCCTGTTCAAGTTCGTTTTGTTACGAATAGCCGTATATTTGCTGATACTATTGCTCAATGGCATTTTGTAGACGGCAGTTCTCTTATGAATGTTGACGCCAGTATCCTTTTAGATGGCAATGCTTATAACTATAAACTGGGTTTGATGTATGAGCCGGATCTAATACAGGAAGACAACATCGAACAAGTAGGAGAGACAGGACGGCTTCATATGGTAGGATGGGATGTCAATCTGACAGGCATCGTGTATTCGCCGTTAAGCAAAGAAGTGGTCACAGTAGACAAAGTAATTTTGAGTCTATTTGAACGCAACACGCCTTGGACAGAAGATGAAGTGTTTAAGGATAAACTTATTGCTACGCTAGAAAAATAGTCGGAGGCATTTGATATGAGTGAAGAAGAAAATACAACTCCCGATCCCAAACCTGTTAGAACTAGCAGCACAAAGACGTACAAGGCAAAGGTTAGCAATAATCATTCCCGTATTTCTTTGGGCTATCCTGTACTTAGTGCAGATGGCAAGAGTTCGGAAGGGTGTGGTATTCAAATGGGGGGGAACAACAGACATGAAGGACTGTCTAAAGCTCAGTTCGATGCCCTCAAAGCGCATTGTGAAACAGAGCCGGCACTAGTCTTCGAAGGAGAAGAAGAAAAATGAAAGCATCCGGTGTAGAATTTACTGAAGGACAACAAGCCTTTCCTACTCTTCCTGACAAGGACTTTGACATTGCTGTTCCTGTTTTTGCTAAGAAGGGGAGGTCGTTCGCTCCTATAACTAAAAATGGAGCAAAGCAGGCTATTGAAGAGTTTGGCAAACCTGATCCCCGATACTCCTCAACCATGTATTCCGCTCTGGGCGCTGCTCATACAGGACGTCGAGTACACTTCGTTCGAGTCCATAAGGGAGCAACTATTGCGGCGTTGAACTTGAACATTTCAACGGCGGGCGCGGCTACTTCGACGGCAGCGGCAATTGCAGAGTCGGTAGCGGGCATAGCGGATACGGCTGTGTTTGGGGTTGATACCGATCGTTGTTTAGTTGTACGTGCTCGATCAGCAGGCGCACACGGTACTGACTTAAAAATCACAGTCGACCAGATTGATGCCACGGGTAAAACATTTCGAATCCTTGTACTACAGAATGATGTGCAAGTTGAAGCCTGGGCAGGCATTTCTCGACAACCAGAAGCACTTGATGCCGCCGGCAAGTCTATCTATATTCTCAATGTCATCAATACATTGTCTAAGCACATTTTTGTATATGACAATGCAGCCATTGATAAAGACGTAATGCCAAAGGCTACAACGGTCGCCACCGTACTAAGTGCGGCAGCCGATTCCGCTGCTTTGGTTGGATCGGATTGGGCGGATATGTTCACGGTCCTACAGAAGGCGGGTACTTCTAAGTATCAGCCACTGGCTCATCTGATTCTTGGAGGGTCATTGGCGACAGCAGGTAACTATGCGTTCGAGGCTGCCATGGCTACATTCTGTCGGGACTATAATTCCTTCGGGATTATAGGAATTCCTCAAAGTATTGAAATAAGCAATGACATTAACGATCTCATTGCACATCGAACGGCTTTGGGTACTTCCGGAGGCCTTGTAGGTGACTTGGGCAGCTACGTGGGTCTTCATTCCAGTTGGTTGTACGGACTAGATCCCTGGAACGGAGATCAAAGGGCACTCATGTCTATTGACGGAGGCGTTGCTCAAGTACACGCTCGGTCACACGCAATCAATCCATGGAAGATACCTACAGGGGCTAACCGTGGACAGATCAGAATGCTTGAACCCCTTCGTAGGTTTGATGCAGCAGATCACGAACTGTTAGCGGCAAACGACATCAACTATTACTTGCCAACGACAACCCACGGGACTATCCTTTGGGAGCAGCGAACCCTATATGGAAATGAAGCCGCTCGTACTTCCCGTCAGCACGTGCGCAAATTGTACAACTATCTCAAGAGGATTATGTACGATTCACTTCTTACTCAGGCGTTTGAAGAAGTCACCCAGGATGAGTTGGATGATTTTGCAGATGATACACGCCGTGTCCTCCGGGGCATTAAGAGTGAGGGGGGTATACGGTTTTTTGATGTTGAAGCGGATATTGGTGGGAATAACACCAATGAGTCCCTGGCAAACCGTGAATTTCGTGTAGACGCATACATCGATGCCGGAAGAGGAGCTGAACACTTAAAATTCGGAATAATCAGCACTGATTTTGGTCTTCGGTTTGACGAAGAGAACTTTTCCTAAACCGAAGCTTTTTCGGGATAACATTAAAGAGAGGTATTAAATGCCGAAAATGACGCAAGAAGACATTCTCGGGCATCCTGACTATCAGCATCTGTTTTTGTACAAGCTATTGATTCATGGTACAATTCCAGGGGTAGATATAGGACAAGCCGGTAGACAGCTTGACTCACAGTGTCTGGGATTTACAACCCCGGACAAAACATTTACGCCCATCCTTTTTCGGATTAAAGGTATGCCAGGTCATACATCAGGATATCCCGAATATTCCCATGTGACTCCAATGCAGTTTGTAGAAACTACAGATGGCAAAGTAGTCAACTTCGTGGAGCGTTGGGGCGATCTCTTGTTTGATCCCGTTACCGGGCAACTCAAACTCAAGAAAGAGTACATGCTAGACGTGACTCTTCAAATGCTGGATGGTAATAAAAATCCAACTCAGTCATGGTTACTTCGAGGGTGTTTTCCACAAAATCTCCCAGGAGCAGGCATGTCCGGAGAAGCCAACGATGTGTATCGACCGGATTTCAATTTGAACTGGTTGTACTATACACACAAAAAAGGCGGATCCGCTACAGGAGGTTAGAATATGGCTGGGGTACTGCAAGAAGATTTGCTTTACCTTGACCTTGCCGTTCAATTTAATTATCAAGCGAAGTTTATCTTACCTGGAAACGAAAGGAAACTTTTACAAGGTCCAGGTTTTGATTGGAACAAGTGGTTGCCCGTACAGGATGTCGATCCTCCTGTAGGCAATGTGGCCACTCGAGGGATTGAAGGGGTAGCCCCCTTCGCCATTCCTTACGGCTTTGACCTAAGTCAAATGTCGATGAATTTTCTGGATTCAGTAGACTATCATATCAAGAGGTTTTTTGAATACTGGATGAATAATGTCGTTATGGATAAAAACAGCATGACCGCGGGATGTCTTTTTGATGTTGCGCGAGAACTCCATGTTACGAAATACAAAGACGGGATGCGGGCATCTGACGTTGACCGCTACTTCGTATTTCCCTTTGGAGGGTTGCCCCAAACTCTCAGCATGGCCGGTAATGAGCATTTCATTTTGCCTGTTACTTTTGCCGTGGTGGGAGACTCTTTAGGAGGATCAGATGGTTCACGTTCTAACAGCGGAGGAGCTTGAAGCTAACAATGGGTTAAAATCATTGTCAGGCGCCTCAGAACAAGGGGACATTCCTTCCCTCATTCCAGTAAAGAAGGACGGACATTTATGGAATAAGATACGAACTCTTCCATCAAAGTTTATACCTTATAAGAAAAAGTCATTGTCGTATCGACCGTTAACTTTTTCGGAAATAGAAAGACTCAATCAAGTAGGAATGACTGAGTTGGACTATGTGGAGCTTATACGCCCCGCAATAGATTTTGATGTAGACGAATTATCATATAACGACTTTCTCTGGGTTTTACTTTTCGTCACGGCACAGACTACGCCTAACAAGGTATGGTCACACAATTTAGAGTGCCCTCGATGTAAGGAAACGAATACGGTTTGTTTCAAACCCTTGGAAGTCGATTTTCATGATATGGGCGTTCCTAATTTGCCTGCGTACATTAAAGTCAATGACAAGGATGAGATCGAGTTCGATGTATTCCGAGTCAAGGACTTGCGTACCATTATGGAGCATGGGAAGGGTAAGGATTTCCATAAGGCAGTTCTAGCCTGTATGATCCGCAATATTAAGGATTATGAACGGGCGTATGAAATTGTTTGTGGGATTGAAGACATTGAAGTGGGACAGGCTATTCTATCAGTAGAGAAAGCCATGCAACACGGCATGAAAAAGAAAATGGCAGTTTGTAATAATCCTGATATTACTCAAATACTACTTGAGGACAGTCAGAAAGAAGGGGATGGTAAACCCGTACCGTGCGAATATCAATTTTCGTATCGTGTCGATTTGGGTGTAGTCGACCTGCTTCCGTTTCGTAAACTGGAAGAGATTGATCGAAATAGAGTTCGTTTTGGGTAATGTTGCCCATATCTCCGTCGGGGATAAAGCGTTTAACAAGGTCATGGCCTTGTATAACAGATGCTTAGTTCAGAAGTATCACGATACTAAAGGAATACCAGATGGCAGCCGTTGAGTTTTTGACAGAGACTGGAAGAGCGTTGATTGACTCCCTGTCCACATCTGTTGCCAAAACGGTTGATTTTACTGGCATCGGGCATTCCCTGTACGAAGTAGTCACTGACGCATCAGAAAAGAACGCAACTGCTGCAAAATTGCGACAACAAGAACAAAAGAGGGTTGACGGCATCCTAGCTCGACAATCCTCTGAGTTTCGTAATACTGTTGAAATCCTCAATAGCAACCAAAGCTCGGTACTGGCTGTGCTAAAGAAGCAAGGCATTAACTCTAAAGAGTTTTTCAAAACAACAGAGCGAGCTATAGCGTTGGGAAACAAAAAAGCCACCGACCTTACAACGTCCGAACGAAAAGAATTTGTTGACCTTCAAAAAACGGCAACAAATGCTATATCCAAAATAGCCGATGCCAATATTGAACTAGATGTAGGCAAGGCCATGGAGCGCTTTTCTGAAACAGCCGCCACAGGACGTTCCGCCGAAGCACAAAACGACGCCCTCCAAGATTTTAACACCCTGATGGATAGATTGGGAAAATCTCCATTAACGGATCCCCAAGCAAAACTCTCTGATTTTAGTCCCGGGGAAAAGAAGAAAATCTTAGGCACGATGACCTCCATGTCTAAAAGCTTTGCAGGAGCACAGCCTCTTAAAATGACTTTGCAGGATATGACTAGTGCGTTCAATACTGTGTCTACAAATGAGGAACAACTATTATCCAGAATAGGTCAACGTACTTCTTTTGGTGGTGATGTGGGGTCGGCCTTCCAAGACCGACTAGTTAAGTCGGGAGTGTCTGAAGGGCTCTTGACAGGCTTGCTTGGAGCTGTTCCGGGAGGGCTAGTTGCCAAGGAGATGCTAGGGGCAATCGGAATAGAGTCCATCACAGGATCCTTTGCTGAATTGCGCCAAAAGACAAAAGAAGATAATGAAGCAATTAAAGAGTCGGTAGCAGAATCTAAAATAGCGCAACAGGCCGCCGCTAAGGAGTCACTAGCTACACAGACAGAGGCTATAGAGGCAGCAGCGCAGGTAGAGGGCTCTACTCAAGCCGAAACGGCTGATAACGTAGAGAGATTGTCCGATGCTCAGGAAGATACAGCAAAAACATCGGGTGCCGCTCAAGAAACCATGGAAAAGTTTACCGAGGCCACTACTAATGACGGCATTAAAATCCACGACGATTCCATTGAGGACTTGCAAAAAGGCGGTCGAGGAAGAAGAGGCGGTCGAGGAGGAGGCGCATTAACCGGTGTTATGGGTGCTGGACTGGGAACAGCTGCTGCAACTGTTGGTGGGAGCATACTGACGGCACTTCGAGCGGGTGGTCCCGCTGTAGGCGTAGCCATTGCTGCGGGCTTTACTGGTAAAAAACTGATAGAACTGTTTGACGAACTGGGTAAAGGCAAACGAGATCAAAAACATCGAAAAGAGATTTTTGAACAAGCCGCTGCGGCCACCGACCAAAGAGAAGCTCTAGCCAAAGGTCAACTAGGTGATCTGAGCAGTTCTACCATAAGGTACACGGCAATAGAAAGAGATATTCAAGCAGCCAGTCAAAGTCAGTTTTCGCCGGGAAGTTACCGGGGGCAAAACATTGATAAGAAAGTAATAAAAGAACAGAATTTTGCAGAATATTTATCAGACAACCCTCAAAAGAAAGCAAAACTTATCGCAGAGGGCGCATTAAAACAGACAAAAGACGGAAGACTTGTGTTGGGGGATTCAGCAACACAGGATAAAAAGGGAACTCGATTAGGCGGGGGGATGATGCTCGTCAAAACAAAAGGTAAAGCATCGGCAGACGGTCTTACTGTTGATCCCGAAAACTTCCTTAAATTGAGTGAAAAGAACGCCAGTGCTGCTACTCTCGCTTTTATGATGGCTTCCGGAATGGGTAGTCAAGGCGGGGGCGGGGGCGGAGGAGGCGGTGGAGGAGGCGGTGGCCGTAGACCTGTTGGAGCGACGCGGGATGACGTAGGCTCTATTCAAACCTTGAATACGAACATGGGAATGGATTAAATGAAAGACTTTGATTATTACATATCTAGGTTAGACAATCCTAATTATCGTGTCATTATTCGGGGCGGGAATCAGCCTAAGATTAGGGTCCAAGGAATACTTGAGCACGATGTTAGTTCTTCCCTTCAATCAGAGTGGGCGAGTGCTTTTCAAATATCATCCCAGGCAATGCAAGCGGGAGAAGACTTTGTAGGACTTGGTCAGATGTTGGTGGGCTTCGGAGCAGACGCTATTAACGCCGCAGGAAAGATGACAGGACTAAGTGCGGGGACGGCGGGAGAGCAGGTCAAGGCTAACTTTGATCCCTTTTCTCTAAAGTCCCAAGTCATGTCCCAAGTCAAATGGACAAATGCGGGACACATGGTTTTGCCGATTAATCTAACCTTTATAGCGAAGTCCCGGGAAACAGCCAGAAAAGACGTTATGCTTCCTGTACAAGAAATTCTTAGAGCAGTGTATCCCCGCAAAAGCTCGACTACCGGAGACTACACTTTTTCTCCTCCATTAGGAATGCTACCTTCTCAGAAATCGGGACTGCTTTCTGTCCATATTGGAAGATGGTTAGGGATTTTGAATTACTTTGTAATGCCCTCGGCTACGTACACATATAGCCGGACGGTAAATGCCGATGGCGTTCCCGTCATGTCAAGGGTGCAATGCCAGTTAATGACTTATCAAGTTCCCGATGCGGACATTATAGCAGAGTGGTTCAGTGGTCAGCAGGGATCTCCCGGTCTTAAAGTCGTGAGGAGTACGGGACCGTCTCTTCCCGCTCCAAAGGATTCTTCGACACTTTCAACTGACCGTAAGTTCACAGAGAGTACCTAGTGCCAGCAGAAATAAAAGGACAATGGTTCGTAGATGTTAGCATAGGCGGAATTTCCCTGGATTTCGAAGCTGTGACGAGTTTGATCGTGGTAGAAGAAAGTGGAAATATGTGTCCTACATTTGAGTTGACCGCTTCCATTCGGGGGTTGGACATACTCAAGAATAAACTGCACGCCGATTCCGACGTGGTTATCCGGCTAGGACCGTCGTCACAAACCTCATTCCAGTATGCTTTTGAAATTGTAGACTTGCCTGATATTCCGGCACTGCGGGCTAAAAATGAACATTTGGTTAAGTTATCGGGAATCCGCAAAGGGTATCGAAAATATTATTATGATACTTGGATCAAGTCATATGCAGATACTGTGTCTACCGAAGTGATAGATGAAATATGTTCCTGGGTGTTTGGAAAGAGTGCGACACTCTCCCATGCGTCAAAAGATTCAATGACTTGGATCAACCCGGCAATGTCTTTTCGGGAATTTGTAGATCATCTTTGGATACATGGGTACAAGGACGCAACGTCTTTGTTTGTACCTGCCATTGACTTGAGTAATTTCATTATTTACACAGATGTGATTTGGCGATTAAATGCAGGACGGTCAAACGCTATTTTGACGTATGCGCATGGAGGTACGAAGGATAGCAGAACGTTCGAGTACACCTCGCCCATGCTTAATGAGAGTACCGGCTTCCTTGGAGCATACGCAGGAGCGGGTAGGAGCGTAGGAGAATGGGACCTTACGGGACAGACACATACGAAACAACAAATTACAGCAGGGACAGCAACAGCACAGCGTGTTCCGACGATATCGCCGTATCAACGCCGGTTTCCCCTACGACATCTAGATAAGGACAACGTGCACGAAAATTTCAATGTCGCGTACCTGCAAAATCAAACCAACCTAGCTCGGTTCAGTCAGGTCGGTGGAAACGTAATGCTTCCAAACCAGATAACAGTAGGAGATACAAAGAGAAGCATCAGCCTTTTAGACAAGGTCACATTCCTACTAGAGAATCCAGAATCAGAAGGGGGGAAGTCGAATCAATCTGATACCTTCTTTTCTGGGGACTACATCGTTACAAAAATATCAAGGGCCTATGGTGATTCCTCTTATTACGAACGGATTTATTTTTGCAGAGACGGATTTGGACAGGTAGCTTAAATGAGTAAAGCAATTGACAGATTAAAAGAAAGCATGTCCTTTTTAGAAGATCCTCTATTAAAGGACACATACCTCTTTCTTCATTCGTATGAGGCTAGTCAGCTTCCCTTTGAAACAAATGTAGAAGAAGTCAAGAAGGCTATTGTAGCCTGGGGGTTTGCGTCTTCGGGTGATCTAAACGCATTGGCTGAGTTTGTACATGCCGATGGATTGAATTAGTCATGGCATTAGTAGACTATGGTAGACACATACCAATATACCGTGAACGTAAGATAAAAAATAAAGAGTTCGTTGGTGTAGTTGAAAAGAATGACGACCCTAAGAAACTCGGACGTGTCCGGGTTAGAATTGAAGAGTTGCACGGAACATCGAAGGATATCCCAGATACAGACCTTCCCTGGGTACAATTGCGGGCGGGGTTTGAGTCTGGGTTCTTTTTTTATATCCCAGAAGAGGATGATCATGTTACTGTGGAGTTCTTGGACGACAATATCTATACAGGGGTATATAAAGCCCGTCCTATGTCGACTCCGGGGCGAGTTGAGACGTTTGATACAAACTATCCCAAACGATACGGCTGGATTGATTCTACCGGAAACAAGATCATTATTGATAAAGAGGAAGAGTCAGCCTCGTTTACCCATTCATCTCTATGTCAGATTAACATAGATAAAGACGGTAAAGTCAGCATTATTGCTAAGGATGATATGTATGTTTTGGCTGAAAAGAAATTAGACCTTATTGCCAAGAAAGCGGCTACTGTAGTGTGTGAGGATACACTGACGGCCACCGTTACGAAAGAGGCAACCGTTACGTGTGAAGACAAGCTCACAGCTACTGTCACTAAGGATATTGCAATTACAGGAAAAGCAAAAATTGATGTGACAGGCGATGGTGATATTACGGTCCACGGGAAAGCTAAAGTTACACTCAACTCTGATGGCGACTTTAAACTTTTTGGAACAGGAAAAATTGATATAGAAACCAACGGGGAAGTCACGGTCAAGGGAACATTGATTAAGTTGAACTGATATGGGAATACCTATTGAAGATAGAGCCTTCGACATTAACGAAGGATACGATCCTGTACGGGATGTACGCCCTGTCCTCACGAGTGAAATTGAGGCCATTAACTGGTCCATTCGAAACATCCTGCAAACAGATGTGGGAGAGCGGGTCAGGAACCGTGATGTGGGATCAGATCTCAAACCCATCTTATTTGACGAGTTGACTGAAAACAATGCGCTTGATTTATTAGACGAAATTTCAAGAATCCTAGAACAGTTTATTAAGCGAATCGATGTGCTTACTAATCAAAGCACGGTGGACGTAAATACAACATCTAGAATGTATGACATTCTTGTTGTATACAGAATAATTCGAAGTAATCAAATCCAGGAATTTAGTTTTTCAATTCCTGTGAAAAAATAAGGAGGAATAGGATGGCTACTCTTTGTGAGAAGTTACAATCAACATTAGAGGGCGAAGAGTATCTGCCCGAAGGAGCACAGCTTCTAGAAGACCTTTGTTGGGATTCAGAAGGCATCGTGTACCCTGTTGATCAAATCCCAGAAGGACTGGATGAAGTTCGAGTGGTTCGAGGCGGCGAAGTCGTTAATGTTTCTTCTACTGATTTAACCAAGGAAAAGAAGCATCGCAAGATACTGAAAAAGAAACCACACAAGAGAAGAGGACCTATGTCCGCTACTCAAAAGGCTCACATCAAAAAGGCCTTGGCTAAATCAAACAAGGTAAAGAAGCGAGCCGGGATTTAAACCCTACACCCATTCATTATGATTCAGAATTCTAGTTACTTATCTTTCGATGCTGTATTAGCAGATCTTCAAACGTATCTTCAAGGTCTAGACGATTACCGTTCTTGGATTGATTTTTTCGAATCCAGTACAGGTCAGACGATGTTGGAGTTTATGGCGGGTATTGGTACGATGTATAACACTCGTATCGATACAATGCGAAGAGAAGGCTATATTACAGAGGCCCAATTACAGACGAGCATCTACCTGATAGCCTTAGCCTTAGGGTATGTGCCTCATCGTAAAACTGCCCCCTCATTCTCGATCAGAATGGATGTGTCTGAGGATGTCACATTAGATCGTACGGATATACTAGCTACGCTTAGTACCTACGATGTTTCTGTGATAAATGATAACACTTTAATTAAAAAGGCAATAGCGAATGCTGCGTTGACTGTCGGAGTCGACACCAACCTAGTAAAAGCTGCTGGAGGCAATAAAGCCTATTTTGAAGACTTGGTAAATTCGCCTTTTGCCGGTGTGAGTGTTGATCAAGAAATTAAACTGACAGGGGCAAATACTTTAGCAAACGATGCTACGTATACCGTATTCTCGGTTACTGCTGACAAGGTCGAAATCAACGAAGACTTTGATACGGCGGAAGTGCTGCTCCCGGGGTCAGTTTTGGCTGCGTTAGGTCGAGCTGTCACGGTCGTACTTGGTACTTGGAAAACCTATACCAAGACAATTTTGAATTCTGTTGATTTTGAATGGTACTTGCTCAATTCTACTAACTTTGAAATTTCCTCGGACATCGATTCAAATGGCAATTTGAAGTATGTGTTTATTGACATCGATGATGGGGCAACAGTAACAGCTCAAACAGTCATACAAGATACTGAAGAAATGATCACACCTACATCAGTGCTCGTCACAACGCATTTTGATGGTGACGTACGTCTTCAATTCGGAGATGGCATCTTGGGGGCTAAACCGGGACAAAATCATATAGTCACAGTAAAGGCGCTAGCTACCCCGGGACAAGTGCTAAACGTGATTGACTTGAGCACTTCCTTCACATCAAGCCAGGCAAAAATAACCAACATCCAACCCATTGCGGCTGGGGATATGCTTACCACGGGAACAAACCAAGAAGCCACAAAGAAAGTAGCTTCCCTGGCCCCCCGGCATTGGGCTTCACAGAAACAGGGTGTTACTCTAAAGAACTGTGATGTCATTACAGCTCGATTTGCCCAATTCCAAGATACTAAGACACGACGAACACCGGGCAAGGTGTGTGAACTTGATATAGTCTATTTAATGGATCCTGAGGACGATGGAGGGGTTGAGCATCAATTGACGACTGGTGTGGGCAGTGAAACTGAGGCCTTTGAGGGGTTCTTTGTAGCAAAACATGCAATGGCTGCTACAAAAAATAATTTGATGGCACCTACTCGAAAAGAAGTAGACTTTAGTATGACAGTCATTCATACAACCTCTTCTGCTTCTGCTACAATTCTAATAGCCATACGGGCCGCCATTGACGATATTTTCCTTAAACTAGGTGGAAGTCTTTTCGTAGGGTCATTACACAAAACGATACTAGCCATAACAGGCGTGACCCGGGTGTACATCGACTACCCATATGAGGATAAGACATTGGCCTTTGGTGAGTACTTTAAGAGGCGAAATGATAGCATCACATTCTACACCGATGCTACCATGCTCTTAGAATACAAAGGTGACAGCGATCCCTTGAATAAGGGATACTTATAAAATGGCGACACTTGTAGGGCTAAATGCCTTTGAAAAATTCTTAGGAGAGACGCTATCCTGTACCATCTCTGATTCTGAAACAGAATTGCGGTTGGCTTGTCGAAGTGTTTACTTGCACAAAACGACGATCAATCTAACCACAGCCGTAGGCTTAGCTCTTCTAACCGAATTAGGACTAGGAGCAGCAACAGACGGTACTTATCAGAAAACAGTCGATATCCGTATTACTAAGAATGACTCGCTTTTGTTAGTCGTCAAAATAGGGGATACGCAGTTGACACCGGAATACGAAGTGATGGACAATCCGGCGAATATTATAGCTACTGCTTTTGGTCTTCGTTTATTGGCTGTTAACGGTAAGAATTATTTTCCGGTCGTGTTGCTCAAGTACCCTCTTAATGTCAAACTCCTAGAAACGCATCAGTACGTTTTAGAAAAATATGGAGAGGCTAAACTGCAAGAGGCCTTGAAATTCTGGGACCAAGATACAAACCCCGCCCTAGAACGACTTATGGGGCAGCTCGGAATTGCAGATATGGTAGCGGCTATAAAAGGCGATGCTGCCATAGATGACATTACAAGGGGTATCGTAGCCTCTATTAAAACTTTTCTTCGGATTAGAGGTACGAATTTAGCGCTCTGGTATGCGCTGTATTCTGGAGGAGCTCCCATAAATACCGATCTCAAACCAGAAAGCACAAAAATCGTAAATTGGTATGATGCAGCGTTCTTACCTTTAATGCCTGGAGGGGATGTAGAAAGCCTAAGAGGGTTTATCGATATCCATATAGATCCGGATGAATTTAACGGTGATTTAGGCGTGCTACAGGCTCGCTGGACTAGCGTAGGCGAGTATCTGTTTCCTTGGTACCTACAAGTGTACCGCTGGATCTTTACTCGTACCTTTTCCGATTCCAGGACGCTCACACGATCCGATGACTTTTCTATGTACAGAACATCCGAAGCCCGATGGGGGTCATTTATTATGGGCTTCCATAAATGGGGGGGCGCAGACGAGGATCAGGTGGTATAGTGGCTTCTAAAGTTACCCGAAAATGGGACCGGGGCCGGTTCTACAAATGGAATGCCACTATAAAGGACTTTGATTCCTTAGATTCTCCTTTTGTCCGAGATTTAAAGACATTACCCTCTCAGGGGCACGTCGAAGTTACCGAGGCAAACCGCCACGCCTTTGACCTTATTGTTAAGGACATCTACGGGGACGATGAGATGTACTGGATCGTCCAAGAGTACAACAGGCTTCTTGATGTTTTTTCCCTAGAGCCCGGCGATAAACTATTCTATCCATCGGCGCAGAATCTGGAAGCTCTTTTGTTTCAACATTCCGCTACGTTAAATGTATTCTAGAAGGATGAAATGGAATTTGAAGATAAAATAAGAATTTCTCGAAAAGGACATTTTCAACTTTTTAAAAAATCGGTTGGAATCCCTGAGTTTTGCGTTGTCGATGATCATAATGTCGTAGTGGACGGGCTGTTAGAATCCCTTGTCCATTGTATTCATGGTCCTGTCGATATTGCCGATCATATCGTGTCTTGCCTTGGTTTTGGTAAAGGGACGACGGCGGAAGTAGAAACTGATACAGAATTGGATGATCTTGTTTTTTTAAAAGATAGCATTTCTGTCACTAACCCTACAGTTAGTCAATTCAAGATTAGTGGAGTTCTAGCAAACGCCGAAGGAAACGGCGCCGGTACTACAGAATTAACTGAATGCATTTTATGCACAAACGCAACACATCGAAGAACGTTGGCCCGAGTAACTTATCCTGCTCAAACCAAAAACAGTACGGTATCATACAGGGTAGTTTGGATTATTACGTTGGGATTTTCATAATATGTGCGCACTGGCTATTTCTCCAGAAGTAAAAGGCGGACCGATTTGTTTGCAAGAGCCTCGTCACAAATCAGGTCTTTATCGAATAGGGATTATTGATGATAGTGATTTTGAATTAGATAACACTCGAGCCGCTCTATCAGAACACTTGCAGCGAACCGTTCATATTACCCCTTGGTTAAGTGGTAAGCAGGCGCTAAAAGAAATTGATGAAGAGAACAATTACGATGCTATTATCATTGATCAAAATTTAGCCCGGGGTGAGAAAGGTGTTGATGTCTATTTTGCTTTACGGAAAGCCTGCATCATGTGCCCCATTCTCATTATGTCTATAGCCCCGGAGACTATCACCGGTACGCATGGAATCGATGACTTGGGAATCTTTCGTAAACCGACTCCTGGAAACTGGACAGAAGCTCGTGAGTTTGCTCGTCATGTAGAAAAGATTATCCGTTGGAATGCGGTAGAAAACAAATTAGAACACGTACTGCATGAACAAAAGGATTTAAAGAAAGGCATACGGGGCATGTCAGAAAAAATAGTAACGAAAGATGATCTTCAAGATTGGTCAGATAATGCGGTAGAACGCATTATGGAATCAGTGTCGGTTGTGCTTATGGATAAACGACTAGAAGCATGTCCATTAGATCCGGCTTTGTGTACAACAAAGAAAACAGACGAGCTTCAGCCGAATATAACAGAAACAGAAAGTCGATTTAACGAATTACATGCAATGGGCGAGGAGAAGAAGTTAAAAGTTCTTCTCTGGCTTGTTGAGGTTTTGGCTAAATTGACTTGGAAGTCCTTTACTGTAATTGCTTTTTTGATTTGTTTCATAACATCAATTCTTTTATGGAAAGGCCTGCCTCTTCTTGCCGAGGCGGTAAACAGTGTAGATACGCAAAAACAGGAGCAAACCAATGGGAAACCTAAAGATAGAAAAAACCCTTAGAAAGCTATGCCTGGAGGCCGTTACTTTCAGTGAAACGGGAAACAACAGAGAAAAGTGGACCAGACTCTACCATGCAAAAATAGGAGATTCTGGTTGGTCCATTGGTCGAGTACAATTTGACATCTCGAAAAACAGACAAGGCCGGGAAATGCTTATGGATTGTGGCGTTACTCCGCAGGACATTAAGTTCCTCAATAATCTACCACGGGACGACGAACAGCTTTTACCCGTTATCGCCCGAGTCAACAGTATTATGTCGACGCCTTTAGCCTTTCGCATTATGGATGAGGCTAGTCAGGCTTACATTGACAAAGGGCTCTACCGGATCAACGATCTGGCGGGCATAGGGCATTTAGAGTTACGTACTCTAGACCTTTTGTTTTTACTCGATTACCACACCCAATTCCACATCAGTGTAGAGGGGACTTGCCACGATTGGCTAGAAACCCTTCAACATTTTTCTATTCACCAGTTTATGGAGTTTAAGAAAACGCTACCCTGGTACGCAAAACCAGAAGGAGTGCGGGATACCCAACGCCGATTTGACTGTGTTATGAAATTTGCACAGGAAAGACGGATAGAAGAATACCGGGGGGATGAGGGTATAAAAACGTATAAAACTCCTGATGACTTTGATCCCTGTCCCGATTGGTTACGAGAATAGGCTATAATATCAAGATATCGTCTATTTTAAGCGTCTAATTTTCGGATATTACGGAGTGGGACATACAATGAGACCGGAACGTACAACAGATACAAATAACCCTAAACTTTTACGAGCAATCGATCGCACTCTTAGTCGGGGATTTTACCAGCCCGATGGTACGTATATAGTGGACTACAATCCCACCGCCATTCCCATCCATGATAAGCTGGGACGAATTAGAAATAGTTGCATTGCATCTTATCATGAAAGAAAAGTTTTTGACCAAAGACAAATTCGAATGCAAAGGGAATGCAATAACACACTTAATTGGTTGAACGAATGTTTGGACAATTTTGCAGAAAACTTTGATTGGAAAACAGTAGGACGAGGTTAGCATGACCGACTTTAAAGATTATTTTCAAATTACATATCCGACAGAAGGTGCAGTTGCCCACGGTTCCCGAGTAACCACTTCCATTTTTGCGAATCGGACGGCTATCAATAACACGCCTGATCTGGGATTCTCATCGATTTGTCATTCCTTGTTTGATTTGTGGGGGAATACCAAGCATAACAACGAACAAATCGCCGCAAAAAGTTCGTTGGTAACGGTAAATACAATTGTAGAACGGGATGCGCTTGTAGCATCGTTAACAGTCAACACCCTTGTTCATGTTCTGAATACGGGTGAGGGCGTTTGGAAACAATATTTATTGACATCCAAAGATCCTATCATATGGGAAGTAAATAATTCTGGTCCGTCGGTTCCCGCTCTTCCTGCCCCCCAGTCAGCAGCGACGAGTACTGTTCCAGCTGTATATTCTGCTAGTAGTGAAGCCGGTTTCCCTGATGTTAATGATGGTAGGATGTCTGATGGTTTTACATATGGTGCTGCGGCTTACACAATATGGTCAGCTAATCAAGGGGCTCCAGACGATGATGATTGGGGTTGGATACAGGCGGATTTTTCGGGAGTGGTAACTCTTACTGGTTTTCAGCTAGATCATCATATATATCCGCATAATTATCAAACCGATCCGGATGGATCAGTGGCCGCAGTGTATTATTCGATTAAGGAAAATCCAACGCCACCCCCCAATGATGGCAACCCTCCGGGATCGGATTGGATTTTTTTGTATGACATTCCTATGGGTGATCCATCGATTGATCCAACGATTGATGCATCGCAGGTTTTTCCATCTCCTATTCAAGTGCGTCATATGTTACTGGCCACGCATTCTAATGGGGATGGTAGAACGGGAGGAACCAACGTAGGTGAATGGTGGTTTTTTCAGGATACTTCGTATGCGTCTGGTCAAGGTGTTCGTACCAAAACAGATGGCACGTTCGAGCTAGGAGTGCCCGTCCACGTACATGACGATTATTATAATCGATATACCGATTATGCCGTGTCTAATCGTGATTACCCAGGTGGATATTCGACTCACGTTTACCCAAATACTGTACCCCCTATAATTCCTGCTAGTAATAGTATTCATCGGGATAATATTACGGGGCCTCCAATGTTGGGGATGATAACTGGTGCGATTCCTGTGGCGGGAATGAGTATGATGGGGCATCATAAGATGTTTTCACACTATGTTAGTGGCATGACTCCTCCTGTGGTAGATGCCCCTCCTGTTGATATTTTTAAGATTGAAACAGGGGTGACGCCGCGTGCCAAGAGCTTTGTAATTGATTTATATATCACATACATGCATGAAGCTCTATCTTACTATAACCTCCATACCCATCCTCGAACGTCCCATCGTACGGTTCGAGCAACTATTGTTGTTTTAGGTCAGTACTGGATGGATGGTGGCGGTGCCAATGTTTCGAAGGCAAGGGTGCATATAATCAACCATGAAAACTCGCTAGCTACCACACCTACAGGATTTCCTAATAGTTTGCCTGAAGTTTTTCTTTCAGGACATGGTGTGTACCTTCCTTTGACTTCTACTACTTCTTTTGATTTTTCTGCTTTGGGCAGCAATGGTTTTTGGGTAGAAACAGATATTACGGGTATTTTAGAGTTTCCTCGGGAGGATTCGAATATTAATATTTGGGCAGCCGCGGTCAAGGCTAGTGTATATCATATCGATCCTGTAGGACTTCCGAGTGGTAATCCTACACCTAATGGAAATCCTTTTGAAAATATGTATACTGGGTATAATAATATATATGTAAGTAATAAGCTTTTTGAATTTTTGTAAAGGTTTAATTTTATGATTTTATGCAATATTGTTAATTGGAAAGGTGTTGTGCAGGAGCAGAAAGTCCCGATAGAGGATGAGAGTCTGGTTGACTACAAAACACATATCCCCATTAAGGAGCACCCCCTACCTCATCGGGCAAGTTTGTGCAAATGGTCTATTAAGAAAAAAAAGTGGACGGTACTCTCGGAGGCAAAAAAGTTTGATAAACTACGCTTGACTGCGCATAAAGCACGTAAGATTGCGGAGTGCAAAACTGTATGTTCAGAATTGATTGAAACGGTGTACCCTTTGTACAAACAAATGAATCTATTGCGTGAAAACTCTAAGCATGACTGTTTTCGAATAATTGATGCTCTAAGGGCATTAAGTAATGACATTGAGGAATCTATTATGGAGGTTGCTGGTTTGGACGAACTTCGATTGTTAGATGTCCGTAAATGTTTTCAAACTGATCAGCGAGCTAGAGATGAAAACGGTAAATTTATCGGAGATAATCCAGATACACCAAATGTCAATGAGGCGTTTGAAACGGGAAAGATAACCAGGAGCTAGAATGAAGGCTATCCAAAAATTACAGAAACTGCGAGAAGGCATAACAGGGACAGATGACATCCATCCCGGGGACAAAAAAGCAATAAAGAAAGCAATATCTTTCTTAACCAATTATCTTAGCAAAAATAAAAGTGATATGGATACCGAGGTGTATACCGAAGTCCTCAATCTTTTGACTCAAGGTAAAATGTATTCAGAACATTCGTACTATTATTTGGATACTGTTCCCCGAGAATTCATAACATCTGACATCTATCGAAATAATGGTTTTGATAAGAAGAGACTAGAAGATCGGTATAAGATTAAATTTCTACGATAAATGGTAACAAGTTCTTAATACCCTCCATATTTTTCTTTTATGGGGGGTTTTTTGGGTTCTAGTGGCATGGACACGGATATTTCTTACATAAACAGCGCAGGCTTGGTCTTTCCACCGATTTCGGATGAGATGCCAAAGGGCAAAGTAAAGGAATCGAAAGACAAAAGAGTAAAGTCCCGTAAAGCCGGCAGGCGTGCTCAGCTTGGGAATGATTACCGGGCAAGAAAGTTTCGTCAGTTATTTTTAGAAGGAAAGGTTCCTTTCTTAAAAATAAACGAAAGCACCAGTTCAGACTCTCCTGATTTTGATGTAGTCTGGGAAGAACATGAGGTAGCCCTTTTAGAGCGAGCCATACTTTATCAGAAAGAAGATGAAGAGCAATCGAATACTGTTCCGGAAGGGTTTAAGTACAATCCACATAATTATGACTTTTCCATTTCATACGGATACGGTAGCAACCGGAATGTCATTCCTAAAGGACACATACGTATTTTGATACGACAGGTGTTTGAGACAAAATCTGTTCTATGTGACGGCTTATTGAGGATACGAACAGAAGGTGGCCGTAGAAGGGGATCAGCCGTATTACTTTCCTGTGATTTTTTTGATTTAGTCATGGAGGGTGTAGATCCTGACGAAGCGGCTAAGAAAATAAATGACAATCCCAAGTACGACATCTACACAGCAAAAGAATTGAAAGCAGCGAAGAAAGAAAAAAGCGGGTATTCAATCTCAAAAGGAAGTAATACTGTTTTCATTGACGGTGTATCGTACGAGTTGGGGATACCCGGAAAATAATGCCCTACGCCATTGAAGATAAAATAGCAGCGGTTCGAGTAGAGATAGCCCGTTGGCGTACTGATTTTTCTACAGAATTGGGTTCTCCAGGAAATGCAGCTGTTGAAGCTGCAGTAGACGACATTGAAGCTAAAGCAACCGCAATCGAAACAGATACGCTGAGCGTGTTAGATGCAGGAGCAACTAGTGCGTCTAATGACATGATAGCTTTTCTTGTGGCGGGGACCGACGTTTTAACCGAACAACAAATAACAGGCACTTCATGTGGGATGTGGTCCTTATTTCCAAAAATGGAAGCAGGAGACTACCTAGATGGGTACATATCCCAGATGGAAGCTGTTATTACTTTTAGTCAGTTAGCAACAGAAATCAATAATTTACAAGTGGACATTTTAGAAAAAAGCACCAAGGTACTAGAGGTTCAGACGGAAATAGGTTCCGTATCTACGGCGTTAAACACTGCGGGCAATATCTTAGCAGACGCCGGTACGGGATCCGCTTACCCTCCATATCTTGTCAATTGTTTACAAAACTCTTTTCCACAGTTACAGCCACGGAATGCAAATTTTCATGGCATCGCATCTAAGGTTAAAGAATTGCAAGATCTATCAAAGACGTCAAATGAAATATACGATGAACTTCTTATTTTAGGAAAGACTCAAACAGGGATAGACACTACGATGACCACTATTACAGGAAATCTATCATCTCTTAATACTTTTTTCTCATGAGAGTAGCTCGTATAACTGATACATGGTCAGGCACTTGTGTCTGTCATGAGAGTCCCATTCCGATGTCAGGAATCATTGTTACTGGAGCCCCCTCTATAGTGATCAACGGGAAGGGCGCGGCTCGCTTACATAGTGTCGTAGTGGGTCGGTGCGGACATCGGGGCATTGTAGTTAGAGCGTCGGCTACTGTTCTAGGAGAAAGTAAGGGACTTGCGAGAATAGGTGACACCATTTCAGGCTGTTGCAGAGGAACAATTGTAGGGGCTAGTGAAAATGTGGAATCCGATACGGAATGAGTGAGGATACAATATGCCAACCATTAAACCAGCAGTATTAAGAACAGAAGGCCTTTTAGGAAACGCTCCTTCTGGTAGTACTCTTATTGATGGAGACGGTAATGCACTATTGACTGTAGCCGATCTCATTGATAATCTCACAACCAGTGATTCGTTAAAGCCCCTTGCTGCTAATCAAGGCGTTCAGCTCAAAAAATTATTAGAGCTACTTGCTTTTGAGATTGTAGCCGATGAAGAGGTCATGGTCGTAGATGCGATTGCTGAAGACGACAGTACGGATAAGAAGTACATTGTAACCGCCGATTCGAATTACGGTGGGAATACTACGATGTACCGCTGCACGGCAGATGTCGATGCAGGAGACTGGGCAGCAAATTCAGCCTCGTTCACCCATCTCAGCAGTTTGGACGTTCAGATATTAGAAACTGAACTTTCGTCTCTTCTTAACAGTACTGCCACAGATATAGCATTGAACCTTGCAGGAGCTAAAATACTGCAAGATCAGATAGACGCTTTAGAGCAAGGCATTTCTGGAGCAATTCCTTGGCAGGAATACATAGAAGTCACTGCGCAGGTATTGACAGATGGCTACTTTGTTTTGGACTTTACACCAATCAATGCTGTACATATCCAAATGCATGATGACATGGGGGGACCGCAGACGAACAAAAAAGCAATTACAGCCAAGTCTGGATCTCCGTCGCCTGATTTTGAGGCCGATGCAAATGTCCCCAGAAGAATATACATCCGTGACCGATTGGCCGATCATGACGGCGCCGGTACGGAATTGCATGAAAACCTATCAGAGGATTTCATAGAAGGCGACACCTTGTGTATGACGTATTCATACGCTACAAACTAAAAAAATGAATTTAAGATTCCGAGAGTAATGGTCCGGGATCTTCTTCAAAAACAGTAAGCACTTTTTAACGCGTTACAATGTACTTTTAATTTCTTTTTGAAGAAGGAGACTATACCATGAGCGGATTAAAACCCGAAAAACTCGTGGCCGGGTCATCTTCCGTTGCATTAACTTTGTCCAACGCCCTTTTAACAGGGGGACAAATCAACGGGGTAGACCTTACCACGATTAACAACAAAAAGTCAAATTTTGGCGCAGGATCAGATCCTGGTGTCAGTAATGACAATACCGAGACCTACGGGATGGGGTCTATTTGGACCACTACGGCAGGTGCTATTTGGTTTTGTACCGATGCTGGTACTGGAGCGGCTGTTTGGAAGAACGTATCAGGTGCTTCCGACAATGCCATCCTGACGGACATTGCGGGTTTGACCCAAGCGCAGGATAAGGGAATCTACTTTGATTCTGCTTCTACTGCTGCTACGTTTGACCTGACAGCGGCTGGATTAGCCCTTTTGGATGACGCTGACGCAAGTGCGCAGCGAACTACCTTGGGACTGGCCATTGGGACCAATGTACAAGCGTACCATGCTCGCCTTGCAGATATTGCTGCATTAGGTGTCACTGCCGATAACTTTGTTGCCGGCAATGCATCTAATCTGGTACTCAAGACACCTGCGCAAGCAAGGACGTCCATTGGACTGGATACGGGCGATAATGTAGAGTTCGCCCAGGTTACTTGTAGTGGTTTAATTGTCACTGCAGGACCTACTACTGTGTCGGGTGCTGTTGTACAGTACGAAGATTCCCTTTTCGAAATGGCTAAGGATCAGACTTCCGGAGCAGATGAAGACGCACTGGATACTGGATTCTTTTCTCCATATCGAGAATCGAGCACAACCAAATACCGTGGAGCATTTTTCGATGCGACTGACGGCAAGTTCAAGATCTTCGATGACTTAACTGAAAAGCCTGGCACCATTGTTAGTGTCGGTGGTGCTGGATTTACCGCAGGAACCATGGTTGCTGGTACATTCGAAGGGGACTTAACTGGAACCGTCACCGGGGATGTCACCGGGAATGTCACCGGGGATGTTACTGGTGATTTAACTGGAACCGCCGATGATGCCAATAATTGGACGGGCACTGCCATTGATGATGATACCGGCGCTGCTGGTAATATTATCGGGTCTTCTGGGACCGGGTATGAGGCCATCACAATTGCGGCTCAGAGTTTTGTTGCTCGTATCAATGGTAATGCGGTTGAGGGTGTGCAAATGAGTGATGAATCACTCGTTGGTCGTGTTGGTGGGGGCAACATTACTCCATTGGCTGTTACTGCAACAACCGTTGTTGGTCGACGCCCTTCAGGCTCTATTACTAACATCACACCAGCTCAATTACGAAATGAGTTTGGTCTTGGTTTGAGAGTCAAGCAGTACCGCCTCACCTCCACTCATACAGGCACGGGATCGGGACAGGGATTCATTTCCTTACCGTTTACTCCTGGAGCGGACGATGATGTTATCGTCCTGGATGTTGGTGGATCTCCTCAACTTAACAAAGACGGACTGGACACTGGACAGACTGCCGACTTTGTTATGGGTGATGCTAACGCTAACCGTTTGTTCATCGCTGATTCGGATGAGAACAACGGAGAAGCTGCAGATCACACTGCAGGAGTAGGTACAAGTTTATCTACCGGTGATGACCTTATCGTCATTTGCCAGTCAAATTCCGCAGCCTAATAAAGGTTGTTGAGGAATAAAGTAGAGGGAGGGGGCTTCGGTCCCCTCTTTTCTTTTATCAATTACATTGTGAAATAGAGGTGGAGGATGTCAAAATTAAAACACGCAAAACTAGATAACACTCCATCTGCGGGAGCCTACGGAGATGAATCGGATGGGGCAGTTTCTACTGGTTTTGGGAATGCGGATCTAAATGCAACTACAATCGGAACAGACGCTAATGATTCAGTCAATACTGACTACATCTACCGGGCCTCAGGTGATATTGTAATAGACCACGATTTAGCCATAGGCAAACAAGTCGGCCTTCCTCGGTCCGGCTTTCCTTCGTATTTGGGAGGACACGGCATTGACTTGGGGAGTATAACCCGAGCTGTTGGTACTAAATCGTTACCAGCTCCCATGCGTGAAGGCGGTGGATCAACGACTTCCTGTGGAGGTACAGTACAGATCATATCCGGAGGAGACATCTCCATCGTGGGAGATATATCCGCGGTAGGAGTAGCTGGAAGTGCTACATCTGGTGGCGGGGGTGGCGGACTTATTATTATCGTCGCTAATGGAGATATTTCTGGAACCGGCACTGTAGATGTGTCTGGAGGTACTGGAGGCGCCACAGGAGCCGCAAATGGCGGTGCTGGAGGCTATAGTAATGAGCCCGGAGGACACGCAGGCTTTGGGGGTTCAGGGGGAGGCGAAGGTTCTAATATAAACGGCACTGCAGGAGCTGGAGCAGCGGGGAGCGGCCTTTTAAACGGTACTGCTGGTGGTACAATGCTTCAAGCGGGAACTGAGTCAGCAGGTGGGGGAGGATCCTTAGATAACGCCGGTATAGATTCAGATGCTAGTAATGGAGGAGCGGGAGGAGCGGGAGATTCCTATCTTTCCAATTACGCACCAACTGAACAATTGTTTACTTTTGGTCCTGTTCGGGGCACTAACTCATCTGGAGCAGCTGGAGCAGGCACTAACGGTGGAGCGGGGGGAGCACATGGCGGAGGCGGAGGTGGAGCTCATTGGGAAACATCATCTGCTAACGACGGAGGTGACGGTGGACAAGCTGGTTCTGGGGGTGGCGGTGGTTCTGGATATGAAGTTGGTGGCGGAACTTCCGGAGATGGCGGTGACGGCGGGATTGGAGATACAGGCTTATACTCACTCTCTTCCAAATCCATTTATGCTGGACTTCCTGGCGGTCAAGGGGGCGGAGGTGGTGGCGGTGCCTGTATGGGCAATGAATATAATGGTGGCCTCACCAACGGCACACCCGGAAATGGTGGTACTGGAGCTGCTGGAATTACTCCTTTTGTAGCCGGTGTAGGTGCTGGATCTGGCGGTGTTGGTAAAACTGGATCAAACGGATCTGGAGGCGCTGGAGGACAGGGAGGCGACGGAGGAAACGGTGGAGGAGCAGCCGGGTTGGTTGTTTTCATTTCTCAAACTAACTCTTTTCTTGGATCTGTTGTAGGTCGATACATCATTCTTACCGGGGACGATCCCAAAAAGATACTTTCTCAATTCATTTAAGGGTTTTCATGTCAAAATTAAAATCTGCAAAATTAAATAATACTCCCTCCCTAGGAATATACGGCGATGAATCCGATGGCGCCATTACGGCGGGTTTTGGTAATACTGACCTGGAAGCCACTACGCTTGCGACAGACGGCAATAATTCTGTTAATTCAGGCAAAATATACCGAGCCACGGGCGCAGTAACCATCTCCCATAATTTAACGGTAGGACAACAGGCGGGCATTGCCCGAGTTGTCACACAGTTCTACGGTCATCCCGGACCTCCTCTAGGAATTGTGTATGATACGCTAGGAACTAAATTTATTCCTCCATTAGAGCGAGAGGGAGGCAATTCTCAAGCCTCTTCCGGTGGCTGGACACAAATACTATCCAAAGGAAATATATCAGTAATAGGCAACCTCTCTGCTGTTGGTGTGGCTGAAAACACTACATCAGGCGGGGGTGGAGGCGGTCTGATTGTATTAGTATCCGAAGGAGACATTGGTGGATCTGGAAATATTGACGTATCTGGTGGCGTCGGTGGTTCCAGTGCTGCAGCAAATGCCGGTGGGACTGGCTACAGCGGCGAGCCTGGTGGACACTGCGGCATTCCTGGTTGTGGCGGAGGCGGTGGCGCCGATAAGGTATCACCCAATGGAGGGGGGCACGGAGGAAACGGATTATACTCCGAAGTAGCCTCTGTATCCGGGGTCGGCCGAGGCGGTCAATCTAATTCCTGGTTAGGTGGTGGAGGCGGTTCTTTAGACAATGCCGGGGCCGATGTTGGTCCCCCTCCCGATTCCCCTACTATAGGAAAAAATGGAGGAGCGGGCGATGCTCTTTTACTCCTTACACGAATTGACCGAGTATACCTACCCCCACAAATAATCCCATCAGGATCGTCGGCTACTGCGGGAACTGGTACTTCTGCTGGATCTGCTGGATCCGGAGGAGGCGGTGGAGGAGGCGGCGGTGGCGCAGCTAAAACAGAAGCTGGTAACGGCGGTAACGGCGGTGGGTTTGGTTCTGGTGGGGGTGGGGGCGGTGGCTATGTCACTGACGGTGCTTCTGGTAATGGGGGCAATGGTGCTAATGGTTCTAGTTATTGGTACCATCTCTCTTCTAGCTCTCCCTATGCTGGACTACCTGGAGGACAGGGAGGCGGTGGAGGGGGAACAGGAGCCGCAGGAAAAACACGAACACCTGATGGCGCTCCCGACGATCCCGCCACGGCTAACGGAACTGACGGAACTGCCGGAACAGGAGCTGCAGGAATAACAGCCTTTGTATCTGGACTAGGTGCAGGGAACGGCGGTGCTGGTGGTACTGGCGTAAGTGGAAACGATCCAAACTCCTCTGCCGGAGGAGACGGTGGGCACGGTGGCAATGGCGGAGGCGCTGCAGGGTTGGTTGTCATGATCTCAAACACCAATTCATACTCCGGAACCATTACAGGAAAGTACATTATTGTCACTGGAGATGAAGCTAAGAAGTTTCTTAACAGGTTTGTATAATGGCTAGAAAAGCAAAAACAATACAAGAACTTTTTTCGTATTTAGATTTTCGTTTTTCTAAGAAGAAGTTCAAACACTCTAATACTAAAGACAGGTATAACAATGGCGAAAAAATGGAACCTGGGCGGTTACTTATTTTGGAAAAAAAGCAAAAAGTTAATCTTGAGAAACACCTAGGGCCCGGGGTTGCCGTCACTTGTTGGACCTACCGTCAATTTAAGTCTTTTCGAAAAGTAAAAGATGACGCCGGTCAAATCCATACAACGAGAGATTGCTACGAACGTCGTGTGTATTTTGAAAAAAACAAAGGTAAGCTTTTTGTAGGGATACAGCGACGGATGGCTAAGCCCAATTTTGGACGATTAGTTGGAACCGACGAACGATTAAAGTGAGGAAAGAATAATGGCTGGATTTAGTGGAAGTTTTGCAAAAGTGCACGGACTGGGATCTAACAACCTTCCCCAGGTACTTACCGACGAGGAAAAACAAGAACTGGTCAGTAACAGGGGAGAAGGATCTTCGGTCTCGAGTGTTATCCAGAGGATCGTACTTGATTCGGTTATCGGCCTGTATAAGCCCGTAATCAAGAATTCGGACGACAAAGCTGAGCTAGCAAATTCAACCACTGTCGGACATGCTTCCATTGTGTTTGGTGTTTCTCTAGATGGAGGTGCTGTTGGTGAGATTATCACGGTAGCACAGTACCATGAGATCTATCTAAAAGGGCACGGGTTCACTGTAGGAGCACCTATTTTTATCAATGGCTCAGCCTTGTCGAATACTGCTCCGACTACAGGATTTGTTTTCCAAGTAGGTGTAGCCCCGGATGATGACCGTATCCTTTTCAATACTTTACAGTCATCCGCTTATTTGCTATGACACCGATTCGCCAAACAATATCAGTTCCTCCAGTCACCAAACGCACCGGTCTGGATATTCCTCCAGTTAAGGTGCGCAAGGAGATAATCGTTCTACCATGAGCAATTTAAGATATACGCAAGGAACTAAACCTGTCTTAGAGTTTACGTTCGCGGATCCCGATACAGGCGATACCATTGTGTTGGCTACGCTTGTTAAGGCTTCTTCTTTCATTTATGTAAAGACACCCGCCGGAGTAACTACAGCCATAGCGTGCAGTGACGTGGGCATTACCGTAGATACTGATGATGACTTTATTGCTATTTCATTTAAAGCCATTGCGGCTTACACAGATTTGAATGAGGTTGGTTCTTGGTTGTTTAATTTCTTACTAGACTTTCCTTCAGGATCTACAGGGACGAATGAATTAACCCAGTTTGAGATTGAGGTTCTACCTACAGCAAGCGCATGAATAAATTCAAAGAATATATGGTGTATGCCGGATACGCTCTTGTGGCTATTCTGGCTTTTCTTTTTGTTCGTAGATACTTGGGAGGCGACTACTCTAAAGTCGTGGAACAGATACGGAAGGCAAAGAAAAAGAATCTAGAGGACATCTACAAAAAGGACATTGAGGCTGCAAAAATAGAAGTCAAAGAAGTAGCCAATAAAATGAAATGGGATGATGCCCTGGAAGATCAGAAGACAGCTTTAGAAGAAATCAAAAAGAGAACCAAAATCAAAGATGATCAATTAGAGGAAGCCATTGCTGTTGTAGAAAAAGCATTGGCAGAAGGTAATACGGCTAAGGCCGAAGAGATGGCAGGGTTTGAAGAAGCATGAGACTCATTTTATTTATCATTTTCGTTTATACTTGTCATTCTGTCAAGTTTCAGCGGATACAAGAACCCTTTAAAGCCGTAGTCAAGGGAGCAGAGGTTACACTGTCTCCCGGTGTGTACTTAACTGAAGAAAATTTCCAAACTCATGTTGCCGAAGATGTAGCATTAAAAGCGGAGAAACTCGGACTTGTCCATAAAACTGAAGAGCTAACCGATGTCATCAAAGTCCTTAAAAATACGCAGAACAAACTTCTCGAACAATGGCAAGAACGACTCGCCATCGAAGAAGAACGAAAAGCGTTGTTCGAAGAAAAAATCGCCTTCTGGAAAGAAAGAGTCAAGCTTACAGAGAACGAAGTGGCCGCAGGCAAACGGGAACTTGCAAGAGCACACCGAAACAGAATCTTCGACAATATCGGAAAAGCACTTGGCCTGCTCGCCGGTGCCAAAATATACTCCCTCGTCAAATAGTGAATTCGTCCAAATGACGATCACCGAATTGTGGAACCAATATGTCAACGAGTTCGAGACTAAACGGTACACAGCAGATATACTGCTAAGACCTTTAGATGATGTGACTACACGGATCGCAGACCCCAATTTAACCGCATTATACGCTAAATATATGGACAAGTTTTGGATAAATTAACCAAGTCCATCTAATCCTTTTAGAGTGTGCATTTTAACGACACTCCCCTCCCTGGACACATAGACTGTCCGTCCTCCTAAAAACGGAAAACTAGACGCTTAAAACTGACAGAAAAACACTGTCAATCCGCTTATTTCCGTTTTATTTCCAAAAGCCTTTGTTTTGCCCAATTATTGATGCCATTGGTTCGATCTCTGATCTCACTCAGCAGCAATTCTGACGCATCGGTGTTTTCTTGTGCTTGATGTTCGATTAGCCCTACTGCACTCATTTCTAGAAACGAAGTGTTATCATCAAAGTGCGGGGCTAGTATTAAGAGATCATGGAAATAAATTATGACCGAAAATGAATTCCAAGTGGGCCGTTCCGCTAGTTGCTTTTTCATCATGCTATCCAAATCACCGATAGCCCAACAATTCAATTCTAAGATTTCAGAGCATACTCTGTCCTGTTTATCCAGAGTAAATGAAAATCCCATGATAGGTAGATCGTCACGTCCGTTTGGGAAAAGACGCCAGATCCGATCTTGAAGAGCGCTTTTTATCGTTTTATATTTTTTGATTGCGATCTGAGCCTGTAGAATACGCAATGGGATGGAAAGGGGTTTGTAAAGTAAAGGCATACACCAGTTATTCTCTTCGGGGCTGCCCGAAGTCAATGTTAGAAATACTTGTTCGGTTAGCATGCTGTTTTTCTCCTTTGGTTAACTCGGTGCTTTTATAAACATTTGATTGATTTGTTTGACGTGCTCTTCGTTTTTTATGAAGAAGACTTGCCCGCTGTATAGCGTACACTTTTTCCCTTCAATTTTTTGAACTAGTTCAAGAAGTATGTAGTTCAGATACTCTTGCTTGAGCCAGTGACTAATCACTTTCTCATCAAATTTTTGGGTACGATCAAGGGGTACGAAGTTTCGAACCCTAATTGCATCTGAACGGCATTCCCCGACAGGAGTGACTACGGACTTGTATGCGATTTCTCCCGTGTCTGTATTGGTTTGTACGCTAGTGATATTGAGGAAACCCAAGCCGAGACTAGCGTGGTATCCTCGGGGATGATTACTTGAGTATTCTTGTTCCAGGTATATGATTAGCCGGCCTTCTGTAATCTTTTCAGTAAAGTCGTGTTTCTTGAAAGAACTGCCAGCCCATTTCAATCCGTTGGGGGCGGTTCTGGGGTGACTTGATCTTATCATGGGATTTTTTTCTGTGTCGTGTAACCAACTTATGTATTCAATCCAACCCTTGGCACGTGCGTGGTATAAGCAACAGGCGCGAAAATGATCGTAGAAGCCATGCGGTCCGTGGAATTCAGCATCACTACAACTTCCATCATACCGGTACGCCCACGATTGTTTCCGTTCCTGTACTGACGTCCGTTTCCGAACGTCAGTCATCGTGGTTTTTAGTAACAATCTGCAAAACGAATGTTCTGACATATCCTCTCCTCTGCGTCCTATTCTAGCCCCTTTATCCATTCTTTGTATGCGCCATACTCTTTTAATGACCAGTCGGGAAGAACCTTATACGTAGTACCGTTGGCAGTGAATAGTCCCTTTTTCAGTGAATGTAAACCGCCTGACAGCACCGCGTAAGAGTTTCCTATACGGGAGTCGTTAGACTCCATCATAAATAAAACTCCATCGTTTGAGGAGCCTGTAATATTTTTTACCAAAACTTTTCCCACTTTTTTCATTTTGTTTCCTTCCGCTGTGTGTGATTGTTATTCGTACCCATGTCTTGAGTATAACGGGTATTTCTTCAATCTACAATAGGGTAAGGAAATATATTTTAAATCATTTGAAAAAGTAGAGGAAGGACTTAACTGTCGTTATTTGCTTTGGACTCTAGTTGAGTGAAGAGCCACAGGAGTTCATCTTGAGACAAGTCCCACTTTTTATCGTGGTTGTGTTCTTTGCGGTGGCGTAGATCCAATCGACTAGCTAAAAAGGAAACAGCTTGTTCTCGAGTCATACTAGGAACATCATTAAAAGTTCCTATAAGTGTTTTAGCCAGTAGAAGATCACTGGCGCATTGTTCTAGCCAGTGTAATAACACAACAGCCTTTCCTCGATTCCAAGCAAAATCGGTACAGGGACCCATATCTTCTTTCCGTATATCAGACACTAAGGGAATCACCATAGTAAAAACCCAAGTAGGAAAGGATCGTAGATGGCGCGCTCCTAGTACGATGCGTTTAGCTGCTTCTTCTATGGTTTTTGCACGGTCGGGATATGGTCTACCAGGCAGGCACATTATATACAGGCTCCGTTCCTTTACGATATGACTTTCTTCGAGCTGCTACTTGGCGCAGTAAATCTTTTCGCATTTGTCTAATGGATGGGATGTGAGCAAACTCTAAAACGGGAGAATCGACCAGGGATTCAAATCCATCTGATATGAAAAGACAAAGATGGCCTCCTCCTATTATTACAGTTATCGAGTCTTCTCGAAAAAGAGGTTCTTCTACTCTGCGTTTAAGTGAGGCTCGAATCTTTACAATCCAGGGGCGGATCTTCTGTAAGGAAAATCCTTTGACTCGGAGTTGAGAAACTAGATGACAAACAAGGGCATCTAGCAGTGTATACTGTAGCGCATCTGTTTTTCCCGTACACTCCCCAATGATCAATCCAGTTTTTCGCAGATGTTGTATTTGTCTTATTGTCAAATTCGGAACTGTACTACTGAAATCGGCTAAAATGTAGTCACGTGTCTTAAAATTCATTTCAGTTCCTTAGTATAGTGTCTTAGTGTTAATAAGCTGCAGAAGATATATTCCTACCGCAATGACCCCTACCCCACCAACAAAACAAAGAAACACCGCAAGTTGATGTCCTTTATGGTATTCGCTGTGTTCTTTCTTTATGTCATTCTGGGTTTTGTGTCCGTGATTGGTTATCCACGTTTTGATCTTAATATCCAATGCGAGTGTTAGTTCGTGCGCTTCTTTGGTCTTGTTTTGATCAGTCAAAACATCGATGTGGCGCTGGATCCGTCTACCACCTACAGCAAGGAACGCCTGTTGCCGTAGAGTTCTTTTCTTTTGTCGTTTCTTTTGTTGGTTGCTCATTTTTTACCAATGCTTTCTGAGCTGTGTTCGCAGGATCTCCATGCCTGACTCTACCATTGAAGCTAGTCCCATCGATTTAGCTAATTCTAAAAATTCCAAATACTCCCGGCTCTTTTTTGAAGGACGGTGATTCTTGACACTCCACCATTTCCACTCAATGAGGTTTTTCATGATTCCTTCGATCATGGCCGATTTCATTATTCCTCTTTCGGCTTCTTGCATTTCGTACATACTGGAAATAGTATTTTGGGCCCTTTTAGACACTGACGTGGCGCACAGGCGATAGTCTACAAACGCCTCCCAGACTTCCGGGACCCATAGTGCCACGATCTCGCCAATAATGTTAGCATACTGCCTGATTTCCCATTGTGCATGCAAGTCCATACGGAGACCTAAGAAATGGAGTAGATTGTGCAAGTCCATTTTCCACATTGCTTCAGTGTACGTACTCAATGGAAGATCCTTGCGTGCCTGTTCTCGGGCTACTCCGGCATCAATACGTTCTTGGTACACTTCTCGAGCAAAGGCTTGTAGCCTTGCTTCCTGTTTTGATAGTTGTTCTCCTTGCTCTTTGGGAAGGAACTCTAGGGCACTCCCTTGTTTATTGCTTTGACTTTGCATACGCCAATCGCCTGCTGCTGTTGTCTGGGCAGAATCGATGGCAATGGAGTATCGGGTAGAGTATTCATTAACAGAGGCGGTTCTGTGTCGGATTAGTTGGCGCCAAGCATCCATGGGTATCCGGAAGTGGAGGACAATTGTTGGCATTTCAAAGGGTGTGGTGTGTCGATGGCGCAGGAGATACCGCATGAGGTTGACATCGTCACTTATTTTTGTGGTGCCTTGTCCGTATGATTGTCGGGCTGCATCTACGATAAGTTGCAAATCCCCCATCACTTCTTTAACGACGATGTGCCCGTCGTCTAGTACGGGGATAATTTTTCCTTTCAACTCCTGTATGCTTTTTTCTAACACTTTTGTTCCTCCTGTTTTTTGATTAATCGCCAATAGGACTTTCCTTCTTTTTTCTTTTCTATTCTACCTTCTGCTAATAGTCTTTGCAGCACACCAAAGACACTGGGTTCGCTTTTGTGGACTCGTTTTGCTAATGTGTCTGTAGCAATGTAGGTAACAGTGCTTAGATTAGCGAGCACACGTTGTTCTGTAGTCAGTTTTCCTTCTCTTTTGAGGTATTCTCTGGTAGGCATGCGATGTCCTTTAGTTTACAATGCTGACATTCGTTTCTTTGGGTGTTTGGAGGCTGTTCGATAGTTCTTGTAACTCGGCCGGGTCTAGAGACGGGGTAGCTTCTAACCAGCACAGTGTATTGGAAGTAAGACCAAAAACAAGTGCATTGACAAAATCTCTTAGAATGACAAGTTCCACAGTCGCTGGTGGATATCCCGTTCTTTTTAGGGCATCTTCATACATGGTTGTGATGTGGGAGCAGAACCAGTTTAGCCATGGGACGAGTTCACTGTCGGTGTTTATTGTGGCAGGAACAGGCGGAGGCTCAGTTGAACACCAGAGGGCTATTTCTGTTTGATACTTTTGAAAAGTAGCTAACTCGTTAGGTTGTAGATAGACTTGAGCGTATTTTTTGACTGTATAGATGATGGCCTCAGTGTCTTCTTTGGGAGGTTCACAGGCCATGATCCCTTCCATGTAACCACAAAAGCGGGCTAGAGAAGGGATAGCTTGATATGAGATGTAATCTAACCCGTAGATTAGAGTATCTTGAAACATTTTCATTTGGAGTTCCAGGTGAAGATACGGAGTAGATCCATCGGGAAACAGTTGATCTGAGTAGCCTTTGCCCATTACTTGTTGAAAAAGTTCTGTTATTCTGTCCATGGGATACGTTCCTTTGTGGTATGTAGGCTTTGTGTCAAACATGGCTGTCTTATTTTGTGAAGAATCCTTAAATTGCTTACGTAGTAGTGTCTGGAGTCGGATCGTCCGAATTTTCGGCCTTTAAAAGGATGAGTTTATCTATGTCCTCCTGTGACATTGAACAGAACATCATCATCAGTTTGTACAACATGAAAGAATACGAAAATCTATTCTTTCTGCAAATCTTTCGGAATTTAGCCATTGTCCCAGAATCGCAGAAAATAGCTACGGGCAGTTTCACTTTGTTGTCTATTGTAGGTGTCGTCATTTCGCACACTCCTTTGCTTCATTTTCTTCTACTGTGCTTTCTAATCTGGTGTGCAGTTTTTCCTTAGTGTATCGCTTGTTATTTTGTATGATGTGATTTGATCCTAGTTCACACAGTGATCCCAGGCGGGACATTATGGTGAAATTATACGTATTTGCTAGGAATATCGCATTGTCCAACATCATAGGTCTGTGCACCCAGGCTTGCATCCTCTTGCTGGGTTCTGTCAGTCCTATGATAAGTGCACGAGTCGACTGTTCAAGCAATCCCATAGCGGATCTTCTTAAATAGTGTTGAACATCCCAACGATGGCACATCATTTCTTCTATTGTTTTTTGTTGTTCGGGGTTTGGAGGCTCTTCGATGTCTTGGGCTTGTGCCATTTCTTCTAGCATATTAAAAGAAAGTCGTCCTCTTTTTAGGCTTAACTTCTCAATGGCTTTATTAGCACATACTTCGTCAAAACATAAGGCAGGGATCCAAGACCAGTACAGAGTAAGGATAAGCAGATTGCCGTCGTATGTGTTGTCGAGTATGGGCATACTTTGTAGGCTTTTACGATAGGGTTCGGCTATGTCGTGTGCTTTGTGCACATCGTACCGCACCAACGTGGTAATGATGTCGTGCATTGCTTCATAGCAGGTTCGGCGCAAATTCATATGATTAAACTCCAGTAGACCCAAAACCACCCCGGGATTTATTGTCGGGAGTAAAATCGCCTATCAGTTCGATCATGCACTTTTTGACACAAAACAATTGGAACATGGCAGTCCCTTTGGGAATTGTGAGGTTCTCTGGATTGTGCATTTCTCGGAAGCCATCCTGCTCGCCCACTTCTCCTATATGAGGAAACCAAATGCAGGTAGTTTTTAGGAAGTCGCCTTCTCCGCAGTAGTCGTTATCAATCAATCCCAGGGAATTGCCCTGCATTAAATTGTAACGATTAAACGTAGAGGAACGAGGCATAAGCAAGAGGGTGGTGTCTCTGGGTACTCGAACTACAACACCGAATTCCGCCATGAATCGCAAGGGACGCCAAGTGGGAGGGAGTAGTGCGGATGTTCCCAGCAAACGAACGTCTTTTTCAAGCAAGAGGTCAAATCCGGTTGATCCGTCTGTTTTAATTCCGCCGTTTTCGATGTACATCTTCTTCACTTCCAGGTCTCGGTAGTGAATCTCTATCGGGGTTGTTTTCGTCATCTTTGTTATCTCCTGCGTCAAGATTAGTTGGTAGATCTTTTCCACGCCGTTGTACGAATAAATTGATTCGATGGGCTTGGTCATTTAATTTTTGTTGCGATGCTTTTAGTTTTTGTTGCTTTTTCCTGCGGTTCTTCCGATTGTCGGGAGCAGTGAACAATTCCTTGTTCTTCAACAAGCCATCAAGAGTCTTTACCACAGCCGTCTCCTTCTTTTTTATTAGTCATCATTGTTTTTAATGACAGGGACACACATTTACTCCACAGGTCAGGATCACAGTGTACCATAAGCATTTTACACAGCACATCTGTGAATAGCATTTTATCAAAGGAACCCGTAAGCACATTAGTCATCACTTCTTGCCATACAGCCGAGTTCCGTGTGATGTCGTTGGTGTTTTGTGTTTCTTTTCCTGTTGCACTTTTTAAGACTTCACGAATCCAGACATTTAATTCCACGCCTTCCTCGGCCGCTCGCCTTTCCATTAAATCTCGAATGCCTTCGTCGGAAAGGAATATGGTAACCCTTTTGCGGTCAATGCTATCGGACTGTGGTTTAAAATGATTAGACACTATATTAACCTTTGTACTTTGTACTAATGTTAAATGTAGGTCGTGTGCTGGGTCAATACATTTAATAGAAATCTAGTTATCCAAAGAGCAGGTGTCTTTAGTGCATCCCAATTCGCCTTCTGCATCTTTTAGTTCATAATCATACAGGGGTCTAAGGGTGATATCTTTAATCATTGTATCGTACTCTTGTTCGGATATCCCTTGTTCCGGCATTTGTGGAGATATCCCGGCATCAAACCGTAGAAAGCTGATTGTCTTTAAGTCTCGATCATACATTTCCAGGGCTCGCAAAACATCGTCTTCTTCGGAGTCTAGGAAGGACACTGTACAGGAGACTTGATTATCACTCCAATAGCGTTGGGCGAGGTCAACCAATTTGAATTGTTCCCATACTGAAACTTCACCACGTCCTCTCATGTTTTTTGTATTGGGCATCTTAACAGGAAAAGAAATAACTACGGTATCTTTGCTTTTCCCTGTAGGGACCCAATCTCCTTCTTCGTTTTGCTCATGTGTGATCTCGGGTTCAATTTTAAAGCCACTATCCTTAGCCCATTGTGTCAAAGGGTTGTTATCGGACATCCGGATATTTTTTGTGTAAAAGGGGGATAGAGGGTAGTGTATCCCTGCGGATACGCCGGCAACCAGTGACACAGTTCCAGAGGGCTTGATCGTTGTTGTTTTTATGGATGAGGGGATCCCGAGCCATTTGGAATATACGTCATCATAATACTTAATGCGTCCGTAGCCTCGGGTCATCCAATGTACCATAGCGTCGATGCCGTGCTGTTCTCGGAAAATAGCTAAGCCAGATAAGCCTACACCGATCCTTCTGTTCTTGTGCTGGACTCGGTTGGTCTCCTCTATGTGCGTTTTGGTCAGGGTTACTGTCTTCCCGTAAAGATAGGCATATTTGATAACATCGATGAACGTCTCTTCATCCTCTACATTTGGTGGGAAGATTTCTACAAGGTTGCATACTTCCCAGCTTTCGAGTGATTGCTCTCCGCAGGGATTACAACCCCGGGCATTTCTATCTCGGTAGTCCGGAGGATCACACATTCGACCGTAGGCCTGCACGTTGTCTAACCAAATGTATCCCGGTTCCCCGTTGACCAGTGTACGTGGGACGAGTTTCGAGTAATTCATGCCGACTGTGGAAAACACGGAATTATTGCTGAATCGACCGTAGTTTTGGCGATCAGGGTTTATGTCATAATTTTTGAGATTTAGGAAAACTTCATCGTCGGGATCCCCGATAGCAATCTCGGCTGTTCTGCGTACTGAACCGGCGACTACACAGGAACCTATCATATTCATGATGTCTACGATGTCCCGGGAAGTTAAAAGTGGATTTTCGGACAGGCTACGGCGATCTAATACCTCCTTAATGTCCTTGTGCATTTGTTCTAAGGGTTCGTGCCCTCCAGCAATCCCGCCAAACCCTTTAATAAGCTCTCCTTTCTTTCTTATTTTAGAATAGTCGAAAGCATAAGTGGCATCATTGCCCGTGAAATAGGGGCGCATTGTAAGCGCTAAAGAATCAATCCACCCTTCCCGGCAATCGGGTATTACAAAAGTGCCTCGAGGAGTGTCCTTCTGCACTTTGTGCATTTTCATTTTGTTTGCACCTTTTGTATCAAACCCACAACCAACGCCGACCATCGACACATCCATCAGGAAAGTGAATGGGCGGATTGATTCAATCTCAATTTCTTCGGTAGAGACAAAAGCACAGTTGAATAGCCCCATAGGATTCCGAGTATGTGCGTACTCAGTTCCCATCATCCACAACCCTCTTCCTGCTGGCAGGAATCGTAAATTGTACATATGATCAAACATGACCTGGGCACTCAACTGTGCTTTTTCCTCGTTCCACCCTAAGCAGTTGCTTATGATGTGGTCTTTTTGGAGGGAGTAGCTTCCTTCCGCGCATCTTCGGATTACATCGACAAACGACTCCTTGGATCCGTCTTCTTTTAATCTGCTGTAGGTCCGGGCAAAAACAAAAGCGCCAAGCCCGTCAAATCCCAGATCGGGATTTATGTCTGTATACTGTGCGATAAAGCTATCGTCGAGTTTGAACGATAACCAAGGTGTGTCGTTTATCATGTATGTCCTTTTTTAAAGATGAAAAATTACGCTGGTAAAATCAGGCCCTTGAGGAGATTGTATGTCAGCTCACTGATCTGCAATTTCGTGTTTTCCTTTGAGTCCTGTAGGGCGCGGCTGACTGGAACAATGTGAGAAACAAACACTGTCTTCAAGCGATCTTTCCAAGCATCAACGCCTGCTGGGTCCAGTACGTCTATCTGGTACTGGTTTTGGTACGTCTTTCGGAGTTCTCCAAGCGCTGTTGCTACTTTAGGGTCACCGCCCGATTCTCCTTTTCTCCAGTCCTTAACTGCGGTTTCAAACCCTTTAAGAATTTCTTCCTGGGCTTCCACTCCCGCTTTTTTGGTTTGCTCTCTCTGGTTTTCCAAAGAAGTGTAGAGTTTCTGCGCCCAGGACTTAGAATCCATTAAAGATGTAGCCTGTGCAATGGACACCTGTTCGGGCTCTCCTGGGATGGTAATTTTGGTTCTGTGTACTACGCCGATGATTTGCTTGGTAAGACTTTCCAGATGATCCATGATTATTTGTGTCATCTTAGCTTTTCTTTTCGTAGCCTCTACAAAGTGTTCCCGGGTTTCGAAGCCTTCAGGCACTTCGCCTTTAGGTATAGCGGATAAGAATGCGCCTCCGGCATAGTGGAGCATCATCGCATTACCCGTTTCCATTAAGGAGTAACCTTCTGATAGCGTTATCTCTCTTTCCCCTTCCGGAACTTTTGGTGCCTCTTTGGTTTGTTCTGTGCCTTTTTCTTTAGCTCTTTCCATTTGTTGGATCCTCCTTATCTGGCCCAAGCATGTCCTTTTGAGGACAGTGATACTAACTTAACCCCTGGGTGTAAACTACAGGGCGTTTCAATAAAATAACTTTCAAGCATGTACTCTACTGTGAATAGAGCATCAAATTCGTCCGGGAGAAATACAGCCCCCATTCCAAAAGGATGAGCAATAGGCTCTTCCTTCGTTTTTTGTAAATACTTTACAGCGTTCCAAGCTGTATAGTTGAAGAGGTAGCAACCCCTGTCGTGGTTTTTTGCATAATTTTCCAGGAGTTTGAACGTGTTTTCTAGTTCAGCGTCTTCTCTTTCTTGTTTGTCCCGTTCTCGCCTAAGTAGTTCTAAGGCTAAGTCCCAGCGATTGGATGGGAGGTTCATTGCCGTCGTGATAATGTCCGTAGATTTTATGTCCTTCATTTCTGGGTTTTCAGAAAAGAAATCACGGAATGCTTTATGCATTGCCCCGGAGGGCGGTGGAACCTTCGTTTCACTTCCCATCACGTCTGTTCCCATAGAGGAATTAGGTCTGGATCTTTGTCAGGCTTTCTTCCAGATAGTGTTGCCCTCACTCGGCCTCCCTGTAATGGCGTCTGGGAGGCACTTTGATACTTGTGTTGATGCTGGGCTATGAAGTTGAGGGCCTCCTCAACAGAGTCGCAATTTTTGATTAAAGGATCATTGCTCATGCTAGCTCCTGTCGTGGATTAAGATGTTCGTTTAGTTCTTTCATTAGATGCGCTAAATTTGTAGTCAATCGAATAAAATCGGGCATTAAATTGACGATAGGTTCTAAATCGTCTGGGCTGGCTCGGTCGATTCTCTCTTGTATTTTTTTTGATATATCGTGTGTCCGGTTGAACACTGTTAAAAAGTACGTGAAAACCATATGATGTGTCAAGTCCAGGGGATCAGAATTTGTTACATTTATCACTTTTGCTGGATTTATTGTATGATTTTTCAGGTGTTTAATGTTATCGGCTAAATGAGCTAGTATATGCTCTCCTATGAAAAAGTTACCAATGGAGCTGTGTCTGACCTGTAATGCCTGGCGGTGTATATTTTCTAATGCTTCTTTGTCGGGGAATCGGATATTCGATCCCGCTAACGCCCAGAGCATTTTGATAAAATTGTTTTCGCCAACTAGCATAGGCAAATACATTAAGGCTGGATCACTTTTTGTTAGATAGGTCATAAACACCAAAGACACAAGAGAATCTTCACTCAACCGTTCTTCCATTTCTGGTTGGAGTATCACGCGCCCTCGATGCACAAGTAAACTTTTGCATACTTGGAATTTGATACGGCGGGGTCTACTCAACAGACATCGGATGTTAGTAATCCGGCCCATAATCCAAGAGAAAAACAATGGGACATCTTCTTGTTCCAGGATGAGCATCACGCTTTCTATTGTCTCGGATAGGATAATACGACGAAGTGCCGTTTCTTCACAGTTTTGGGTATGCTGTAGTACGTAGCTGGAAGTGACTCGAGGGGGCTTACTGTCGGGCTCACCGTGAGATGATGTTACTTCGTCAATTCCGTACACATCTTCGATAGTCTGGTTTCGATTAAGAAATTCTGACAGGACCTTCATTATGCTTTTCTTGATGTAATTATAAGCAGATCCGCCTTCAAAGATTAACTCGTCCCGGCGTATAATCTGTTCTACCAGGTAGGCGGCGTATTCCTCCGCACACATCTTGACCTCTTCTAAGGTAGTCCAAGCATCGGTGGGCGATTCCTTGAGGATGATGTTTTGTGCAACTGCTTGAATTGCCAGATATGCATCTAAAAGGCTTTGACCATTATTATCAGGATCTTCTCGGTACTTGTCTACAAGTACGGAAATGGATGCTGCTTTGTCATACACTTTAGAACTGGCTTTTATTGGCTGGGTACCGTGCGTTGTTTCTGTCATATTTTTAGATGAATCGTAGTTTGGCTACTTAGTCCTAGTGGCTGTCAATAGCGTCCATTAACTCCCTGTAAATCACTTGAGATTGTATTGGTCTGGGCAATACGACTTCTATGCAATTATTTGATTTTTTAGTCATACAGACTTTGCCTAAATTCACGCTGTCTTCCGGGCGCAAAGAGATGAGTACATTTGCTATATTTTCTAGAACATCGGTAGGGACACCGATAGCCTTGGCCATGTCTTGTTCCGATATTCGAATAGGTTTGTTTGGAATTAGTCGTTTCATTGATCTCCTGGGCTGGTCCATATAGGTGCTAGCTTTTCGAACTGTTTCATAAACTGTATATGGAAGTGAGGAATAGACAGATTTGAAGTATCAAAAGTTTTGAGGTCGTCGTTTTCTTTTCTGGGGACTTGCGCCGTCATGCCCACCTGTGCAACCGTGTCTGTCATTATTGGAATAATATTGTTTCCTACTTTTATGATATGCAGTTTTTCTAGATCGTAGTTTTTTTGAAGATGGGGCAATATCATCCCAATTACAATGGAAGGGTGCATGCTTTTCGTAAGCCAAAGATATAACTTCAAAGGGATGATATCCCGGAAACAGAAATTATCGGCGTATTGTGTAGTAGAATTGAACACACCACTGAATTGCCACTGCTTTAGCTTGGATACAGGAATATTGAATATTTTGGAAATCTGAGGCAAAGTAACTACTAAATCAGCCACTAGAATTTCCTCTCAGCCTTAGCGACACGCCAATCGCCTTGCTTAGTCTTGTTTACCGCATAAACACGATCCGCCACATCTTCCATCTCTGTCAAGTGTGTGACCATAATAATTTGGATTCCCATTTTATCACTCAGTTCTTTGATCATCTGGGCTCCTAGTCCTATTTTGGTTTTATCCAAAAACTTGAAAGGCTCATCTAGGATTAGAATGGGTCGTGTTGCTGGTGTGGCTAGTTTCCAGGAGGACATACGCAAACCGAAGGATCCCACATCGCCTACCCCGCCTCCACAGGCTTCTTGTGGATCAACTAGGTGTATTTTCGAATCTAGAAACTCGATAAGGGCCTCGGTGGTATTTCTCTTTTGATCGAATGTTAGATTGACTGAGAGGTCTTCTTCTGGGAAGACTGTTTCCAGGGCGATTGTCGGTATGTTTGTGACATGGAACCGCAGTTGATCCTGTGTCTTCTGGGCTACGTGTTTGATTGTCGCACAGGCTTCTTCGTGATCTTTGACGCTCTGTTCTAATTCCTCGATACGCGTCCTGCTGGCTTGTACAGTAGCCATGAGCTGCTCTCGACGACCAATAGTCTTATCGAGTGCCGTGCGTATGCCCGATATGCCTTGAGAAATAGCATCCATGTTACTGTCCAAGCCCCGGGGGTGCTAGGGGCGCCGGATGTGCGTCAGGAGAAGGGGTTAGCAGTTTAGTCTGTATGTCTGCGTACTGTTCTTGAATTTTTTTAGTCAGTGTCACTTCCCGTTGTTCCAAGACCTTTATCTTCTCGGCGGCTTCTGCTACTGAGCTGCAGCCTAGTTCGCTTAGGTTTTTATTCAACTGCCCTAAAACACCAGTTTCCCGAGCTACCGTATCCCGGGCGGTTCCTATCTTTTCATTTAGCTCTAGAATCTCTTTCTCTAGTTGCTGGCTGTTAATTTCAGTCATTACTTAATCCTCTCTTCCATTGACCTGTGTATGAGCTGCGTGACGGGCTCGGATATTTTTGATTCTCTAATCTCTTTATGCATATTTTCACGAAAGTCTAAACTCAATTCCAAATCTTCTTGCAATGAATCTATAAAGGCGTTCATGCGTTGATCTTTTTCTTTCTGTGTGTCTAGGTGCTCTCTTGACACTGCCTCTGCGTCTATTGTTAAGAAATGCGGCTTTACTTGATTAGCCTCGGCATCCCATAAATAGACACGGGGTTTGTAGTCCGCTTCATTCGCCTTCATTCTCATTAGCGGCCCTGGATTACACAGTATAACACCGTCTCCCGATTCAGCCACTATGGGAGTATGATGATCCCCTGTGACGATAAGGTCAAAGCCTTTAATCTTTTTGAAGAAATCTTCGGGTTGACATTCTTCGCATCCTGGCCAGGGAAGGGCTCCTTCATATACAAATTTGTGGAGGATGAGTACTTTGCGAGAAGGGGGTTCTGATCCAATTTGGTATTGCATAGGAAAGGATTCTGGGGTCACTTCGTCGTGCTCTTCCAGATACCGCCAAGGCAAACCGTATACGGCATACGGACGTGTTATTCCGGCGTATTCAGCGTAGGTGACCATAACGCCTTTACTGCAAACGCATTCCATGGTCCCGTGCGCCATCATCACTTCTAAATTGCTTTTATACATCAAGTTCATGTTATGGTTGGGTAGATCGTGTTGGCCCGGGACCATATACCCTGTAGGCATTCGTCTCATTGCTTTTGCTAGAAGTTCCGGAGAGCTTTTACAGGCATTAAATACATCTCCGCCGTAAAATACAGGAATTTTGAATTGCGCTTGAATTTGCATTATCTGCGCAATCTTATCCCATTGTGTTGCCTGATAATTGTCCACCCGGCAGTATGGTCTATCTTCCCGGATGTGAACATCACTGGCTATAATTCCATCTACTGACATGCGGCGGACTCCTTATGGACGACTTGGTTACAGAGGGGACAAATATCAGGAAAGATTTCATCTCGATGTTTCTCTAAAGAACTCAGCCTTGTCTGAGTTTCTGTGATGTTTGCTTGTGTCTTTGTGCAATTGTTTACGGCAACAGTTAGAGCGGCGTGTTCTGTCTGGACGGCTTCTAATTCTACTGTTAGTTTTTGGAGACCCAACAGTGCCTCCGCCCGCTCTGTCCAAAAGGACTGCATGTGGACGTTGGTTTCCAGAAGAGTGCGTTTCGCTTCAACATCACTAACCATCAAGATTAACTCAGATCTTTCGGCTCGCACTTTGTCGAGTTGTTTCGTTTGAGCCAAAAGACTTTCTAGATCTTTAAGGATTTGTGCCAGTACGTTATTTCGGTCTATTTGTTCTGATACTAGCTTTTCTCGAGTAGTTATATCCGTAGATACGTTTTTCAAAGTGAGTATCTCTTGCTGACACTCTTTGTGCTGTCTTACTAGTTCTAATACTCCTTGCAATTCCTTTTCCACGGTAAGTAGATGTTGATTCTTATCAATGGATTTTTGGACGCTCTCTGCTTGTGATACAAGCCCTTCTATTTGCGTCCTTTCGTTAATCATCTGGACACGCATCTTGTCCATATTTTCTAGTTTGGCTACAGCAGCCTCAACAACATCCAATCCCAGGAACTCGGCAAAACCTGCTTCAAGTCTTTTTAGGTTTTCTTTTTCGTGAGATCTGCTTGATTTTTCCCGGGTAAGCATTTTAGATATGTTATGCAACGCCAGTTCCATGTCATCTAATTTGACTAGCCTATTTAGGTACTTGGCTACGTCTACAGGACGATCAGCTAACATGAAATGCTTTCCGAGTTGCTTTTGGATATTACATTCGGACATATTGATGAAAGACTCAATCTCTGTAGGAACAGAGCGGCTAAAGGCTCGAAATTCATTTATTCCGGCTAAAGTCTGTATCCGATACACGTCGTCGGAGTTTGTCTTTACCCGGGAAATGCGTGTTCTTCCTTCAAACAGGGCATAAGCCTCTGTGTCCCCTCCCCACCATGATCGGTACCAATCTCCTCGGTACTCATTAAAAAGCAACCAATAAAGAATACGCAATAGAGTCGATTTCCCATTATTAGATATCCCGGTAAATACATTGATTCCATGATGCAGTTCTATTTGCGTGTCCGAATGGGCCTGCCAGTTTTTACCGCCAAAGCCCATCATATGTCCGGAGGGCGGTTGGCTCATTCCTGTCCTCCAAGTGACGAGGGTTGTACCCATTTTAAGAAGTCCTCAAAGTCCATCATAATCGAATCATGTGGAAGCGGGACCGTCCAGGTAACAGGAGTGAAAGCCTTGAGTATCATTCGAGTAAATTCAGGCCAGGGACCTTGCATTTCCTGGATATGATTGTATAGAGGTGCTTCAATAGAGATGGTACGCCTTCTTCCGTTTCTTTTGGCTATGACGGTGCATCCGATAATAGGAAGCCCTGCCGCAACAGCCAACTGACGGTCTTGCATACATTGTAACAGGAAACGCTCGTATGTTTGCTCTGAGCGTACGCCTTTCCGCATGGGACTGTCGATCAAGTCCTGTATGTTCCATCCCTTGTACCCTGTTTTTATTTCTATTACGGTGCGATCTAAAAGGGGCTGGCCAGTAGGACTTGTGGCGCCGACATCGCCGTAAGCGCCCGCAGTGCTTTGTCCTCTTTGTGCTCTTCGAGTAGCCCTTCCACCTGATCCATCGGTTCGATAAAATACGTTGTCGTCTTCCCCGTCTGACCACCAAAGAGATAATATTTTGCATATAGTTCTTTCTTCCCCCGAACCTTTTCTACTACCACTAGTCATTAAAAAATCCTTTCCTTGCTATTCCTACTCTTCTCATTTTTTCATCTACGGTTTTTCCAGCGTAATGCCCTCTGTTTTGCATCAGTATTCGTTCAAATTTGAATGATTTTAATACTGCAGAAATAGTGGGCCAATCTATGGGATCTCCTTGGATGTGCGGAATCTTGATTGGATCTTCTGCTTGTTTGTAGGGCAAACAGATTAAACGTGAATTTAAGGATGTTTGATGTGTGTATTGTGGATCCACCAAAGCATCGTATTTTTTGCCTTTGAATAGTTTCCCTGTTAGAAATTTCATAGCGGTGGGTACGCCGATACCGTCAATTCCTGTGATGTTGTCTGAATTGTCTCCGGCAAGGCTTTTTGCCTGTATAAACAGGGACATATCCGTTGTTCCGAACAGTTCTTCAAAATCTTTCAACGTAAACTTCAAACGGGTTTTTGGTTTGATGATATCTACGCTCGGTCGAAGTAGTTGGTACAAGTCTGTATCAGTAGAAATTATGGTATGATGTTCCTGTGGATAGCATAGGACGCCCTGAGCCATTAAGTCATCGGCTTCATATCCTTTTTGGTGCCACTGATTAGCAAATCCCATATTGGGAAGAACTTCAGTACGCAACTGGGTAAATTGATCATAATCAATCTCTTTGCCCGGTTCTGCCTGTCTCTGGGCCTTATACTTGGGATATATGCGCCTCCTGTAATTCTCATGACGTCTAGTATCCCAAGTAAACACGATTGCGGAGGGTGGTTGCGGGCGTTCCCTTAGAATGGATAGGAACTTCTGTAAGAATCCGAATATGACCCCTACTTTTTTTCCTTCCAATTCTAGATCACCCGTCGTGTGTGCGGCGGCGTGGCAGAGATTACTACAATCAACGAACAAAATCATGCGTACCGGGGCTTCCTTCCTTTTAACACACTTTTTTCAACTTTGGCTACCCAACGAACTAGAATCGATTGAACCCGAGACTCCCATCCATTTTCTTCTATTCTTTTTATGATGGTATCGGGAACACCGGTTAAACCCAGTTCCTCAAAGTGTAGACTGCTTTTCTTTGGCTTTTTAGTCTTTGGGTCTATTTCGTGTCCTATGCAACCACATGCTTCCAGGTATTGCAACATACTAAGCAAATCGTCAATTCCGTAGTGGTCTAAAATATTGACTAGGAATTTACGGCGAATGCCCCCTGTTTTGTTCTTGTCTAAAAGCACTTCAATCGTGCGCCCTACCTCAAATTCCATTTTATTGACAGTGCGTTTTATTGACGCTTTAATGGACACCCAGAGGACATGGGAGGAGAAGAACTGTAAACCCTTCCCGCCACTGCGTCCCTTACCCCCGTATCCTCCAATTTTATCCCTAGTCTGCGAGAGAATCATTATATGGGAACTTGTGTTGTCTGTTAGCTTTAAGCTCGTACGTATGGCCTGTCCTACTCGCTTAGCCTTAGCCGTACCGTATGACCCAGAAGTTTCTTTACCGCCTTGCCTTGCTTTTCTTTCGTCTTCAATCTGATCAAGCTCGTCTTCGCTCGGCAATGCATCTAAAGAATCTAACACGTAAAAGAAAGGACGACCGTCCGCCCCTGCAGCATGCATGTTATCCATCCATTCTTCAACAGTAGCCGAACTGCCGTTATCATTGGCATCTCTGGGTTCTCTAGGAGGTTCTATGCGCCGAGCTACTTCTGCTCCAAACATGGTTTCTAAATCGAAGGCAAGGGCGTGCTCAGCGTCATCGAAGATAAATCGATAATCATTGAATTTCGGGTTTTTAGCCATTTCGGCAAAACACGATAATGCCAGCAATGTTTTGCCTCCACCAGAATCTCCTACCACGTTCGAAATCGTTCCAGAGGCAAATCCTCCCAAACCCGTATCACGGGCCATGTATGTATTAAGAAGTGATGATCCTGTAGGAAATACGATATAGTTGTCAGGAAGAACTGCTCCGCACATCGATGCGCCAGGGGCTTCTCTTTGGACGGGAGCAGCGGCTGGTACAGTCCCGGGGATTCTTTGCATAACCGGCGCAACATCCTGAACAAGGGCTGGAACAGCAGCAACAGGCGGTCCTGCTGCTATCGGCGTTCTACTTATTTTCGGGGGTTCCGAAGTTTGCTCGTCGGGCGTGTTCGTTCTTTTCATTGATTATAACCTTTATCTTTTCACATACCTGTTCAATGTACTTTGTTGGTAGTTTCATCTTTGTGTACTTTAGACGCACTTCGTCTAAAAAACCGGGGAGGGATTGAAACGTGCGAGTTAGCCAGACGTTCGCCATTTCCTCCGCCATCCGTGTAATGCATCGATCCTCAGAATTACTGGCTTGGTTAATAAAATCATTAACCAGTGCTTTCAAGCAATGGGCCCGGCTACGAGCGCCTGTACTTGCCCATGCTAAATCCAAACGATCCACAATCTCCGGCTTAGTCCAAGCAGCAAAATACTTGGAACTCTTCTTTGTTGGCGGGTCTTCTAATAGGTTTTCATCTAACTCATTCACAACTATTTTCCTTTCCGTTCCAATCCCTTTGCAATCTAGAATGGGACGGTGTCTCCGAACTTACGATCCGCACAAGCTTCCCATAAGGGGCAGGCTGTACAGGCGGGAATGTCGTTTGTAGAAACACCAAAGGTACCAGCGGGATCTGGACACGTTCCTCCCGGAGTAGCGGCCTGTTGTTGCACGGGCACTTGTGCTGCTGGGGCGGGAACTTGATTTACTGGAGCCTCCTGCGGGGGAGTCGCTGCTGGGGGTGCAACAGCTTGAGGGGAAACCGCAGGAGGCTGGGCGGGTGGTTGCTGTGCAGGGGGGGCCTGCACAGTCAACCAACCAAATCCTTTGCAAGGGAAACAGTCACCAATTCCATTTGAGGGTACGCCTGTTTCTTGGCAGGCAATACAAGGCTCATATCCGGTAGGACCAGGAGGCGCCTTTTTTGGGGGAGTTGGTATTTCGGTAGGTTGAGTGATTGCCGCTCCGGCAGGGGCACTTCTCTGTATCCCAGCAGGAGGAGCAGCGGGAGGGGCTTGAGCAGCTACAGTCCCGGGAGGGTTTGTGCGTTGAGGTGCCGTGGCTAGAGGAGCTGTTTGCGTGGGAGCCTCATTCGCCTTTTGTTCTGGCATGGGGTCTCTTGTTATTACTCCAGGAGTAGCCGGCGCAGGAGCGGCGGCCTGTTGAGCTGCTGGCGCCGGTACTGCTTGTTGAGCTACTGGTCCCGGTGCGGCTTGTTGCGCCGCTGGTACTGATGCGGGAGGAGCGGCGGGTTGCGTTGTGGCTAAAGCTGGAGGACTAACAGCGGCAGCACCTGGAGCAGTCCCTGAAGGAACAGCACCGGCTGGCATAAAACTCGCAACAGAATTAGCAGCGGGAGCTGCGCCGGCTACGGCACCAGGAACAGAAACAGTGGTTGCCCCAGCAACAGGAGGCTCTTCTCCTTCAAAAAACAACTCTTTGATTTCTTCATAGGGTTGCACGATGATGATGGCATCCAAATCATGAACAGCCTGCATAGCGGCTTCTGGGTACGTGTAATCCCTGGGTATGAAATCGAATCGACCAGCCTTTGGAAAACTGCGTCCCTGGAAACTACTCTCATCCATTCGGATTTTGACTTGATACCCACCCTCCAACTCAGTGAAGTAGAGGAAATCATCATTCTCATTAACTTCCTTCATCATTAAGTTAGTAAACAGGAAATCCCCGGCATCCAGTATTTGAGTACCCACGGACGAATTATTAAGATCCACCACATTAAACAAAGTACGTTCATGGTGCTTAATCGAGCTGATAAGAGCGTCCATGGAAGGATCTCCGAGCCCTTGTAGATAGTTACGATGGGCACAAATGGGGCAGGGTTTATCTTTCCCAAAGGTTTTGGGACAAACCAGTTTGATGTTTTCTGAACCGATGTTTCGGTGAAGTAGGATACTCCTCCTGTACCAAATGTCGCCCGGTATTACCTTGTGAGGAGATCCCTCCATAGTAACATCATAGGGCATGAAATCCAAAAAATGGGTGCCTGTTTTGAGGTTGAGCGTCTTTATAGGAAACTTGGAATTTCCTAAGTAATCCGCTCCTTTTGATTGAGAGGCAACAGCATCTTGTTTGATCCTGTCCCTCTGTGCCTGTGCTCGTTCCGATCTATTCATGTGTTCCCTCCAATGGATGTGGTAAATTGCGTGATCGCCGGATTGCGGCGTCCACTGATTCATTGATAGCTTGTGACTTTTCCTTAGTTGGAGTCAATCGTGCCCCAGGCGCATCTTTAGGAGCAGCAAAAAACCCCATGTGCGTTAGGTTTACAAGTGACTCTATGATTTTTTTCCTGTGGTGTAGAGCTTGCATTCGTCCTTTGGTTATATTCCAAATGGACTGTGCCTCTACTTCTGCCCTGCGGGCGTCAATTACACTTTGTTCGGACCGTGCCGTGCTCTCTATAGCGCCTTCGGGAGGAGCTGAACGGGCCGACACGATCCCATAGTCTGTGGGACTCTTTCTAGCATCGTTCATAATACCAAAAAGGGTTTCCCGTGCTGTTTCGTGAGCGAGATTGTAGGCACGCTCAGCTTTCGCAGCAAGTTCGCCATATTCGGCTACGATTGCGGGATGCTCAAAAAACAATTCCTCAAGCTCACCCATATTAAGCCGTATGCGATGTTTGAAATCTTCTTCTGATTCAATTATAACTGTTGTCATTTGGTTGCCTTTGCTTCATAGCAGGACATGATAAGCCCCGCTCTTCCTGTATCGTAGTACGGGCGTTCGAAACAGGTCAACAATACGTATGCCCGAGCTTGATCTGCTGTTGACGTCTTGGGGTTTGATAATACAGTCGTGCTATATCCTAAGATACAGCGTCTAATGGACTCTTCTGGCTCGGTTAGACCGGCTAAAATCTTGAGGATCTCACTCCAGTGCGCCCGTTTTATTAAGGCACGTGCTAAATCGATACCACGTGCATCAAAACTCTCCATATTGGTAATCAATTCTTCTAGTTGATCAATGGGGTAGTCTATTACTTTTTCTAGAATCTGGAGAGCGCCTCGAGGACTGCCGTTGGCTCCTTCGGTTATCTTTTGGAGTGACGTCGGCTTTATGAGTTTGCCCTCGGCACGGGCTACTTTCATCAGTAGTAAGCATAACTCATTTTGGGGTAGGGGTTTCAGTTCAAAGGACGTGCAACGAGTAATGATTGTTTTGATTAGTTTCTGGGGATCTGTTGTGGCCAGTATGAAAAAGACATTGGGTGGAGGATCTTCCAGCAACTTGAGTAAGGCGTTCTGGGCATCGTTGGTCATCTTGTGGCATTCGTCCAAAAGGATAACCCGGCAGGAACCTCCTGTGGTCTTGTAATGAGCGATACGGTTGAGTTCCCGCACCATGTCAATACCTCGCATGTCTGCGGTATCAACTTCCTTAAAATCAAAAATGGCACAGCCTAGCACGTCCCGTATAATGCGGGCAATCGTAGTTTTGCCACAGCCACTAGGTCCTGATAAAAGAAAGGCCTTTGGAATGTGCTCTTTAGGCCTAGCTAAGATTGTCTTAAGCGACGCTACTACTTCCTTGTTCCCTATGACCCCGTCAAAGGTCGAGGGACGATGCTTCTGGTATAAACCCACGTAATCTCCTGTCTTTCTTTTGCGCATACGCCTGTTGCTTTGGCGTCAGGAGCTCTACCGTCATCGTGTCAAACATGCCTTTAGATAGTTGGGCAGATCCTGAAGAAGTGAACGGGTCGTAAATCCTGACCCATTTTCTTTTTCTGTGAATGAACACAGTCCTCATGCCGCCTACTATATTCTTCATGGTACGATTATCCACGAACATTCGATAGTAGCCCTTTGTAACCGTATGACCAGGAAACGATGTCCGGGTCATCTTTGGTGGTGCGTTATCGGAACAGGAGTTAGTTCCTGAGATAGGCATTGTTCGCTCCATCTATACAAACCTCCTTAAAAACTCTCATACGAATAATAGAGTATAACATACTTTTATATACGAAGTAAAGACTTATATAAACAACTAAATCTATATACTCGCTAAAAACGTACGGATATCCTCTTGTCTGTTCTTTAACTTATCCCACGGTAATGTCGTCTGTTCTTGCCAAGTCCCGTCTACCCTGCTGACATCGTGTTCTATCGCCAATGGGACTGTGATCCACTTCCATTCGTCTACCAACCGCTGTGTCATTATCTCTGTAGATTTCTCGAAAATAAAGTCTAAATCATCCGGGTCTGCATCTAAAAACATGGAATCGTGAATCTGTGCACAAATACGTGACTGGCTGTTTTGGGCTTTTAATTCCTTGTGCATTTGAATGACACTCCATAAAAGGCAATGAAATGCTGGTCCTTGTACAGGGTGATTGATTACTTCATTTCTGGTAAACAGCCCTTCTGATTTGAACCCGGTTTTCATTATAAACCAACCCCGGGCAATGTAATCCTTATACCACTGTTCCTTCCAAGCTGTGTACTCTGGGAAGCGTTCATGCCAAAACCTGTGTTCGACCTCTTTCATGTGCTGAGTGAAGGATTCTAAGGTACCAATGCCTTGAGATCTCATGTGTTCAAGTAGTGGAACATCATTGAAAAGCGTATGTTCAGCGGCTTCCTGCCACATAGCCTGGGCGCAACTAACAAAGTAGTCTCCGTAAAATTGAGGGAATACAAATTTGTTCTTTGCTGTATGTCGGATAGGCTTCATTTTCTTCTCTTGGGGCTTAGTTAATCCGTGCCACCAAGAAGGCTGCATTTTGAATACTTCAATGGCTTGGTCTCTGTGCATGTCCGTAGTGGGATCTTTGATGTAGATGATCATCTGCTTGTCATTGTGATAGCAGGCGCTGATGCGAACTTCGATATTTGAGAAGTCAATCTCGACAAGAACGTGTCCAGGGCGGGGTATAATGGATCGACGTGTGATTGACATACTCTCATAGTCCCGTTTCGGGACGTTTTGAAAGTTAGGGTTACGGCTACAGGATCGGAATGTCCTGGGAATGTGCAAATGAAAGAAGGGGTGTATGATACCGTCAACGCTTTCCCTCAAGTATCCGCCTAGGTATGTGCTTGATATTTTCCTTAATTTGCCTATGCGGGCTATTTCTTCAATTCCTTGTACGGTTCCGATGAGACCGGCTACGGCTTCGTGGTCTGTTGACCCCTGTTCTCCACTTTCAGACATTTTGGTGGGAGTAAGACCCAGGATGTTATAGAGCACATCGGCTAGCTGGGCCCCGGATTCTACATTGGTATTGAATCCGTATTTTTGATACCATGCTTTGTACACCTCGGTTTCCTTTAGGTCGTTTTTGATCCCCTCAATCTGGCCATTGAGTTCCTGCATGGTCTGCGTCGAATACTTTGTATCAATGGCTACTCCGTGGGCTTCAATCTCGGCCAGGACAATAGCACCTTCGTGAAACAAGTCGTATGCGTCATGTATTGTGAGAACATTAGGAGGATATCGAAACTTATGCGTTTCCATCTGCTGTCTTTGTCGTTCTCCTAGATGCCATTGGTACAAGGCATCGCCACCTACGTATTCGAGTAGCAGTTGCTTGCTACACTGATGGATTCGGTTTATGGCGTTTTTGCCTACTCTCTTTTCTTCCTTTTTGCTGGATTTTAAGTATTGCGACACATCGGCGTTATAGTCCGTGATGCCAAACTCAACAAACACAAGGAATTTCAATCCGTTTGTTCCTTCCGTATTGTCCAAGATGTGAGCAGCTTCCATTGAACACCACTCCCACCCCCTCACCTCAGTTCCGTAGATCTCTTTAGACCAGCTGTGTTCAAATTTCAAATGATGTGCTGTTTTCTTTACCAGTTCACTTGCTAGGAATCGCCGCCAAAGACAGATAAGCTGAAACTCTTCAGGTTGGAGATGTTCCTGCATTTCAGCATCAGTCCATTTAGGATCAATGTGGGGTAGAAGAAATGAGTACACGTCTGATTCATTTACGGCTAATCCTACACAGACAATGCCATGTCCCTTTGCGTGAGGCTTTAGTCCTGTTCCTTCATAATCGTATGCGACACGGTTTCCAGGTGGTCGTACGATCAATTTAGACAAGAAGGCCACAGCCTCCCGAGTTCCGAGCACGTGTCTACGCTCCTCTATAGGCGCCGGAAGGGGTTTATTTATGTATTGGATGCTCTTTGCTATATCTTGCTTAAAAAGTAGCGCATTGCAATCCTTCTTAGTGTCTGATTTTAGGACGAATGCCGGATTAGATACCACAGCCACCCAGCAATTCCACTTATAAAAGGGAATCACTCTACCTCGCCAAGAGGCAATGGCTCCAGTAAACTCGGAATCTAACTCTTCTAACAGCACGTTGGACAAAGGCGTTTTTCCTAGCAAAATGATTAGATGGGGTTTGAGTGTTTCTATTTCTTTTATGACTCGAGTCCTACAAGCAGATAAACTCTCATCGGTTATCTGCTTTCCTTTAGGAGGACGGCATTGGAGTGCGTAGGTTTTCCAGCAGTCCTCATACATTAGAATACCATTAGCCCGGAGTGTCTGTTCCAGGAACTGACCAGAGGGCCCAACCATTGCTTCCCCTCTGGCGTCTTCTGCTTCTCCTGGCGCTTCACCTATTAGAAGGATTCTACGATTACCCATCCCAGATGCTACCATTTTAGGGCTCTGGCAAGTTAGATACAGCCGGCAAGTATGGCAACTCCCCGAATATCCCTTTTGCTTTAAAAGGGGATCTGACTTACTAAAAAAAGATTTCATAAGCTCTTTCTACTCGTCACTCAATAGTACGACATGAACTAGTGGGCCCTTTTCCAGTTTGAGGCTAGCCTCGCCGATAATGGCGTCATCCGTGATTGACATTACTCCCGAGATAAATTCAGGATGCACTTGGAACTTCCTGGGCGGACCTGCGTACCGAAGAACCCGCTGTTCCATGAATGAGCCGTCGGATCCTTTGGAGGAGATCAAAACCTTGCCCTGGCCCTGTAATTCAATATCTACAAGTTGCTCGTCTTCAAACTTGTCGTCGCAAAACACAGCGGCACGCTCCATCACATCTGTGATCTGTGAAGGGAGTTTAATTGCGTCTCCTGTTACCTCAAGAAACCCAGCCGTGTCTGGGTATTCGCCGGCAAACGTACGACATGAATACACCACGCCCTGCTCTGTTCTGAAGTGTATCCAGGCATCGGTCAATCCAATCTCTGAAATGGGATACTGGCTCAATGTGGACAGTGCACCTCCCGGGATCATAATGTGTCCGCCAAAGGAGGGCAGCGGTACGGGCCAGGCATATCGGACTAGTCGATAGTTATCACAACCCTCAACCATTGAATCTGTAAAGTGTAGGCACGTCAACACACCGTCCATCATGTTTTTAGAACAACAGAATAGACACATTTGAATAGCGTCAATGCATTCTTTGGGAAACTCACTCCAGCCTCCGTGCTGTTCTAGGGCGGCGATGTCGTTCCAAATGGGAATTTCTTCCTGTACGATTTGAAGTTTAAGCTCGGCTTTGTTTCGGGCTCCTCGTATTTCAAGGTTGTCTTCTCCTGCCAATAATGCAATATCGGTATCATCCATTTTTGATAGGATTTCATAAAGGGGCTGAACCCTCACTGCAATGCCGTTAAGTGCCTCTAAGCCGGGTGGCGCAGGTACTTGGACGGATATTTTGTCGTTGTAGGTGACGAGTGTGCCTTGACAAATGCGCAATGCGCCGAATTCCTCTACTAAATCCTTTTCAGACAATCCCGGCTTCAATAGCCGGAGCAGGTCTAAAAGGTATTCCCTATTTGTTTTTATCATGATCCACTTTTCCTTTCGCTCGTTTTACTGGAGGCTGTACAAATACGTTCTTTGAAAAGAACCCTTTTTTGGCTTTTCTTTTTTGTTCAAATCTACGTTCCCGCCAGTTGCCCAACCCAGCTGCTAATCGTTTGAAGAATGTCGCATTGACGATAAATCGACTGTATCGACTGTTTGCTACACCCTCTTCCTTGATGGTTTCTAAAATCTCCTGTCCCTTCCCGTCTTTGCATTTCTTTTGTCCTTCTAAAATCTCCTGTCCTTCATACTTGACAAATTCCGATACACCCAAGGGGACGCCCAATTCTGCCAAGTACCCAAAGACACGATCCCGTTCTTTTCCTTTCATAGCTAGTATGTGTTTTGTGTCATCACCCTGTTGAGGCGACCGAGAGGAGGATGACAGCACCAACGGCTTTTGATCAAATACAGGTCCGGACTCGGTCAACCGGGGGAGTAGGATATTTCCCATGGCACTGGCTAATAGCCAAGACGTGCTGTCAACCGAGTACCAGGGATAACGCATCATTAAGTCGATGGATGTCATTCCCAGTCCGTGTACCTTGGTGAGAGGCGCCCCGTCGGCGTCTGTCATTCTTTCCCAGCAGGCATCTAAAAAGTCCCGACGCTGTTTTGTCGTAAACCCTTTTGCCATCCCGCCTAAACAGAAATAATCATAGTGTAAACAGCGATCCAAGTATGGAAACGGATCTTCCGTATGGTAGACTGGAAGGGGTTTAAGTCCCTGGGCCTCCATAGCGCACTGATTTTCCCACGAAGCTTGGACTTGGGTAATTACGTCCAGTACCACATAATAATCGATTTTAGACAAGTTATTTTTGACGTAATCGATATAGTCTTGGACTTGGATGGGTTTGCCTAGGTTCCAAGCGGAAAAAGCACCACTATCTAGGAACAGAGTGTACGTCCGTTCCTCGTTTTGCATGACATTGCGAGTAGCTGCGCCATCTTGGATGCTGTGATACGAATGCAAGCGATATTTGCAAAAGTTTTCAACTTCAATTCTGTTCCCTACCGTGCCGGCAAACCATACAATCATGAGAATACCTCCTGGGCCATATAGAGATCATGCGGCGTCGGGATGGTTGTGGATGCTTTGTCGTCAATGTACAGATCACAAAGCACTTTGCCCATGAGCAATTCACAAGCAACAAGACCGTGAGCATCTAACCACGCCTTGGTAACCCCACGGTCCTGTTCCCATCTTGCTGTGTGCAGAATGATAGTGTGTCCTGCCGCATCTAGTTCATTTACTTTTTCGATGTTTTCTTTATTCGGTGTTCGGTTTGTATAGTCATGACCTTCCGTTTCCAAAGTCAAGACACCGTCAATGTCAACTGCGATTCTCATGTTATTCACTTTCCTTTCGGAACTTTAGTTCACGCCGATATTCATCGATAACTTCAATAGTGCTTCTATTCCTCTCTGTATCGTAATGTCCGTCACGACACAGTGTATAGTATTCTTCCAATAATTTCATATTTATAAAATCTATGATCACATCATTGGCCCGCAAAGCAACCCACTTTCGAAAACAGCAGGGACACTCTCCGCAGTAGTTACTGTCGCAATGCCCGGAATAGCAGGAAATAGTATCAAGAATGTTTCTGGGATGTTCCGTGTTGTTTAGGAACCAGGCAACGACTTCGTGCTTCCTTAATCCCCAAAACGGACTCCAAACCCGAAGGGGCCGTTTTTCCATCATACTGAGCACATGCGACATTTCTTCAAAAATGGGCTTGTTTTTATCGGCTACAACATCGTCCAAGACTCCCGCCATACATACGATGTCCCCGTATTTGACAGCTTGGGCAGCAATTAACATATTGCGAAAAGGTATGTATGCCTTTTCTCCGACTTCCCGATCACTCAAGTCTAAACTGCGATCTACTTGTATGGAAATATTGGAACGCAGATCCTGTCGTTGAATCCATTCCCACTCCCGTTCACTATAGCGAGATTTGAGATCAAACCAAACAAGACGGAGACGCTCAACACCGTACCGATCTCGTAAGAAGTGGAATGCTGTGAAACTGTCAATCCCACCACTATAGCAAAGAGCGATTTTCTTATTCGGATGAGCTCGTAAATCCGAATCTATTTCAAAGCACTCTGCTTCTAATAGAGATTCTATTCGCTGTTTATCATATAGCACTGTTTTCTCCTTTACAGGGTATGGACGTAATTTGAAAAAGGAATTGACCCCTCTTTAATGTACATCGCATCAATGTGTGTGTTCCAAATGCACCCAGGGCATTTGAGTGTATCCTTTCGGGCTTCTTCACAGAACCGATCCCAATTCTCAACTAGCTCATGACCAAACACAATGGGAGTTTCGATCGTGTAATCATCGCACGTCAATACCCTACCATCACAATCGATTGTCACCCAGGACGGAAACATCTTTTCTTTGGTACAATGCCAGGAATAGTTTTGCAAGTGGGCGAAGTCGTTAGCGCTAATCAAATCCACAAATTCTCGGGATGTGTGCACCAGGTAGCCGTCATCCGACATCTCCATAGTGAGGTCCAGGATGTGTTTCAAGTTTTTGTGATGCTCTGGTTTGAATAGCAGTTCCTCTGTCCCTGGCAGGTTTCTGGTTTTGCTGCCATGCTGTCCTCGGTCTGGGTGGATCATATCAAAAAACATCCAGATACCTTCTGAAGACATTGTTTCAATTGTTTCAGGCAACAGATGGAAGTTCGTACTGGTCAGGGTAGCGATAGCTGCGACATCTCTCAAGTCTTTACAATTGTCCCGGAAGTATGTCAGCCATTGCAGGGCTTTTCCTGTTTTTGCTTTGGAGTGTTTGTCCAGAGGAACCATGTCGTAACTCATGGACAAACTACGAGCACCGGCTTCAATGAGTCTGTCTATTTTTTGTTTGACATTGGAGGCTACACCAGATGTGATTACCGTGGTATGAATGCCCTGTGATTCGGCATATCCTACTACTTCAGGAAGCTCTTCAAAATCGGGATCGTAAAGAGGCTCAGCTCCATAAAACGCCATAAACCCACATCCTAGCTTTTTCAGATTGTCTACCGTTTCTTTCCAGCGTTCAACGCCGTATGATGCGGGCCTTCCCGTAACCATTCCACAATATTGACAATCTAGATGGCAATTCCGGGTCCATAGTATTTCTGCTTTTACGGTTTCCACGCTAAACTCCTTTTATGAGTGACATTAGTTCTTGTCGGGTTTGGATGTTATCTTTGAACGCCCCGACCAAGGAAGAAGTGACCATATTTGAGTGCTGCTTACCAACGCCACGCATACGAATACAAAAGTGGTCTGCTTCGATAATACAAGCGGCTCCAAGAGCGTCTAAATGAGTAGTTAGAGCGTTGACTACTTGTTGCCCTAGCCGCTCCTGTACTTGGAGTCTACGGGCATATATGTCCACCAGACGAGCTAGTTTAGATATGCCTACTATTTTGTCCTTAGGAATATACGCTACATGCGCAGTTCCTACGAATGGAAGCATGTGATGTTCACACATTGAATAGAATTCGATATTCCGGAGAAGTACGATTTGATCATAGTCTCCATCATTATCAAACTGTTTCAATATATCCGCCGGATCTTGATCATATCCGCCGTACACGTCCTTCCATAATTTGACTACACGTGATGGAGTTTCGAGTAGGCCATCACGATTTGGGTTCTCTCCAATTTGAGATAAAAAAAGGCGGACCAGATTTAACTGATCCGCCTTTGAGTTTTTATCGTCAACTGGCCTAGGCAAGTTTGACTGTGTGATACTTTTCTCCTTCTTCCGGGTTCACAACCTGGATGTCCACTTCGGCGAGCTTGCGAGTGTTGAGGCTCTTGGCGTGATCGATAATACGCTTGGCCGTACATTCTTTGCCTGCCGCTTGAGTTACTACTTTGGCAATTTCCGCCGAGTTGGTTACAGTTCCCCGATGGGCGATCAATGCAACATCGATCTGTCCGGAAAGTGATCCCAGGGCGTGTCCGTATTCCGACTTTGGCTTGGACTGCTTTACAGTTTTGGCAGTGCTGGTAGGAGCTGGTGCAGGAGTTCCTTCTGGTGTTCCTTCGGGAGCTGCTGGTGCTGCAGGAGGGGCCGCCGCTTCTGGGTTGGCCGCAAATGCAATCACTGCTCTGGTGTCGTTGCTGACGTTGTCGCCTTCCTGAATTAAAGTGGCTGCTTCGGTGATCTTCACCAAAATGTCTGCCTTCTTGGTTCCGGGGGCGGTAGGTATTGGTGGCTTGCATCCAAGTACAGTGTTCAGTTCCGTTGCTGCTTTGGTTACTTGATCCATTTTCATTAGTGTGTCCTCCTATTTGGACTTGAGTGTTTTTGTTAAGTACACCTTGATTATATGACTTTTTGTCACCGGACACAATACCCTTTTTAAAAAAAGTTTGTATTTTTTTATTCTCAAGGTTCATTTATAACACCAAGTCCTCTTATATAGACAAATTACGCCATATCAATTATTTTGTGCATCTGCATGTTTAGCATTACATTCCGAGGAAGACTATTACGACTATCCATAAGGTGCCGTACGATTTCCTTAGCTTCCATGGCTCCATGTACGGGTGAAAAGGCGTATGTGACTGTAGGTCCCAGTCTTGCTGTTAGTTTAGAATGCAATGATCTTGTAAACTGCATCGCCTGGCACAAATCCGCTACATCTTTTATTACATACTTAATAAAGACTTTCGGTTTCAGCTTAGGTGCGGCTCCTAGAGGTTCCAACATATCCATCCAAAAATCGGTAGTCCCCTTTTCCGAATTAAACTCTTCTGATCCTACCAGTTTATAATCCAGGATGTAGCCCTGGACATGCGGGATCACGTCCGGTTTAATCAATCCCGATGTTTCTATTTGAATCAATGGCGCTTCTCCACGTGCTTCCATAAACTTGTTATGTAAGGCTTCAGTCAAAGCGGGGAGTTTCTTTTGTTGTACTAGTGGATCTCCCCCGGTGATTACAATGTGAGGGAAGCTGACACATTCCAGTATTTCTGGTATGGTAAAAGGATTGCCAGAATCTGATGGGAGAGATTCGGGAGTGTCGCACCAGGCACATTTAAAGGGACAGCCTGCGAGACGTATAAACGTAGCCAGTGTCCCAGCCGGGAATACACCACATTCCCCGGAAATTGTACCGAATACGCTAAAAACATTAAGACTTTCTGACATTAGATTCCTCCTTTAAATTCCTTTCATACGTGGCTGAGCAAGTACACGTTTCAAACACTTTGACACTGATTTTTCCTTGACCACTGGCAGCCAGTTTACACATGAAAGGCATTATAGCCATATTTTTCATTACCACGTCGCAAATCATTTTGGCAATGTGCTCTGCCGTGGGTGAATGGGGAACGATTACCAGAGAATCAGGCATGTACACTTCGGCTCCTGTGAGGGGAAACACCAAAGGATCATCATGTTTCAACATGGTGCGGTGGTCCCATTCTTTATCGATGTAATCCTTCAAAAACTTGAGACGATAAAAGTCAAGCAACATACCATCTTCTGGATCACCCTCTACTTCCACAAGAGCGGCATCTGCTCCTGTCAATTGTACCAACGCTCTGTAGGAGTGGCCATGTAGTCTACGGCACTGCCCTTGGTGATATGGGAGTCTGTGCGCCATTTCCCATTTGAATTCTTTTTCCACTTTGAATGTCATAAATAACTCCCTAGATAGAAACGTCCCATTTCTAGCCGTTGTATCACTTTGACTTGTCGGTCATCGCTTGTGCTTTCCCGAGCAATCAAGTTGCCTATACGCATTAGTCCTTTTGCTTTTTCTACTTTGTTCTGATTTAGCGTAAACATCGCAGAAACATGACTGTACTTCCTTTTATCGTTTGTGAAGTTCTTCAAGCCAATGCTGTCCCTGTCATAACTATCGGCATCCGTTTGTGTCGCCGCAATGACCAGGCTCTTGCCTACTTGGGATAGTCCTTTCATAGCCTGCCATGTTTCATTTTGCTGATGCCTTAATTCCTTCCGGGAGTCCTCTGCTCCAAGCACATCGGCGTAATCAATTAAAATGAGCTTAGGCACAAAACCTTCCGAATCTTCCCATACATGAAGAATGTCTTTTATTTGCTTAATATTCAAATCCCCACTTGGATGGGTAGATAACTTGAACGGCGCTTTAAACATTTTACGGAATCTTCGCGTTTCGTAAAGGGCACTATTTGATGTTAGTGGCTGGACCTTTTCCCGTTGCTTGTACCACAAGGCTCCTCTAAATTGTGAATCAGGAGAATAGCGGCATGATGTACAGGCTACGTGATGGGGGTTGCACGCTTTGACCGTCTTGTATTCTTCCAAGGTCATGTTCTTTAGTGTGACGTTGTCAAGTTCTGGAAATAACACCCCGGGGTCAGTTTTGGGTTCCCGTTCGGGACGGATACAAGTGTCATTCTGGTTGAACACACAATCAATGACCGGAACCATCAATTTCCCACAAAACTCACCCATGTCGTTTCTTTTAGATAAATGGATGCCTTGGCGACGAGTCCATTGCTTGTCGGACATATCCCCGCACTGGAAAACGGCTACAGGCAGATTAGATTTAGTGGCGCTCATTTGGAGTTCCATCATAAACCATGTTTTGCCCCTTTTTTCCGGAGCCATAATACCTATGAGCGAATCCTGTATCAGGAACCGATTGTACATATCTCCTAGCACGCCAGGGAGTTGAATCATGGGCTTCATGCTCTCGTCAAAGGCGTCAATGACTAGTTGGTCATCGTCTAGGGGCGTTACGCCGTAGCACAACTCTTCTTGGACTCCTCGATAATCTGCGATCATCTGTTCCACTTGCAACAGGTCGTTTCGTCCCAAGTGATATTCCATCATGGTCTTGAGGTTTTCCATTGACCTCTTTTTGAAGTAGTCTAAACTCTGGGTGATTAAATAATCGACATTGAGTCCCTGGGCCGTCTCTTCAAGATTTTCCAGGATGTCGCAGACCCAGTTAGTGATATTGACTATGTCCTCATCCTGTTCATTTAGGATTTTCCAGTCATCGTACAGGGCCTCAATTTCAGCCCCTGGAGCCTTTTCATATGTTTTGAAGTAGTCTAGGCACCAATGGGACACTGTGCGGGCCGTCATAGACTGGAGATATAGTGGATCATATTTCTGGTGTATGTGCAGGAGATAGTCTGTGCTCAGCACAAGGCCGATGACTATCCGGCGTTCCAGTGTACCCACTTCTTCCATGTCTATCGTTCGTCCTTTCTGTGTACAGTACACATATCTTCAATTCTTCGACAAATTCGAGTTCCTAGTTTATCGTCTAATTCCGAAGGCATCAAGTTCGAAGTGATGAGAATATGTTTCATGTGATTGTATCGATAATTGATAATCGTGTACAGCACTTGTCTCACCCAGTCTGTTGTCTTTTCTGCTCCCAGATCGTCCAGGTACAAATATGGACATTCCATATATCTTCGAGTTAGAACGATATCGGACGCTTTTTCGCCTTCCGCTCCGATGCCTTCCCGCACATTTAGAATCAAGTCAGACATTGAAATGAAATTAGATAAATGTGGGAGAAATGCATTATGGCTATTTTCCCGGGCAATAGCGGCCATGAGATGTGTTTTGCCTGTTTTGTTGGGTCCGACGATGATCGTGTTGATTTTGGGTCCGATAAGTGCCCTGACCATTTTTCTTTCTTCTGGTGGGAAATCATCTAATTTAGCCAGTTGGTACCGTTCGGGAATACCTATTTGAGGAAGCAGTTCCTGGGTCCTTGCCTGTATCATTTCGTTTGGTGGAGGTGTCATGCTGTTTCCTCCTCATCTCTTAACCATCGATGCTGAAGTTCGTTTCCCTGTTGATCGTATTCCCAAAACTCGCCTGTCTTCTTGTCGTAGTGTGTTCCTTGCAAATCCCTTATTTCGGTTGGTGTCTTTTTCGCCATCTCTTGCGGCGAATAGTAGGGATGTTTGATTTTGCTCAGTTTAGCCTCAAACGTGGGAGCTGATGATCCGGCAGTCGGTTGAGCTGTTCTGGATCTGTGCATATTCAAAAACTTAGATTGACCATTGCTTCCAATGTTCCGCAAACGAGTAAGCGCCAACAAATTGCTATCCCAGAATGGATCGGTTACTGCCCATTCAATGGTTGGTTTGATTTCGGTTTCAAAGTCGAATCCGTCAATCCTGATCAGTCTGTCTATCTCATCCAGGCTATTCTTTTTCCTTGATGGGGTAAGTGCTCCCGGCTTAACCAGATTTGGATGGGATGTTATTCTGTTGTTATCAAACCAGTCAACCAGTTTCTCATGGTCTGATTTTACTTGATGGGATTGTGGTATTGGTTGATTCGTCCTAACAATTCCATTCGGGGTAGAAGGAACCTCATCTTCTAAAATATCACTGGTGTGAACGCAGGTCACACCACTGTTTTTTAAATTACTATCTTTTATACTTTCTTTTACCGTAGGGGGTACTATAGTACCCTCTACTAAGGATTCACAATTTTTGGGAATTTGGATTCCCAAATTTTGGGAATTTGGATTCCCAATTTTTGGGAATCCCATTAAACTGTCTTTTTCTTGTAACTCGTCTATTTCTGGGATTCCCAAATTTTGGGATTCCCGTTGTTGAGCGATATCTATTGCCTGTTTATCCTGCGTTGGTGTAAAGCTTATTTTTTGCTTTACAAAGAGTCGGCTTCGGCCTTCTAACACAGGGTGCATGAAAGGATTGCTTTTTGAATATGGTTTGCTATTCTTTTTTAGGTGATCGGGTAAAATAGCAGGCACACTGAGTACCGCGTACTTGAGTTGACGGGTGTTTCCCTTTTTCTTTATTGTTTTGACTAGACGGTGTTTCTCTAGCACGTTGATCGCTGTATTAAACGTATTCTGGCTTATCCCTATTCGTTCTGCCCAATGCCTTTGGGTCACTACAGGGAAGGCCGTTCCTCGTTCCAGTGTATTGGTAAAGCGTTTCAATACGTTCCATACCGTGTATGCGGTGGGTCCAATTAACGGCAACCATAAATCGGTAAGATCTTGGTCTACTATATGAAATAGCTTTTGGTCTGCGTTTACTAATTCAATTCCATGATTGTCATCTGCCATTGCTGCATAAACTCCTGCGAAGGGAACAACGAAACTCAAATGAGCAACTCAAAACTGTGCTGATTTTTTGAAACTGTTTCAATGTAACCCCTGATATTTTCGGTTAGTACAAAAGGGAGGGCCGGAAAGAATATCAGAGAAGCTTTGGGTAGCTTCCTTCCCGGCCTTTGCCACTCCCATGGCCTACGGGAGTCCCTTAGTTTGGCAATTTAGTACATATTGTCCTTGATTATATATATTTGTGTATTACCCGTCAATAGTTTATTACAAAATAGTTTGGTAGCTTATTAAGTTCTTTTTTTGCGTCTTGGTGTCACTTATAGGACGTCAAATTCCCTATCCAGAGGCAAAGTAGTGTCTACACAGCCTACAATTAGATATTCAAGGTTTTTGGACGGTTATTTCCTGTGGCGCCTATTTTTGCGAGTCGAGTACTTCTTGTAAATCTCGCATGCCGTGACGAAAAGCGCACGCACCCCCCATTGAAGGGTGGCGGATGTATTTGATTTCTTTATTTAGAATTCTAGACAGTGTGTTTTGTGCCTGGCGTCCAATGGCGATAATGTGCTCCGGTTTGAAATACTCAATCAAGTAGGTCAAGTAGAAGGCGCCTTCTCTTAGTTCAAACGAATCTGGTTTTCTGTTTGAATACACATCATTTCTTTCATGTGGGTGGAATGGAAAGGCATTCCAAAAGAGGGGCAAGTAATTGAGTTCCTCCAAAAGCTTCCAAACGATTGTCGCTGTGTTCTCTTTCCCGGGATGGTCGTCGTTGAGTACTATGTTAGGGGCTAGTCGTTGCCAGATAGTGTGTTTCTTGGATTCAACGACTTCTTGGCTGGTAAAGGGTATGCCCGTAAGGGCACAGCCTTTATATCCCGGGGCTTCTCCTACTAGGAACACTTTCGTTTTTTGTTCCCTCATGTACTCGATATACTGCTTTAGATTGCCCAGGGTAAAGTTTCGAGGGCTTTCGATGTGGTAGGGATTGTACGAAAACTCGCCGCTCCTCCGTGTTCTTAGCGATTCGTAAAATCGTCCCAGATTTAGCATATTGACTGATTCGTGTATCATTCTATGTCCTTCCTTCCCGTATGCTTTTCATTAGTTGCCAGGCCCTGACAGCCGATAGTGATCCCGGATCTCCGGGGATAAACATCTTTTTGCTTTCTTTCCCGTGGAATAGGAGTTCGTTGTGTAACAAGTCACCCCGATTCATTCCAGCCTCATCTCCATCAAACATGATTACGAAACGATTGAAGTGTTGACAAAGAAAATCTATCTGTTTTTTGGTGTAGCCTACTCCGAATGTACTTAGACTCCCGGGACCTAGACGCCAGGCGTCCACGACCCCCTCTACAAGGACGACAGGGGCGTCTCCTTTTTTGGGTACTAAATCAAACCCGTAGACAATGTCTTTATGGTGGATTGCTTCGTTTCTATCCTCACAAGCCTTGTACGGCAGTTCCGCTTTTCCTGTCACGTCCCTTCCTTGGTAACTGACCAACCTGTTTTGGATGTAGATAGGAATGATTATCCGGTGCTTGTAGGGCCCTATAGGACCACAAGAGCGCAAGCTATAAAGAAACCAGATATTAGGGTCGATGTTTCGGCTTAGTAAATACTTCTGATGGGAGGGTAACAGGGGCACAGTCCCCATCGGCCACTCTGTTTCGAATGGTCGGTTTAGCTTGGGCTCATCCTTTTTCTTTATGTCTAGAGGAGTCATGCCCCTCATGTGTTCATCTATTTGCCTAAAGGCCGCAGCCCAGTCGCTTTTGAGATATTCCCGTACAACAGCGACAACGCCCTTTGATCCACATCGATAGCAATTGTACTTGCCTGTAGAAAGACAAAATCCTAGGTGGTACTTTTCGCTACTTTTGCAGAAAGGACAACCACTCTGCACCCATCCGGCTCGACTGTGTTTGTCCCCGGCGGGTGCAGTGGGTATCCCGTGCTGGCTGTAGAAGGCCTGTACGTCAAATAAGGTATAATCTCGTTGCTGTGTCATTTTAGTAGAAACTGCTTTTAAATGCGTCCTTTGCGTCTATTATTCTAACACACCAGGGATTTTCACTCTGGTACTTATACTTAGCCGGCACATCAGGAGCGAAGTACACTAATTCCCGTAAGGCGTGTTGCACTTCACGCCACAGGTAGAATGGCATTTTCCGTTCCCATACTTTGTCGGCGGGATTCCATTGAAATCCCATGCCCTTCAGTACATCCTTTTTCTCAAAGGGAGCTCCCAGGGCTTGCACAAATACGATCCCGCCGTTGTTGAGCTGCCATAGCAGGATTTTCATATAAGTGAGTTTCTGCTTATGTATGGATCGGTGGCACATTAACCAGGCCAGTCCTACACAGTCGCTCAGTGCCGAATGTTTGCCCTTGTAGAAAAAGCCGTGTTCCAGGCAAATGTGAGAAAGACGGGCACATTCGCATTCCTCTTTTTTCCAGTCAATTTGCATTAGACTACAGGACCAAGGCACTGTCCTACTAACAGGACAGATATCGTCGACAAAAGGGCGGTCAAAATCCGCCTTGTGAGCTACGATTAAGTCACTGTCACTGATGATGTTGCCAATCTCCATTGTATCGAGGACCTGCCCCTTTACCATTTCATCGGTGATCCCCGTCAATCGTTGCACGTCTTCTGGGATCGGTATTCCAGGATCATTAAATCCTTCATACCAGTTTAAGATCTGGTGAGGCAGTCCCGATTCTCCACAAAAAAGGATTTGCAACAAACCGAGTTGCGTTACTTTGTCCTTTCCGTGTGTCACCCCCGTTGTTTCAACGTCGGCAAACGTGACTTTGATGGGATGAACTGGGTGTTGCTTGTCCGGTTTGTGTTTCCGGAGAATGTCTAGAGATACTTCATGGAGTAGTATCTGCGTGCTGTTTTCTGGTAGATTCTCTAATAATCTCTTCAAGGCAATTCCTCTCATTCTGGATCGTAGTCATACGATGTCCAAGTTTAAGCAAAAAAGAGCTGATAGCATTCCTGTGGCCCAGGACTATCTTCCCTTCGTAAAATATTTGATGGCCTCTTTGTTTAGTTGCATTTGTTATTATCCGAATACTGGTGTCGATGTAGCAGGGCTCGACGCCCATATTTATTTTGCCAAAATCTCCTGTGACGAAGCCCGTCATATCTTTTGTTTCGTACATCAAACTGTTATAGACGTGTTCTCGTACTCCCGGGGTTGGTTTCCATCCGCCCGGGAACATCCCCTGTATCACCGGAGGGAATACTATTGATTTCGGTTTCATTACTTTTTTCTTACTCATCTTTTGCTCCGTATTTCTTCAACAGTGTCGTGAGTAAACTCTCGTCATGTTGTTCCGTTACTTTGTTATCCAAAACGGCGTCCAGTGTAGCTCGTTTGTCGTCTAATAGACTTGCTATGTCCTCCTCAATGGTTCCTTCCATGAGTAAGTAGTAAGCGTCTACGTGATCCGCCGTTTGTCCAATCCTGTGTACACGATCTTCGGCCTGGTCATGATCTCCAGGCGTCCAAGCTAATTCCAAAAAGCAAGTGGCGTGTGCGGCAGTTAGTGTGATGCCAATCCCCGCCGCTTTGATGTTGCCTACAAATACTTTGATTTTATCATTCGTTTGAAACTGATCTACAACGGCCTGTCGTTTGTCTGTAGGAACTGATCCGTCTATTTTAACGGCGATGTCCCCAAAATGCGTCATGAGTTTTTCAACAGTCCATTTGTGCGTTGCAAATACGACAATTTTGTCTTCAACTCGTAAGTAGTCTTCGATCCAAGTGATTGCCTGATCTATTTTAGCCTTAACGACTGCTTGTTTCGCGGCCTCAATCATTGCCAGGGCTTCGGCCCCTCCTTTGAGTTGTTTATCATACATCTCATTCATCATGTTATCGATGTGCTCATCATATGTGGCTTGTTGCTTCTTGTTCATCTGTAGCGGCACGACTGTGCGAGTCTTGGCTGGCAGTTGACTTAGGACCTCTGACTTGTTCCGTCGTATCAGCAGGGATCGTGTGGTACGCTCGTACAGTTCCGCTTCATTGCTCTTGCCACTAAAATCCCATCCGTACTCGCCTTTATGCCCGTCACAGTATCGAATCCCGTATTTGACAAAATTATCAAATTCGTCGGGGTTGATGAGGTTCAGGGTTGTGAAGTATTCTTCAGGGCGATTAGTGATGGGAGTGCCACTGAGTGCGATTACATACTTGGCTACTTCCGATCCTAGTGTAGTGACTGCGGCGGTACGTTTTGTGTCCCTGTTTTTGATGTAATGACATTCGTCAATGATTAGTGTTTGAATTCCTTGTTCTCTGAGGGCGGCTACTTTATAAGACAGTATGTCGTAATTGACAATGTAAATTTCACTTTTTTCTGGGATCTTGTTTCCCTGGCCTTCCAGGATAACACTGTCGAGCCCTGCCCACTTTTTGAATTCCCTTTTCCAAACGCCTTTGACACTGGCGGGACACACAACACAAACGGGACGCTTGTCGGGGTTAGAGGCAACATAACTGATTGCCTGTATAGTTTTCCCCAGGCCCATCTCGTCGCCTATGATTGCTCTTCCCTTTTTACTTTCAACGAAGTCGTATCCCTCCACTTGGTAGTCGTACATCACTTCACGCAGTTTATCGGGCAATGTGCCTTGTGTGTACTTAGGACCAGAAAAGTCAATGTCGGGCAAGTTGAATTCCAGGCGCTTCATGGCGCTGATTGATGCCTCGTTAATTTTGACTTCCCAGCAGTGCTCGTCTGGATTCCAGCGGGCTCCCGGTACTTGCCTCATTTTTTGAACAAGTTCGTTCATTTTTGGGAATCTAACGTGTAGGAGTTTTTTGCCTGCCTCTGTGATTTTGACTAGGTCTGTAATTTTGCCAGGATTGGTTAAATTCTCGCTGATGCCAAAACCATAGTCCTTTAGTTTTTTGATGTTCTCGTCAATTGCAGGAGCAATCCAAATTTTCCTGTCCCAGTCGAACTGGCGTCCGTCGATGTTGCTTTTAATCCATTCCCGCTCGGTTGAGTTGTTTGTATACTGTATGATAATCATACCAGTATTCAGGGGATCTGGTTTAACAAACAAGGGCCACCAGGTTCGAATCATCGGCGTAGTTTTAACGGCAATTTGATATGCCCTAAATCCACTTTTCAACTGGCGGTGATATTTTGTGATTGCCTTGTGTACGGAGGCTAATTGCTTGTCCGTCAATTTTTTGTAGTTTATGACTTTCTCGGCTAAATCCGATAAAAAGTCCGAATCACATCCGCTGAACCCTGCGTTGTTATTCTCGATCGTGTGTCCCGCCGATTGCTCTTCACTGGTTTGATATCCATAAATGTGAAGAAGGGCCCCGGCCACTACCTCTGGGCTACTTTCCTGTGTTATTTCGAAAAAAGTTTCTGTTTCCATATTTTGAGTATACTAGTCTTTTTCCTTTTTGTGTGGCTTTTTATTAACTTTTTTCGTTTTATTGAATTTCCTTGTGTGTCTTATTTTGCCCCCACAGGCTATGATATGCTTTTCAATGTCCTCTAAAGACATAGGAACGAAGAACCAGATCGACTCCATTTCGGAAATCCCTGGGATCTTTTCCTTGATTAGAAAGACACTAAGGTTTTCCCGTATTCGAAAAGCAAACTTGATCCAGTCTAAGTTGATGAGCATTTCATGGCGAGGTTTGACTATCATGTCATTCGGACTTTTGGGATCGAAGTTGCTTCGCCATTCGCCAGCAAGTCGAATAAAGTGTCTAGTAATCATTGAAATCCTTTGGAGTGTATTCAGTAGAGGGAATGCGATTGGTATCGTTGTATGCGTCCTGTTGTGTTAGATAAAAGCGAGGAGATCCTTCCAGCAACCATTCTACTACCAACCAGCCGACAGGATCTAATTCTTTGGCGTCTAGCATTTTTTTATTCGGGGCTAGTAGTATTTCAATTGGATAGGCTTCATGTCGACATTGTGGGTATGTAACAAACCAGCGGACCATTCGGTTATTTGAGGGAGCGGCGCATTCTCCTTGTCGGATATACTGCTCTATATCGTTGTAGCGCTGCTGTATGGGTTGTCTTGTTGTCACTTTAGATCCTCCAAATTTGTGTTCTTGCCATATACGCCGTTACATTGTATCCAAAACAGTTTTATCCCGGGATTTTAGCCCCCTTAAATCATCGTTTGGTTTTTTTGCCGTAGCACTTTTCGATTCCCTTTTTCTTCTTGCGTCTTCGCTTTTTCTTCTTAAGGCCTTTGCCGTCAAGAAGGTCAAATACCTGTTTGCGTTGCTTGCACTCTAATTCTTTAATCGCTTCATACTTCTCAAGGTCGATATGCTCCTTGATGGCATTCTCCACTATTCGAATCATTTTGTCTGGAGGAAGGGCATCCACTTCCCAGCAGGACTCTCCCCATTTTTCAATATACCAACGGGCTCGAGTGTCTGTGAGCTTGGCGGGGTTAGGAGGAGGATCATACTGTTTGATTTGTTCCATGGTTAAGGCGACTTGTATAATTTGAACATTATCCTCAAAATCAATCCATTTTTCAGCGAACGGCGATTCTAGCATTTCGTGCAGTCTGTCCTTAATGTCCCGGATCATGTCTAATCCGCTGGGGTCATGATCCCCTAGATATAGAATAACGACTTTTTTGCCTTCTACTTTGACTTGATAATAGAGGCGGTTTCGGAGATCGTAAATTGACGACGCCGACGTGTATCCTCGATTAACACAATAGGGGATATGATACTTGCTAGCCAGGGGTTGCAGGACAGAACTGAGGGCGTCCTTTTCCGTGAGGAGTTCGACGTATTTGTCTTGGTCCCGCCAACGGGGTAGCCTGTAGGACGGCATCACTTGATCGATCATTTGTCGAGTGTTTTCCCACTCTCCAGGGACAGAGGGTCTGCGGATACGGTCTTCAATAGCATTCCAGTCAACGTATCCTCCATAGCGAGCGTCTGTGGCAAATACGCTTAGATTTTTGTATTGACGTATTTCATTGGGAATAACACCCCGGGCCACTAACTGATAGTAGAGTTGTCGCAGTGTAAGAGCGATTCCTTGACGGGCATATTCGGCCATAATGCCCTGGGTGTATTCTAGCAACTCCGTTTTTCGGGAGTTGAATCGTTTGTTTCTGAATTGTTCAATCATTGGGGATCCTTTGTGATTAGTAGCAATAACATCCCGGCACAAATAAACATTTGAGCTGTTTCTACAAGGACCAGAGCTAGATACTTGCTGTACTGTGCGGCAACTGCGGTTGTTTCATATTGCATACCAAAATAGCCTAAGTAGATTGATGCTTTAATCATGCCAATGTACAGGATGGCTGTGATGGCGTGTACGACTGTTTTTCTTTTCACTGATTCTCCTTTTGAACGCTTTCAAACATGGACTTGTCTGAGTATAAAGGAGTTGAAAAGACAAAGTCAATATAATCTATGTTCTTCTTTTCTTGTCTTGTCTTGTTCCTCTTGGTTCTGGCAAAACTTCTTTTCTATTCTTAGCCAGAATATACACCAGAGGACATAGAAGGCAAAAGCACCTAATGCGTATTGTATAGCCGTGAACTTATCGATAGGCTGTTCCATTTTAACTCTCCGCTCGATCAAATTGCATATTGTGCCAGTCGTAAGGGGGAAAGGCAATTCTATTGAGGCCTTCTATTGGTTCGGTAAATACAAGAATAAACGTTTCCTTTTGTACGTTGGCAACTACTCGATAGTAAGTGGTGGGATCTTCACCTGGTATCACAACTCGTTTAATTATGAGACGCTGTCCTACAACAGGATCAAAGGGCCAATCTCCTTCTTCTTCTGTTGGGAAGGGGGTCGGGTCTTCGGTAATTTCTTTTTTTAGTTTGTAGTCGGTTTGTCGTTGGAGGTTTTGCAAAACCTCAACCATTTTCAAACGGTAGCCTTCCCATACTCGTTCTAAAGTATTGTCACTGACATCAGGAAAGAATCCCTTGTACCACATCTTCCATGTTTCGTGAAGAGAGTTTGAGGTATAGGTTAGAAGCTCACACAGTACGTCGGTGTCTGTAGTTATTTCTGTGGCGTAATCTAGAGGATCACCCAGCTTAAATGGAGGAACCTGATAGGTCATAAGATCTGATATAGTAGATTTGCACATCTTACGAAGAAACATCGGGATGTCGGTCCACAGTTCCACATCTTTAATGCATAAGGATAAACACACAAGGATGATTTCGGCCTCTTCTTTCGTGATTTTTATGGTATTATTCTTTCTCATTATCTATCCACTCTTGTCTAGGTCTCGGATAACATCTACCATACTTTGCAGGGAACATATATCTTTGAGTAATTTAAGGTACTGAAGAAGCAAGGCCTCTTTTGTGTTTTTATTTTCAAGTACGATTCTTATCGGCCCGGCCATTATTCCTCCTCGTCCTTGTCCCTGTCCCACTCGCAGAACGCACAAGCAATGCGCTTTGTCGCATTATTCAAAACGACCGACAACGAATCACACTGAGGACACAGTGCGGGCAATTTATAACAAATGCCCGTAGCCTCTCTGATCTCCTCAGCAGTCGCTTTTATATCTCTCAAGAGTTTCTCTTTATATGACAATACACACGTAATTAGATGACCAAGTAATGGAGGAACCAACTCACATGCCCGTGACAACAAATACCATCGGGTTCAACGGTACAGCCGTCAGTAGCCTCCATGACACTATCCCCCGCCCACTCTTCGAGCTGTTCTGTCGTGGGCTCGGGATCTGTAGGTTTGAGCTGTAGGCGGGGATTCTTAAGAATGGTTTCTAGCTCTTCGAGTGCTAAACGCTCTTGACACATTTGATTCTCCTTTGTCAATGCTTTTTCAGTGTTTCTAATAACTCCTTGAATGACATAGCATCCATCCCGGCTTCCCCGTCAAGGACGCCATCTAGGACAGACTGTTTACGAGTAAGGGTGTTGATACGTACTTCCTCAATCGTGTTAGCAACGGCTAGGTAATAGGCAATACAGGAACTCGCCGTTTGTCCAATTCTATGAACACGATCCTCTGCCTGTTGGTGCATTCCCGGGGTCCAATCAAACTCCAAGAAGCATGTATCCTGGGCAGCCGTAAGAGTGATCCCCTCACCAGCCGCCTTGATGTTACCTGCGAATAGCCGTATTCCTTCATCTTGTTGAAAACGATCCACGGCCTCCTGGCGTTTAATGCCAGTGACACTGCCATCCACCTTAACGACACGCCCCGCAAACTTATCCATGACGAGCGCAATAACCTTTTTATGAATAGCAAAGACAACAAGTTTATTGCCACATTCCAGGTAATCCTCAATCCACTTCATACATTGAACGAGTTTAGCATCCACAACCATGTCATGGAGTTTATGCATTAAAGAAAAGACATGCATATTCAACTTACCGCCCGGCGAAGACTGATTATCCTCCAAGGCCTCTATCAATCCTGTCTTAGCCCTGTTGTACTTTTTCCAAACAGCCTCGCTCATATGCATAGCAACTAGTTCACGACGCTTAGCCGGTAAGTCAGGCAATACTTCCGCCTTCCGACGACGAATCATAATCGTACTTCGGAGGGTATTATGGAGTTCCTCTATGTTGGAGGCCCCTTTAGTGTCCCAATCAAAACCGTCCCATTTAGCCGCACAGAAATGCTGTATGAAGTACATATAAGTGCCTACGACACCCGGCTGTATGATTTGCGCAGCATTGAAAATCTCAATAGGACGACTGAGTATCGGTGTGCCACTCAACGCCATGAAATGAGGAATCCCCATAGCCAGCTTCTTAACCGCCTTCGTCCTCGCAGCACTAGTCGCTTTGTAGTAGTGACACTCATCAGTGATAATGACTTGAATGCCCACATCCCGCAAAGGCTTAACCCAACTAGAAAGAATATCATAATTGATAATGAACATACGATCAGGAGACAGTGCGAAAGTCTTCTTACCAGAAATGACATAAGGTTTGATGCCACACCACTTTTCAGCCTCCCGCGCCCAATTGTATTTGACACTAGCAGGACACACTACGACGACAGGCCATTTGTGAGGGTTCCCTTGGACATACGCCAATGCCTGGACAGTTTTACCCAATCCCATATCATCGGCGAGTAAAGCCCTCCCATTGCGGTTCTGTAGGAAGTTATAGCCTATCTTCTGGTAAGGAAACATAGCCTCAAAACCCTTAGGCACGTTTTCCCGCAAAAGACCCTGCAACCCAGGGTCGAGTAAAGCCCCATTAGCAGAAAGGAATAACACATTCGAAAGAGTACGATCCACAAGCCATGAAGAATTGTAGACCTCTGTTCCTTTCAGTCCCGAGTAAAGTACAGAAATTAACCCTGGGTCAAACTTTACTTTGACTTGAATTCTATCCCCTAAATCTCTAGCTATGATCATTAAGTCGAAACCCCTCAACCTTACTTCGTAAGGCGTATTCACACAAAATTAGTACAAGATATTATTATATTACATTTTTTTCGTATACACGTCAATACTTCAATAAATGAGGGAAAGCGAAATCTGCGTCTAAGACTTGAGTTAACTCTTTAGCGACATTAGGAAAAAACTATGAAAAGAACTAATCCCCCAGTACAGAAAAACAGTATAATTCGTACTACTGCTACACCGAAAGAACGCAATGATGAACAACTCAGCATAATGGATAGTATTATGTTGAGAGTAGGCAAAGGAGACTCGGTAGAATCCTCTATTGCCACTATGTTGGGCAAGACAGCCCTAGGTTTGCAAGTGTTCATGACGGACTTAGCATTAAGGACGACAGACTCCCTCCATTCGATGATGGCGACTACGGACAGACTCGAAGGTGTATTGCTAGATGCAGCCGCTACTGGTAAGACAGCCGCTGGAGAGATGGTCACAATGAGAGACCAGATGGAAGTGGCGAAGTTAGCCCAAAGCTCAATCAAACAAAAGACCGAATTGTTACGACACGCAGTCAAGGAAGGACAGGTAGACCGCATAGCGGAAGCCATAGCAGCCTTGAAAGATGAGTCGAAACAACAGAAGACGATTGACGCAGGCCAACAGGAAAAAGAAATAACGAGTCGAATTCCAAAATTCACACCGGAAGAGGTAGAAGTGTTGGTAGACGCCATCAAGTCTAATCCGGTACAGGATACAGAGTAATGACGACAGCCCTTATCGAGAATACGCCCATCGAGGCGGTATACGCATTGTATGCCAGCCAGCAGGGGTACGACAAAGCCCCACCAGACGTCATTACCTTCCTAGATGATCCTTATTACTTAGGTAACATATATGGACGGTATGAAAGAGACCCTTTCACTCAAGACTATATACAAGATGAGTTCGGGGTACTAGTCAGACGCCAGCAGGCATTGTGGGACGTATGGAGACAGCATGCAATTCAACTGTTTCCAGACCCTTTCTTTTCACCCTTTACCGAAATCATATTAACGGGTGCCATTGGAACTGGTAAGACGACATTCGCTGTCGTCGGTATTGCATATGACTTGTGCAAAATGCTTCATCTTTCCCAGCCGCAATACAAGTATGGGTTGATTGAAAGCACTATACTGACATTCGCACTGTTTTCCTTGAACTTGGACACAGCCGAAGACGTCACGTGGAGCCAGCTCCAGTACATTCTCCTCGAAAGTCCTTTCTTCCAGCACCATATGGGTTTAGCCAAGAAGCAGTATAAGGGACACAAGGGGAAACGACCTCTTCTACCAAAAAGTATTGACATACAGATTGGATCGAGGGCTGGACACGGTATAGGACGAGCCATATTCGCCGCTCTGATAGATGAATCGAACTTCGGAGGGTTTGTGACTGATCAGGTAATGATCAATTATTTAGCCCTAAGACGAAGAATGAAAAGTAGGTTCATGAAGAAGGGCAACCCAGTCCCCGGCCATTTGTGGTTAATGTCTAGTCGAAACACTGAAGCAGACTTCCTAGACATGAGGGTAGACGCCGCCGGCAACGATCCCCAGACCTACGTCGTCGATATGTCCATTTGGGAAGCAAAACCAGAGGAACACACCGACGAGGTTTTCCTAGTATTTAAAGGAAACGAAAATACAGATCCTTTCATTGTAGAGGATGAGGGTCAACTGGCATTATTAGACGCTGCAGACATCTTAGAAGTACCGATTGAGTACTACAACGAATTCGTCGAAGATATACACCAAGCGTTGAAGGAGATTGCCGGTAGGAGTACAAGGGGCCAGTCGAAGCTAATTCGAAAGGTAGAGGCCCTTACGAAATCCCTCGTCATCGAACCCATAACGACGGTCGAAGTAATTCGAATCCCTGTGATGGGAGATGAAGAAATAGTCGATTTCGTTAACCTCAGTCTACTCATAACGATGATAAAGTCGATGGAGGGTAGTTACTGTATTCACTGTGACTTTGCAAAAACGACAGACAGAGCAGCTCTAGCGGCATCGGTAGGTGTAGGAGCTAAGAAAGTAAGTCGGTTCAATGCTTCGAAAGGTTCCTACGAAGAAGCAGCCGGGTCACTGATATCTACACCGTTTTGTCTTTTCCTAGAAGCCCTTAAAGGCGATCAAATCCCATTGTATAAGATATTCAATTTCGTGGTTAAACTTCGAGATTTAGGTATGACAATATCTTGCATATCAGCCGACGGATACCAATCAGTCGATTTCCTCCAAAGATGTATGAAAGCCGGGTTTAAGACTGAGGAGCTTTCACTCGATAAACACAAGCATGCGTATCAGGGTATTGCCCAGTCGATTGTAGAGGAAAGGTGGAGGGGACCAAAGAGTGCTATACTGAAAAAGGAATTCAAAGAATTGAGGGATGTGGGTAAGAAATTCGATCACCCTCCAAAAGGCAGTAAAGACGGTTCGGATGCTTGTGCGGGGAGCACTTATATGTGTTCTAAGTTGAACTTACTACCAGACAATACCGCAGACGACCTTACCAAACAAATGGAAGAAGCACTAAAAAATGAAACGTCACCCTCATTGTTCGAACGCAAAGGGTGGAGGAGAGGATTTAGATGAGTTGGTTTTCAGCATTAAACCCAATGAGATGGAGACGAGCGGTAGGCGAGTTAGTACGAAGGGATGACGAACTCGAACATCCCGAAGTAAAGAAAAAAGACAAGGAAACAAAAGAACAGACCGCAGAGAGAGAAGCTCTTGAATTAAAGACGCTTGAAACAAATTTACGCCGGTCTAGTCGATTTAACGAAATCGAATCGGCGATGGCGATGAAGGTGTACGAAACGTATGCGTCATTGCGAAGACTTTATCTAGCCCTGGATTCATACCAGGACTATTATTTGGTCGACGAAATCGTACATACACTGTCTGATGAAATGCTCTCCCCAGATCCCATCACGAATGAGATATTTTCTATTAGGGTAAAAGAGGGGGCAAAAAACCAACAAAAAATTGAAAAGAGAATCAAGCGCCTGTTGGAGCTTTTCGACTTGGAAGAGATTGTTGCAGACATAGTGCCTGAAGCTCTATTCTGGGGTGACTATTCATTGAAAGTCGTTACTGATCCTAAAGAGGGTGTGATTGATATTTTAGATACATTACAACCCCTATCGGTTGTGTCGGTTCACCGGAAGAAATTACCCTCTATTGTATTGGAAGATAGGGGTAACGAAATTGTCATCAAGGAACCTACCGAGTTTTGGACAATTTCAACTAGTATACGAAAGATCATGATAGGGAACGACATGGGCATGGCCCGGGTGCCTTATCACCTACGGTCCGGCCGTCCCATGTTTTCGACACTCCTTCCTCAGATCCGAGATTTGATGAGTTTAGAGATTGTCGATGTCGCTAAGGAAATGGCGGACCTGAACAGAAACTCCCTTGTCAATGTTGACGCCCCTGCTGGACTTGATTTAAAGAAACAACAAGTTTGGATCGACTACTACGAACAGCGAATCAACCGTTCGGTAGAAGACACGTCGTCAATGAGCCCGCAAGATATTGAACAGGCGGTTCGACTTGCAGGTCAAATCAAAGTCATTTTGCGAGACCCCAACAGAGGGGGAATCGACCCCATTGTATTAAATACCAATGCATCTGCTGATAATCGATTACAGAAGATCAGGGACAAGAGGGAGTCAATCACTACTGCCAACGGTGTGCCCTATGAAGTGATATATGGTCAGACCGATGCTAACGCTAGATCGGGGATTCGACAGTATGCCCGCTTACAGAAGAGGGTTATGAAGGGTCAGAAGGCGGTGGCCATGTCCATCCGTCACCTGATCGCCATAGACTGCGGTATAGCGGACGTTGAGATAGCGTCCTGGCGTGACATCGAGGTAGACTTCGTGAACGCGATTGACTCGGCGCAAATCCAGACGATAGAAGCCCTGGATATTAAGCTGGACATGATCGAAAGGATGATGGCGCTAGTCGAAGCATTGAAGGAATCAGAAATCTTTGGACCGGAAGTTCAACTCCCTGAAGCCATTCAACTCGTTCAATCCTTGATGGGATCTATTAAGGGAGGGGCGGAAATGTTCAGACAGGCTGAAGAGGGAACAGAAAGAGCCGCAAAAGAAAAGGGCAAAGATCCAGAGGACAGAGGACCAAAGGATGACGACGACGAAGATCCAGCTTTGGAAGAAGACCCAGAGAAGGACACTGTAAAAGAAGCCAAAACCATTAGAGGTAAATTGGCAGAACAGTTTTACGCAAGGAGAGAAAATGCAAGAAACAATAACAGCAATTCTGGCCGTGGACTGGGGACTCGTAGTAGACGCGGTTCTCTTCGTAGGGATGGTAGCAGCTCGGTACATGAGGGCGCCAAAGGATCAGAAAATCCTGGAGGGGATGATAAAGGGAATCCAGTCAGTGAAGACGCATTGCCGGTCTCAGAATAATCATGACATTGCCACAATGCTTAACAACTATATTGAAAAAGAAACTGTTCGAAACAAAGTGAGTGAAGACCTGGGCATGTACGTAGCCTGGACCAAGGGGAAGATGAAGAAGCAATCTATGCGATTTCAAATCTTCCATAATCCCAAGACATCGCATTTGATTTTCTGTGCGGTTCTTGTGCTTGTCCTTGTATGGCAAGTATTTCGTTGGGTAATGTAAATTTAATTCTTTAAAATAAAAGGAGACGCAACAGTGAAAAAGACTTTAATAGAAGGACTACAGGAAACAATCAGTCCCATCAATGAGGGCGGGGACATTAACAGCTTCATCAAGATTGAAATCAATCCACAGTTATCGGATCTTGTTCATCGAGATGTTATGGCTTCATTGAGAGCCGATGGATTCGTTGTCGGGGATACAGTCGTACGAGGAAAGATAAGACCGATTGATCGTTACCTTAATTTTCTGGACCCAAAATCGGGTGCTCATTTTGACTTGATTTGGAGTATTAGTAACCGAACAAATCCCAAGACCGAAATCTATCTTGGATGGTTCCTGTACTACCACCATGTGCTTGGTCCAGAGTACGGCAATGGTACAATCGTAATCAATCCCAGCAAGCCTTTAGATAAGATTGCTGATAATTTAATGAAAGCTTTTTTGATCAAAGCTAAAAAGCAAATGAAATAAGGATAAATTACATGACACAGACGGCGATAAGCAAATTAAAGGAAGCAAGAGGCAATGTCACGGAGGGACTTAAACCTCCGCCCGTTGTTTATACCAAGGGGAAAATCAAAGTGACGTCTGAGATTGTCGTTCCTTTCGATGAAAAACAAAAGGAATGGCGGTATATGCGAATTGAAGTAGGCATTTCCTATTCGATTCCACTGCACCCTGAGCACCAGGAGATCATTAAGAAATTGAAAGATGGTGGTAAGGCATCTCTTAAGGTAGACACGGGGGCAACCTTTAACGTGGCACGGAAAGGCGCCGACGTTACTTTCTCCCCTCCCTCTATCACATCGAGTACGAAGGCCACAGTTCCCCATAAACTGTTCAACTAATCTGGAATTGGTCGGGGGTGATGGCCTGACCAATATCGATATCTCGTGGTAGCCCTACCACGAGACAGGACTCCTCTTAGAGTGGAGTGCCAAGACTCCACTCCGTGGGCTGTTTTCGACCTTCTTGCACCCATGCAAGCGTTGAACAGCCCACCAAAATAATCCATAAACCTGTTTTTCCTTACTTGACCGACATCTTGACTGATTACAGGTTAACGAGTATTGAGATAGCTGTGGCTGGTTATACACACACTTTCGCAATGCTCCAAAAATACGATATCGCTCACGCATGGGCGATTCTCCATAGGCGCTAGGTGTGCGCGAACTAAGGCTTCTACCCGGATCCCTTAAATACCTAGCGGGGAGTATGTGGGAGTGTGTAGGGATTAGGCCCCTGAAGCATTCCCACTTCAAATCATCCGAAGGTAGGGTGACCAAACACCCTGTCTACGGTAGGGGAAGGCGGGGATCACTTCCCCTACCATCAATCATCGATGGCCCCTGACATGGCCAGTAAAGCTTACAAGGATGTATACAGCTTTATCCTCTTCGCCACGACATGATTCGCCTCTTGTCCTGGCGTTTTTACCTTGGGGTAGACATTTTCATGTTTACCCCTTAAACTATATAGAACGGCTACCACTGCCATGCGTGTATATGTCACTGGTAGCCCTGCTTGCTTGCATTGTTGTGTTTTTTGATCTGGAATTTGCAAGTCTTCCGTCGAGCTACGTTTGCTTGGTCTGGGTTTCAGTGTGTGTTTCCCTGGGTCTAGACTTGCATTAAAGGGGGGTTGGTTTTTACCAGCTCCCCTTTATTTTTGACAAGGAGAATCTATGTTCAAATGGTTTTTCAAATGGCTTGAGAGTTTTTGGTGGAATTCGGGCTGGTGCCGTTCCTGCGGGAACTTGTTCAATCCCATGCTGGTTGAAGTTCATCAACTCGTAGCATCGTATGAAACAGGGCGTGTGGTCGTTAATAATCGAATAGGGCGTACTCGTTGGACCTGCCAATGCAAACACCCTGTGGAATTTAGCCATCATCACGAAGGCATGGATTACCATCTGATGATACGTAACGCCAGTGATCATATATTTATGAAATGAAAATCACACCTACTCCCATATCACCACTCCCTCCCAAGAAGGAACGCGTTAGAATCCAAAACGCGGGACTCCTACCTGCAGAACCCCCTCCTGTATATACCGGCAAGCCGGCACTCAAAGCTCCTCAGACGTACGATCGTTTCATGCGAGCTAAATCCCAGTTCAAAGATGTATTTTTGAACACCATTGACATTCTAGTTTGACATCTTGTACACTCTAGAAGTGAGGGCCAGAAGATAGCAAGGTTCGCACTCGGTGGACCATTGCTTGCAGGAGTATCCTGTTATCTTGTTAGTGGTGAAAAACGGGAATAGCGGTCCTCACACTTTCAAAACATTTCAAAACAGTCTAAGTCGGATGGCTGGAAGGGACTCGATCACCCCTTATGTCGGTAGAAAGGTTTCTGATTCTCTCCTTTTTATTGTCCAGCCACCGACTTTCTTTTTATCAAAGGAGAAACACGTGAAAGAAAAACAGCAACCGCCTGAGGGCGTCGATATGTTCCAACTAGCGAAAGACGCTTGTGGTCTATTCATGACGAGGATGATCAATCAAGAAAGGGATGAAGCGGTACGTGCTTTGCTTTATGCGAAAGCACTAGGCTGGGGTGTAGACTCTTTCGCGACATTAAAGGCGACTATGGAACGCCTGGCGTATTCGGGGATGATCAAATGGCAAGGGCAGGAGGACCTGGATCGATGTATGGATGCGGTCTACGGTTTGATTGATAAACGCGATCCCGCTCATGTCCCTCCCGCTCCAAAGAAAGAACCAACCAACCTACCCATTCAGGCAGCTTCTCTTCCTCATAAAGTATCAGTCACTCCCGTCAAAGGGTACCTTGGGCATGTTTCGGTAGGCGCCCACGGAGTATCTTCCATTGAAGAAGGCACGGATAAAATACAGGAGGCAATGAAGCCCCTTTGTAACAACCCTGCGGAGGAATCATCAGATTCTAACCCTCTTAAATTTGACGTAAAAGTAACACCAGAGACAGCTCGGGACTTCTATGAACGATTGCGGGACAAAACCGAGGCGGCCGAGTTCGAATGGGAGTCTATTGAAGAGCGGGATGCGGTGTACCGAGTGTTATCGTCCTGGGCAAATGCGGTAGGGGGCGAAGTCCTTGTTGAGGAAGACCCAGTGAAACTCACCGAAGCAGGGTCGCCAATTGTCACGAGGGATCGCCCAGCAGATGTTCCCCTGACAGAGTCCCAGCAGCATCTCCTATGTGTACATATTAACGAGTTGCTTTTTTCCGATGTAGAAAAATACAAAAAGGGCATCACACGGGACGAGGTTGGTATCTTGGCGAAAGTTGCCCGGACCCATTTTAGTTCAATTGATTTATCGCAATTCTCTTTGGAACTGGGCACTGCCCTTACGGTATTGAAACAACACAGTCATTGCGATTGGACTATCGATCAGTTGGTTATGCGAGTCTGTGACGCTCGTTTCGTACCCCTTGCAGCAAAGCCCCCTGTTTTGCTAAACAAAGTACAGGAGGAGTTGATCCGGAAGCATATCGATTCTTTCCTTTTTTCTTATCTTACTGCGTTTTTTCGTAAGCCCCTCGATTCCACCCCTTCGGAGGGTCCTCCTGTTTTATTGCAGCATGAAGTAGATCAGGTCACAGAGTCGGTTTTACGTCATCTACAGGGTCCTCTTGTAGCCGTTCCTCCGTTGGTAGAGGCCTTTAATATTTTGGAAAACAGCCCTGAAGGAAAGGACAAGGCGGTTTCTCTTATTCGAGAAGTGCTAATGACTTGTTTCGTTTTGCCTCCTGTATTTACTCGAAATGAAGCACAGACAGCGGCGTTTGACCAATTCTACGGCACGGTTAATTTGACGGAAAAGTTAGAGACAGCGGCAGATCGACTATTAAAAAAGGATCTCCGCAAGTGGCATGGTGTGCTATATCCCAGCGGGGACATTGAGTTTGATGTTGTCGAAACCTACCATATGCGTGTTTTATGTGAGTGGCTGAAAAAAGAGTACAAGGAGTGTATTGAACACGAGGCTTCCAGGAAAGGACACAATACGCTTCAACTGGTGTTATCTGTAGAGGAGCACATCAAAAACATGACAGTGGTGTGTGCGGAGCAACAGGGAGTAAAGGTGTCCCTAGATATACTGGTGGCCATAGATCAATTTGATAATGATATGTCACTGTTTGCCCGTATCCGAATACTACTTGATTATCTGGTGTACGAGTGTCAGAAGAAGGGAGCTTTCGACGAGGGGGCTCCAGATATCGATATTAAATTGGAGAGCAAATCAATATCAAGCCCATCCTATGCTATAGGACATACTGAGAACTTGAATAGGGAAATTCCAGAATGGTACAAAAAGGTTGGGGGGATGTCGGTACCGTATTCAGAGAAGGAGTGCAATTCGTTGCATGTGATGTTTGATGCCTTGTATGCGCATTTCTTTACAGGAAGGACTATGTGTCGGTTCCTGTCATTGCAGGCGAAGTGGCAGACTGATTTTAAATGTGATCCTAATGCAAAATATGTATCAGAGCAGATGAGGTTTACGACAGAAGCCTTGCGAGTTTTCGCATCAACTTCTTTGCCCCCTGTAAGTAACTCTAAGGCGCTGGTGAATGCCTTGCAGTATTTTGTGCAGTCTCCCGAATCCTTGCGCGACAGGATCTATCGAATGTTTCCGGAATTGATAGAGGAGTGGCAAAGGGGTAAGGGCTCCTATGAGAGGGATTTAGAAAAAAACGAAAAGATTCTTGAAGAGCTTAAAGCAGAGCGGGAGAATCTTAAGAAGGAACAAGATGAGGATCGTAAATCAGAGTATGACAGGGCGGAATTGGATTTAGGTGATGTCCTGGTAGTTATAGGGAAAGGCTACTTATCCTCGTACCCTATAGGCAATCCGGAAGAGGAGTATGCCGTTATCAATTCTGTAGAAAAGGCGCTAGGCTTACTGAGACTGATGCAGGGCGGAGTAGAACAGGGTCTTGTTGCCTGGGGTGATATAGCCCACTTCATAGCTGCACAACGAATTTTGTTCCTGTGTATCGGGGATATGCGTTCTGAGCCAGGAGATGAGGGACGCTGTCCTACTCCAGATGACTTGGCGTTACTGAATGAAGAAGTAAGGTATACAATAGAAGGGAAGTTTCAAAAATCAACCCTTCTAAATCTATTCGCAGCTCTCAGCGACGGAGCCAATGAGATCGTAGAAGAGGATACGCCAACGGAATCCAGAAAGATCGGTTGGAGTGATTTGTCCGAATATCAACAGAGGTCCATTCTAGCAGTCGCACATGATTACGATCATAAATTGGAACAAGTAGTAGAAGCAACGCGTGGAGCAATTGAAGCCAATACTAACATTCTGAAAATTCTTCAAAACATTAACAGTCATTTAACTTGGGAAGACTTGCCACAGGATTGCAGGACTACGTTGGAAGCTACTATGCGTTTGGTGGAGGAGCGGGTCACTCTAGCAGTAAATGCGTTTGACGAAGTAGAGTCTAATATGGGAAACCCGGTTTCCGAAAGAGTGAGGCGAATGGCTAAGTCCTGGGCAAAAGGCGCTATAGAAGAGAAGGCACCTGTACCATTAGGCCCCCTGCCTAGAGGGGTACAGCGGCAAATGTAAATACACAGTTGACATACCCTCTCCTCGTCATTATACTCAAGACACGGGTACGAATAACATACACACATGAGGAGAGGGAATGAAAACACACATCAATGACCAATCCAAGCTAAAGGATCTGGTAATCAAACTCAAGCAAGACTGCATCACTCCAGGACATAAGCGCAAGGGCGTCTATTGGGATCTTTTGGACATTTATGTTTTGGACCAAAACGGACACACGAATGCAATTGAGCGTTTGAGTTTTGGGCAGATGCCCACCGTAAAGATCCGGGACTTACTGTACCGAGCAGAACAGAAAAAAGGCTCGGTTTTAATCGAGCAAGTGGCGTACTACAACAAGCGCCAAGGAGCAATAGCCAATCTCAGTATCAGCATACAACCGAATGGATCTGTAACCAATCACAGTTCCATGTCACGCACCATTTAATACTCGGGGTTTGAAAAAAGTTCAATTCTTTTTTCAAACCCTCTTGTGTCTTTTTCGTTTGTTCCTTATACTTAGAACATGGGTACGAACAACATACACACAAGAGGCAAGGTGCTACTGATAGCCGCCTCGTTGTTTGTAGCCAGTGCTAAAATGGGATGTAAGCCGACATTGCAGTATGTAGGCAGCCCGAAAAAGACAGTGATTGAATTGCCAGGCAGGAGGAAGTAATATGTTCGTTTCAAAAGCAGCGAAGAGCAGGGAACTTGAAAAAGTGTCCAGGGCGTATGACAAACTGGAGGACACAGTAAGGACAAAGATTCTACAGGAATTCACCGGCCCAGATGAAAGGCACGGCGAACTGTATGACTCCCTATACTGGGGATTGCCATTTCAACTGCATCAAGTACGTGACAAGCATCATTTCATATTTAGGCGCTACGGACATTTGAATGAAGTAATCGAACTCGTGGCAGTCCGTAATGAAATGAAGGAAATTGGCGTGCTGCCCAGGAAACCGAAAACGGCAGCGGACAAGTTGATGAGCGAGATTGTCCAGGAGTTGACGGAGGCACTAGAACGCAGTAAGGAACGCTTTTTTGACAAACTGAAAATCAGCCGTTTCGAGGGAATGGAAGTCACCGTAGATTCCCATGAAGTGATCAATCAATTTGGAACACAGTTTTGGCGCTTTAAATACTTTCTGAATGGCAAGGTTACTAGTCTACAGCACATCGTAGGAATTGCGACGGTCTTAGAGGACGAGAGGCGCGCAAAGGAGAAGGCAAATGGATAAAACTATGGAGCAACAGGCCAGAACGGCCCTGAGCAAGTTGACTACAGTCGAAAAAGTCTATAATACGGAAGTCCTGGGCAGTCGGTTTTACGCCGACGTTGAAATCGCCCAGGATGGCAGGCATAAGATCTGGTGGCGAGAAACCGACAAGGTCTTTGTCCGAAGAGCCCGGGGTTCATCAAGTCCATTGAGTAAACCCAATATCGAAGTTAAGTGAGGAGCTTAAAATCAAGGGGAGGAAACAGCAATGAAAAAGAAAGACAACATCATCACATCGAAAGCGTGCATTACAACTCCTGACACTGGGATCGTTTGGAAAGTCAAAGATGAGCTCATGAAAAGGGGGTATGACGATTCCACGATGGCAGGGGAGACTTGCATCGTTGGCAGGGATGAGATCCAGGCTATGGTGGTTGAAGATGGGAACCTCGTCAACGAGTCTAAATGGGATGCATTATTTCCTATCCTCCCGCTGTATCACATGGTCGGACAGATCAGCGCCAGAGCTTCAGAGTTTGAGAACGTGTTAGATACCCATTTCGAGCGACTGGGAGCCCATGAGGACACTTTCGACGCCATCAAGTATACGGCGAAACTCAAGAGGGAAATGGTGGAGGCTGTGGATATCTTCGAAGGTATTGTGAAGAACCATTTGAAAAAGTAGGTCCGTGTGAAACCTGGACCCTCCGGGGTCTGGGTAATGCCGGGATGGCTCCCGGTGTCTGATGATCAGCCAGGACGCTGTAGACCGAGGATAGAGAGATATGAGCAAGACTTCAAAAAAGCTGGTAGACCTGAATGAGTTTAGGAAGCATTTTAAAACATTTTCAAACCTGGAGGTAACCAGGATCAACGCACAGGAAATCGAGTCAGCCGTGGGCGAGTATGTGCGGGTCAAATTCACGGGTGATTTCTACGGGGCCATTCCTGGTAATGTGATCGCCATCAGCTCAAGGCTTTTGGGGCTCGTTAGTATGAAGCATTCGGACAGCGTTTTGGGTATGTCCTGGATTGAGATCCTTTACCGTGGTGTGGAGGCCTAGGGCGCTTATCTGTAACGAAATCAGAGGAGTCTATCATGCAGAAAGTACGATTAGAAGAATTGACCGTAATCCGAGATAAGATGTTGACAATATCGGGAGGAGATAAAGAAGCAGATCATGTTGTCGCTGACGGATTGCTTCAAGCAGTAATCAAAACTATCGCCCAGGATTTGCATCCTGACTTGTATGAAAAGACCCAGGAGATCTTAGTGCTGTACGCCAAAGTAGGTAAGTGGTACGGCTAGGAATAAATGAAAAGAGTTAATTCATTTTCGTTTATGTGTTGACAGCTTTACTTCGTTTTCATATACTCAAGGTATGAAACTTACGAACAAGACAAGCCGGGCCTGGAAAGAAGAAAGCGACTGGAACAACAGCCAGAAGCCTTCCGAAAGGCACAACTGGTTTGAAACGATTTCAATATACAAGAGCATTTCGGGTGATTGGGTACTTGTTTACTTGAGCGGAATGGACTTGGAACCGGACGAGATACCAACGAATTCCTCTACTAAATCCTTTTCAGACTATCAAGAGGCGCTTAGGTCGGCGATCAGCGATACCTACGGGTACAGGGGAATCAGTTCTTATCTTGGAGAGGCGTACTTACGCTTTAGGGAGTTGACGAGATAAAATTATTTTCATAAGGGACGGGGGTCGTCCTAACCGACAAGCGCACAGTCCTGCTGGACAAGGCGCAGACCCCCTGCCCTGTATGTTTACGGAGAATGGACGATGGACATTGATCGCAACGGTTTTCTTGTTTCTCGGCATTGGACCAATTCAGCGGATAGGATCGACTCTTACGAGGACTGGACCCCCGTACCCTTGTCCGTACACGTTCATGCGCGCATGAACCCTCCTAAATTAGACGATGTCTGTATTTCGTGTTACTATTGTACTAAGGTGGCGTAGAATCCTACGATGAGGAGTTAAAATGCATCTATCAGTAATGTTTGAAAACGACGATCTAGAGAATGCCACGATCAGAACATTCCATACAAAGGAAGAGGCACAAGAAGATCTTGAAGATTCAGTTCGAGATTGTGTGCAGGTGGGTTCGGAAGTTGATTGGGTCTGAAGCTCTTGAATTGTACGAGTCCAAGCATAACGGACAAACGGCTGTCTGCTGTTTGATTAATGGCGCTCAGTTTGCTAAGGAAATTTTGAAAAGAGGTCGGTGATGTCCCTGGAACGTTGGTTGGTATACAATTACTCATATACGATTGGCAGCATTTCCCATTTCCGTTTTAGCCGGGAAGATGATACTCGTTTCTATTTTGAATTAGAATGTGGGATGGAAGAGTGCCTTGTCAAAAGTGAACATGAAAAGGACGGGGAGTGGTTTTCCGATCTCGTATCAGCCGCTAAGAGAGTAGTCGACAACCATACCAAAAGATGCGATAGACTGCAACAGGCGGCGGATATTGCTAAGCAGCGATTAGAGGGCGCCTGGGAAGAGAAACGGCAGGCTGTTTTGGTTTTGTCGACATTAGAGAAAGAATGTGGGGTAATACTAGTTTAAAAGGAGATTGACATGGAACGAACAAAAACAGTAGATCAACCGGCAATAGCCATGGAGAGAAGGGCGGAACTTCCTATAGCGGCGGCAGAGGCACCTCTGCCGAGGGAAGATCCGGAAATGTTTCGGTTTGAAACAGAGTTGTCGATCAAGATCAATTCAGTCGTGTCACAGGAGGATCTCGATGTCATAGAAAGCATTGAGGACCTGCAGAAACACTTAATCGAGTGGGCTCTTCAGGATCTCCAGGAGGATCGAAAACTGGCGCAAATTGAACTGGACGACTACAAGCAAATTCCCATTGGAAAGATGTGGAGGAAGTCGTAAAAAACTGTAAGCGGGCAGTGGGAGGTAAGTGGCTTTGAAGATTGTCGTATGTGGGGGTCAGGATTTTACTGACTATCCTTTTCTGTGTGAGACCCTAGACAAGTACATACAGACTCATGCCCAGGGCCGGAAAGTCATTATTATTGAGGGAGAAGCAAGGGGCGCTGACCTATTGGCAAAAAAGTATGCCAAGGAACGAGGACTAGAGTGGCTCCCATATCCGGCTGCTTGGACCAAGCTAGGGCTGGGCGCGGGGATGATTCGCAATCGAGAGATGTGGCGGGATGGGGATAGAGGCGTGGCTTTTTGGGATGGGCGTAGTCCTGGGACAAGGGATTCTATAGCCTGTGCTCGTCGACTCAGAAAACCTGTTGAAATTTTTTATTACAGGGAATAGACCTATACAAGAAAGGAAATCGCCTGTATATTCAAGACAAGGATACGAACAATAGTCACATACAACGAAGATGCAGGAACGGAGTTAATCAAAACCCGTACAAAAAGGGAAGGGTGTTTTATGTTGTTATTTTCGAGAAATATGATATATTCAAGCAGAGCAATTAGAGGTGAGGACCCTCCTGAAGTAGATGAGCGGTGTCAAGTATGCAACGAAGACCCCTTCGACTGCCTGTGCCCAGAATGTCCCATTTGTACAGAGAATGGGTGCGATCACCAGAAGAAGGAGCGCCTTTCTGTTCATTGGTGTGGGTATCCTAAAACTATAAAAGGGGAACAATGAAAGATTTTGCGAAGATTATACACAGCGAACAGTATGGTCAGATTTTGTGCTATTTGGAACAACTCGTATCGGGCAATACTGCTGTTAATCTAGCCGTACGCATACAACCCGCTAATGAAGTGAATACGGCAATAGCTACGGCAGAGTTCGATACTTGTGTAGAAGCCCAGGGGTTTTTGGATTCATTGACGCTGGACATAGCGGAAACGATGCTGGACTCATTCGATTGGGAGGGGGTAATCGAGACAACATTAGAAGAGAACACTGTTCCCGACATTGTACACTAGGAGGAGAAATGGCTACAAATGATTGCAATCATTGTTTGTATTTCAAACCACACAATGTGGATTATGCGCAACTGGCAGAGTATGGTTGGTAGCTGAGTTTTCAGATTATATGGAAGAAATTGAAAAGATTAGATTTGAGATGACTAAGATAATTGAAGTTGAAGGAGTTAAAGATGAGAACGCAAACGTCAATTAGGTTTCCTTTTGAGACTTTTCCCTGGATTGTATTTGATAATGAGGAATATACTCAGAAGGTGTATGATGCAGCAAAGAAGATGGGAGCAGAGGCAATTGATAAACTACTAACTTTATTCTCTAATAGAGATGAGAGGATGCGGCTAAGTGATGCTCGTATGTTGGTGTGTCCTGACTTTACTCCCCATTCTTTTAGCTTCGCATATTTCCGCAAGGGTGATATCCATACAAGATTAAATCCATATCTTGTAGGAGGTATCATTTACTCTGGCCCTGGAATTGTATTGGATGGTAGTGGACTTGCCTTCACAGTGTCGGTTGAGGATACTGGAAGAGAACATAGTTGGAGTTGTCACACATGAACGGATTCACAATTAAATTATTATTGGTTATGAGTATTTTATTAGATGCCCTCTGGCGACGGAAAGTGCCGGCGGTATCCTGTGTCTGTCGAGAAGGAATCCGACGAATACTGCGGAGAATTCGTAGAGTCTCGACACGTACTTCCGCCAGATCCTCCTATTACAGGGAAGAAAGGCTAGATTGTGTGTTACGACGAGCCCGCCGTTTACCACGAAAAGAAAGTCAAAGCTCAGAAGTCTCATACGTGCTTTGAATGCCATGAAGAAATTGAGCCTGGCGATACATACGTACGGGTAGACGGTATATGCAATGGCCGTTGGGATCATTTTCGGTGGTGCCTGGTGTGTGATGATATTCGTCATCGAATCGATTGTGATTATGCGTTTGGTGAGCTTCACAATTACGCCCAAGAATCCGATGTTCTGTCATTTGTTGATTAGGAGTAGAGTTGTATTTGATCACAAAAATTAGTATATACGAACCTAATGTGTACGTTGTACAATTGTAAGAATCGGAATCACAAATAAGGAGAAAACAGTGACAGAAGAAGAGAAAATGGAATTGATTTTTAAGGTGCTAGAAGTTTTAGAGGGTTTTCGCAAAGAAACCCTCATGAGTAAAGAGGCGCAAATGGCGGTTGAGCGGCTGTGCGTGTTGGGCGCGACACACGCATTAAGCACCATAGGCGCACCTCTTTACATGGTCGCACAGGCTTTGGGTCCAGATTTTGTTTATCTACTTAAAAAACCTGCCGGACCCCAAGAAGAACCGGAATTGACCGAAGAAAAGATATACGGGGGATTGCAGGTTTTTCAGGATGGGTATCGCTATGAATTTTGTCAAAAGGGGGCGGAGCCTGAAGTAGGAGCGGTAGACTTTGATTCGGGAGAGCATAAGTACGGACGAGTCGTCGTTCTTGTAGTGGAGGACGTGCGTCCGGTGGGGCGGGCGGTAACGGCGCCTCCCTCTTCTGTTATCATTTACAAGTGCAACGAGCTTAAAGAAGAATCGCAGGATTATGTCAAGGATACGGATAGCCCGACTCGAGTCCGTCTCCATCCCGAAGGATGCGATATGTATCCAGCAGGAAGTAAGAGCGATATTGCCATGGAATTAGACGGTGCGCCAGAAATTCATAAAGAGATTGTGCCGAAAGAGAGGGCACGTCCTGTTGGTACGATATTGTCTTTCGCTGGAGGCGGAGTTGGCGAGGTCGTAGAAGTTTACGCACGAACAAACCATCCTGGGTACTATGATATGGTAACTCGCCGGCTTTCAAAAATTGATCCAGCAGTGGAGGGAGTGCCACGCATTGACGATCGTATCACCAAGTTTCAAGACGCACAGCCCATTGGGTCGTCTTGTGATTTTTACGATGGAACACCAGGCAAAGTTATCGGGGTCAACGTCATGCCTGGATATACAAACTACTGCAAGATGACCTTGGAAGAAGTAATTACACAGCCAAAGGCTAAAGCGTCCGAAAATTAGACGCTTAAAATAGACGACATCCGTTGTTTATAGGGACACAAGGAGGACAACAGCCCGGATGAAAGAAGAATTAACGATATACGATACGCTGCAGTTTGTTTTTGCTTGTCTTTCTTTGTCGGGCAAAAACAAAATAGGACGATACACACTTATCGACGAAGTATTAGCCGAACTCAAAGAAACATCGAAGTGGTTGCCCGATCGACATAAGAAAACAATCACGATTTGGAGGGACGGTCTAGGTAGGCCTATCTGTGCCGGGCTAGAAGAGGCACTAAATTCGATGGCGGAAGATATGCTGATTTATCACGAAAGCCCGTCATTTAATCCTGTGGTATTTGAATCGTGGAAAACCCCAGCCCATTGGATAATAAAAGAGCAGGGAGTTGAAGAAGATGACGCTGTTCTTTTTGCCCAGGAATTCGAGGCTGTGTATTTGAAAGTTTTAGGTAAAAACGGTTAGATGCAGAACGTGTAAGGGGGCTGGAGTGCATTCTGCTGGTATTATTAGAAATCTGCCCTGTAAGCGATGTTCTGGTACGGGGTGGACAACGTATAGAAGAAGAGCTACACCTACACCGTATCTTAGGCTTTTTACTTTTTACGCTCTTAGATCGAGGATGTATAGTCATGTTGTATAAAGAAGGAATGAGTATCGGTGAGCTTTTGTTGGCTCACCGGCTCCGCCTAGGCTACACACAGGCCCAGGTCAATACGATAAGTGCGCGGGGAAAGCGAGTTATTGGCACAAAGCGATACCGGCGATGGGAAAACGACCAAATAGTCCCCCGGACTGAAATGTGCCGTATCATTTGCACTATACTGAATATCAATCTAGGCATGTTCGCTAATTTTGTGTATCCTCCTCAAGAGCGAAACGGTGCTATGAACAATGTCAGGAACATCATGGCGAGAAAAGGGTTATCAATGCCGGACATACAGGCAAGATCAGGGCTAGGGAAATCAATAGTGTACGCCATTGCCCATTGTGTCGAAGAGCCTCGAGTCAGCGTAGGCATAAAAGTAGCTAAAGCACTAGGCGTACCCATTGAGGAAGTCTGGACAATGGTGGAGGACCCTGATGCAGAGTAAGGGCTATTTCAATGCCGACCACAAACGATACGCCCATTGGTGGACTCGGATCGACGAACCTGATGATGATTACCCGTCATCTAAAGGGAATTATACGCTGCTTTGCTACGCAGAAATGATGGACCCGGCCCACTTGCGTCCGGAAACAAAAATGCGGTGTCCTAAATGTGTTAAAAAGAGAAAAGAGGAACAGCATGGCTAAGGAAAGAAATCCTTTAGAGTACTCAGAATACTGGGTGGCCCGGGATGCGGTAAAGTCTGGTCAACCCAAAACAGATCTCTGGTTGTACTCGCAATGCCCTATATGGAACAGGGATTCTAGAAAATGGATGGGCGTGAACAAACTCCCATTAAAGAGTTCTCGATTTGACTATGTTAAATTTAACTCGCACCCAGTGCGAGTTCGAATAGGTTTAGTTGCTCAGTAGCGTTTGAAGGAGGGTTGAAGTGGCTAATACGAAAAACAGCAAAACAGTGTGTCCAAAATGTAGGGGAGGAGGAGTTGTTTATAGGGGTCGGACCCTTGTGGCAATACCCTGTTCCCGTTGTACACAATCGAAAAAAGGATTCAAAGCGGAATCTGATCCATGTACTGTTTGTGGAAGTTCCTTGTACATTGATACAACTAGTGGAAAAATGCCGTGTATGCTTTGTCTTTCTAAGCAAGTAAAGACGATGCACACGGCAATTCGCGATCCACAGTCAACGCCACTTTCTACTTCTTACTGGTATGCAGCAGACCCCGGTCTCCAAGAGGCGACGGTTTTTTCTCATTGTCCGACGTGGAATAAAAAAGCAAAAATTTGGCAAATGCCTACTGTAAAAGCTGCGGATGAAAGGACGTATTCAATGCCCTGGCCCGTTTTTTTGCTAGCGATAGGACTGCCGTCCGATACAATTCTTTTTCCTTTGGACAAAGATCAATGGAAACAACCTCCGATTGAGTTTACTTTGGAGTCAAAGATTTTTATCCCTGTCCCTGTTCTTGGAGGAAATAAACTAAGGTTGATATAATGGCTTGGATTGCAGTATCGGAAAAGCACCCAGAAGATGGGCAGTGGGCTGTGTTGATCGATGTTCATACTATAATCAATGCATCGTCAGATGATATTCCTTATCCTGTTGTGGGTCGGTTGATTAGTGTGCGCATCGATTCGCATAAGATGTGGAAAGTAAAAAAAGAGCTATGGAGCATAGGCACGTTCTCCCATTGGAGTCCTATTCCGCAGTGGCCTAAATACTGCAAAAAACTAATAGAAGGAAGATTTGAGGATTAAAAATATGAGCTTTCCACAGAATGCACTAGTAAAGTGTCGACGCTGTTCTTTCGACGATGTCATCGAGGTTTCCCATATATGGCATTGTCCCGAGTGTTCGGTGTTTCTTGCTTGGAATTTTGATATGAGCAAGTGTCCTGCAGATAATGCGGACCACGTGCAACTGATGTACAAGAAGGGCGATCCACTTTGTACTCAAATCAAATTCAGGGGAGAATCGTCAAAGAAGTTTTTACAGAGATTCCATCCTGATTTGGAACGGGAGGGGTATAAGGCAGTAGCCTGGAAACCAATGGAACTCCCATCAGTAGAAACTGTAGAAAAATTACTTGAGGAGCGGGCGTCGTGTTAAGGCTAGAAGTACAGACAACGACTGGACCGGTTCATGCCTACACAGTTAACACCCCGGGCAAGAAGCCGCTCAATTTTCATCCTATTTGCTATCATATGTCATGCATTGTGTGTAAGCGACGGGGGCTCACTGTGTGGTGGTCATCGAAAGAGCATTACGTGGTTGATTGTGACCATTGCCAAAAAAGGATTAGACAAGTACACCATCATCTTTTCTTTAAATTTTTCTATTGGTTGTGTTGGTTACGCAAAGGTTTTGATCGAGATCGGGGGACTGATCTTATATGAAACGAGCAAAAAAGGACATTCCTGTAATGTCTTTTAGCCCTTTCATTCTGGAGACCTATGAAGGGTTCTTACACGCCTGATTCAGTATTATGCGATTTGCGAATCGGGCCTAGGAATTGATGCAATATGTCCCTAGACATTTTGATGTGCCCATCGTGTGGTGTATTTGTGGATCTTGAGGATCTTACGTATCAGTTTCGGCATAATGTTTGTGGGGCGGTAGTCTACACGATGGGACCGGCCGAAGGCTTAGAAGAAGAGCCCGTACGCAGGTCGGAATATTTCCATTTAGGATTTTTAGCCACTACGCTGGCAAAGAACGCCGATTCACAAGAATTGAAATTAACAGTTTCGGGGGGCACCGCCCCTTCTTCTCAAAAAAGATAGGAATATGAAAGCTATCCAAAAACTACAGGAATCTCGATTACAGACATCCAGGCTATTCCGTGAGAACAAGCGAGAAGAATATCGTGTGTTAATGGAGGCCAGTGGAGTAGACGGCACACTTTCCATGAAAGGCAAATCGTTGCTTCTTGACTTTGCCGGCACAAAATTGGATATAATGAGCGCCGCTTGGCAAAAACTGCAGAAGGCGCTGGATGATTACACTACTTCTAGCATCCCTGTTAAGGTGGATGGGCAGAAGGGCATGTTATGGGCCGATTTCGCTGGAGTGCTTACACTGGCATACCTAAACAAAGAAATTCTTCTTTTTATAGAAGATACCTATAAATTGGTAAAAGTGTTTCAAGCAGGAAAAGGCGAAGTGCCTGTTTCAGTAAAAGCAAAAACACGGTAAGGAGAAAAACGTGGAACAAGAAAAACAGCAAACAGAAGAAGAACAAGAAGAACAAATCCCCAGTCGTTGTCTTATGCGACATATCGACAGCAGTGGTTTTGTCAATGAGATCGTAGAAGGGCTTGTAGAGCACGCCGCTTTGTTTACCGAAGGCACCTGTCAAGTGTTAAGCAAGAAGCCGGGCGAGTGCGACGCCTTTACTGGAATGGCCGAAGTCATCCTTACTTGGAAAGATGTGTCACTGGAAAGAGAATTCCAAATGCTGACCCGCTTCCATTGTAGTGATGACCTGGTTGAATTTGGCATATTTTTTGAAATCACACCCAAAGAAGATCAATCAGGACCGTCGAGAAAAGCCAGCCTTTTGCGCATCAGCGTAGCAACTCCCATTTTAAAGGTGGTTGAGCAGATGGACAGCAAGATGCGGGAACTGTGGTTTGAATTAACTAATTAGGAAACAGCATGAAAAATACTGTAGTAAGAGCACTTCTATCGGCGGGTGCTGTGAAAGTAAATCCTCTAGAGCCTTTCTTGTATTCTAGTGGAATGTACAGTCCTGTCTATTGTGACAATCGCGCACTGTTATCGCATCCGGCACAACGCCATGCAGTCTTTGTTGAATTGCTTCAACATCGTTTGATCGGGGGCGTTGACGGTATCGTAGGTGTAGCCACTGCTGGGATACCTTGGGCTACAATGGTGGCCACTACTCTGGGCTTGCCTTTGTATTATGTTCGGTCTAAAGCTAAAGATCATGGAACAGCGTGCCAGGTAGAAGGCGGTTTGGTTGAGGGCAAGCGTTTAGTAGTTATTGAAGATCTGGTAACTACGGGAGGAAGTGCTCTAAGCGCAGTCCAAGCTCTTCGCAAGGAGGGAGCAGAAGTAGATGCTGTCATATCTCTTTTTTCTTATGGGAAGGCGTCATCGGCTTTTGGTGCTGCAGATGTGATTTTAGTTTGTCTGGCTGGTTTTGAAGAATTGTATTCGCATTTAAAAAATTGTAAACTAAATACAGAAGATGAATTAAAACAGCTAGAAGCATGGTATATTGATCCAGAAGCCTGGAGTGATAAAGCTATTGCGGCCAGGGTTTGTTTGAACTATAAATAAGGAGCAGAACGTGAAGGCAATTGATAGATTAAAAGAAAGCATATCGGGT